TCAAATGACCAGTTTTTTCCACTCCTTACCGCGTGCATCGTTGTAAACATCGGTCATTTTTTGATTCGAATGGCCCAGCAAAATTTTGGTATCAATTCCCTGTTCTCTGAACAATCGTTCTGATAAAGATCTTTGCTCATGGAAAGAGGGTGGCGTGCCATTAGCACGCCAGTTGTAATCCACAGAATCCCGGGCTTTTTTAAATGCGACTGTTAACGTTGCTGGTTTAACCATCCCGCCGCGCTTACCCATCCCCTTAGCGTGATGATGGTGCAATAACCACGGACTAAGGATGTAATCACGACAGGATGACACCACGTCACCCAGGGTAAGATTTAATTTGTCGCAACGCAGAGCCAGAGGAATGGCTATCCGGGCTCCTGTTTTTTGCTGTTCGACATGAAGGTAACCATCCCGGATATCCGAAAACTGCATTTTGCAAATATCCGAAAGACGCTGGCCCGTCATCAGTGCCAGCAGCATGCCGCGCTGTAAAAAGTAACCATCCTTTTCCGCTGCGTTATAAATCATCATCCACTCATCAAAAGTCAGTCGCTGTCTTGATATCCGCACTTGCGGTTTTTTTGCCGATTCAGCCGGGTTAAAGCCTGGCGGGACATCACCCGTTTGTTGAGCCTCCCGGAAAACATCGATCAATACCTTCCTGAAAATTTGTCCCATTCTGTTATGTCCCTTTGCCTTGTATTCTTCCAGCACCGATACCACATCTTTTACTGTTATGGCATCTAGCGGCCTGGCTCCAAAACGTTCATCAAACACCCTGAGAGGAGCCGCTTTTTGCTTCAGCGTGCTGAGTTTGATCTCTCCGTTCTCATATCTTTCCTGTTGAATTTTTCTGTAATTATTCAGAAAAATGGAAACGGTTGATGCGCCGCCGGTATCACTAATAATTTTCTCCTGCAGACTGAGCATTTGCTCCATTTATTGTCTGGCAAGACGGCTGTTCGCTTCTGCTGCAATGGTTTCCGCCAGTTTCTGGTCAATACTGCCGAGTCCATGATTTTTACCTGTGATGGGATGCCTGTAACGCCAGTAAACTTTGTTATTTCTTTTGTCAAAATACGGAGATAATCCCGGAACAGCGGTTTTATATTTTCGCGGGCGTGCCATCTTCCAGTATCCTCTTTAAAGCAGGGTGATCTGTGGCGATCACCTCCGGCTTGTTTACCATTCCGACAAAGCGAGCTCGCGGATCCACTCGCCAGTGTCTTCCAACTTTTTTGGGGAGAGGAAATATCATTCCGGCTTTAGCGTATTTACTTAACGTGCCCGGAGTAGGGACCGGATCGCTGAATTCCTCTTTTGCCCACTCAGTGAGCAGAATAAGTCTTGCCATGAGTATCGTTCGCTAATCATGGTCGCCGCCACTATAGCTGGGGGCGACGACTGGGGTTGAACATTAAAAATCAGACTGATTCGGGATCAGTTTTTGCCAGATTGCTGAAACGTATTTCGCCTGGTGACGGGCATCATCCAGCGCATTGTGGCGTATGCCTTCGAATTGAATAGGCGTCCTGGCATCGAAGTCTATGGATTTTCCCAGTTCAATGATTGTGCGTACATCGCGATCGTTGTAGTAGCGCCACGGGCAGGGGATACCCTGCCGTTCATATGAACGGCGCAAAATCACGTTGTCGAAGTTGGCTCCATTTCCCCAGACCTGAACAAACAATTCACCGGAGTTTTCGGCGATAAATTCCCGCAATTGCAGCAGTGCATCATCTAACGGGATTTCATCGGTCAGAATGGCAGATTGCGCTTCGCGTGATTGCTTCAGCCACCACTTGATCGCGTCCCGATCAATGACTCCGCCAGCAGTTTCCAGATCGATGGTTTTATTAAATTCTGGTCCCATCTCTCCGGTTTGCGGATCGAAAAATATTGCACCTATTGAGATAATCGGGGAATCAGGATTTTTTCCCATTGTTTCAAGGTCGATCATCAGATGGTGACACATTCTGCTGGTGGATGTGATAACGTGATGACCGTTCATCGTAATTAAGGGATCTGCCGTCTCGCCAGTTTCACTATCGCTGGCGTGATCCTGAGCGCTACCAGCATTCTCCTTGTGTGGATGTTCAGCGCCTTCCATTTCCTTCGGATCATTTTCCTGAACTTCAACCTGATTCTCTTCATCGAATGTTTCCTGGTATGTTGCGTCACCCATCACCGCGCCACAATCAGGGCAGTTGCCGCCACCGCTTTGACCGCAGGCGGTGCAGACTTTTTCCGGTTCCTGTTGCGCTACTGGCTCAGGTTGTTTCGTTTCTGGCTCGTTTTGTTGCGTATTTGGGCTGTTTTGTTCCGCTTTCTGGTCGTTCTGTTCCGATTCTTGCTGGTTCTGGTTTACAGAATCGCGGGTTTCAATCCCCTTTACCCATTTCGGATCATTCGGGTCGCTAATCCCTGCAACAAATTCTCCGCGAGAGGCAGCAAGCAACTTATCGGCGTCAGGCTGGCTGATATTGGCTGCCTGCATAATTTTGTTTACTTCGTCAGCGGTAACTTTTACCGGCTCTGGTTGTGCGGTCGTGTCAGATGCACCAGTATTTTGTTGTGAACCTGAGTACGTGCCGTTTTTACGTGCGAAGTATTCCTCTTTTGTGATTTCCGTAGCTCCCAAGGCTAGTGCTTTTTCCAGACCAGAAAGTTTGTTTGCGCGACCGTATTTTTCGCCATCCTTGTCGGTGAAGAGGAAGTAGAACGGCCCCTCACGCTCTACAGATGGTTCGACTTCCACTTTGCATTCGGTTTTTTCGTTGCCCGGAATTGCCGTTTCCACTGCATCAGTTTCTGGTACTGGCGACGAGAGAGTATCAGTTGCGCTCTGATTTCTTCCTTCATCTTCAAACACGCCCTTTGTAGTCAGGTATTCAGTAATGTATTTGTTCAGTGCCACAGGGTCTTTGTGAATGTCGATCGGACGTTCACGGACAAGGCCAAAAATAGTCTGGCGGTCGTAGCGAAGGGCATCAGGCTGTTTGCGCATTGATGCCGAGATACGCTTCCAGTCTTCGCGGTCGTTGTCGATAACTTCATTTTTTGCCCAGCGATGGATGCTGCCGTCAATGTTTCCGGCATCCACATCACCAGGCCAGAGAGCGTAGGCCAGTTCGTCATCCAGTGTTTTCCATGTCTGCTTGTATTCGCGATGAATGGCAGCAATGACCGGGCTGATTTTTCCTGTTGAATTTTCACTGTGCTGTTGATTGGTTCTGGCGCGGGCGAGATCAACAACAGACGTGTATTTTCCGGTTTCCTTGCGTTCACCTTCGCGACGTTTTTTCCAGATGCGCATCTCTGCCTGAATTTCGGGCCATTTGGCACCAGGCTTACATTTATGCTTAACCCACCCGATGGCATGCAGCTTAAGCTCCGGATACATGGCGTTAACTTCTGGCATTTTCATCAATGCCTCAACGATATGTCCGTCGAATGTTGCCATGTCTTCCTGCAACAATTCCTGTGCGCTAATAACCATATCAACGGTGATGTTTTCACATGTGTCGAACTTAACCATGACAGCGTTCTGTACTTCAGGGGCCAGCTTGTCAAAAGTGACGTTCATCGGATCGGATTCAGTCTCAACCGGGACAAAGGAAGCAGACTCCTCATCCCAGCGGTTTTCCTGCATATATTCAGCATCCCAGGAATCGAGGGCAGGGCGGGGTATACCGGGTTTATCCTCGCAGACAAGAAATTTATAAGCGCAGTCCTGAGCAGCCGGATAATGCTCCAGGAATTGCCAGTGAAATTTTGCGCGGGCGCGACGTTCATCACCGGCTTCAATGGCAGTGGCTACAGCGACGGCACCTTCTTCCTTTATTGCCTGTTCGTCCGGAATGGCGGCGCAAATAAAGACTTTACTCATTTTGTTTTACCTCATTACAGATTTAAGGGTGAACAAATCCCTGCCATTGCTGGCATATAAGAATGAAACCGGATATTTATTACGGAACTGTTTTAAAGACCTGCCGGGATTTCGTTATTATCCTGGTGAATAACTTTATCGACCGGGTAACAGTTACCGGGAATTTTCTGTTCGGTTGCTGCAGTCACACACTCCTGCATTGTCCTGTGAACACTGACTGCAATATCAACTGGCTCTCCGGAAACAAGAAAAACTGTCAGAACAAGTGCAAATGCTGTATTCATTGCCAGCATCCTTTTTGTATCGGACGTAAACGGGCCAGCATTGAAAGAATGCATATTTTATTTAATAGCTCCCGTTCGTGTTTTCTCTTGTTAATGGCATCTTCAGTAAATACAGGGTTACTGATATTGACACCAATTTCAAAACAACCTTCAGACGTATTAACGTTTGGTAATAACGTTTCCATTATCGCGTCCTCAACAATGAATTTTGTGATGCGGTGCCTGGTGCCTCCAGGTGACGTTAACCAGTTAACAATTAACGCCGGATACAGAGAATCCACCCATAACACTGTTTTTGGTTTTAACTGTTCCGCGTGCGCTCAGCCGCATTCACCACATTACAAAATTCACTTTAAAAAGGGCGGCAGAGCAGTCACGGAGTAAAACTGATACCGCCAAACGTCACCAGAAAATTGATAACAGAGGGCGTTGCAGCGGGGTTGTCACTTAAGCGTATGGTCAACCTGACAACCCGGTGTCCTCAACGGGGGAAGGAATAACCCCGCCATACTTACCGCCGCGCCATTTCGCGGATTGCCACAACCGGAAGCGCACGGTCGACGAAAATTTAACGACAGGCTATCTATGAACCAGCTACCTCGCCGTGCGCTTTCGCGTTATGGTCTGACTTTTCAGGGAAATATCCTTTCAGTAAACTGTCAGTGCCGGATGCTCACCCGTGTCCGGCGCACGCACTCCACCTCACCCGTGGAGAACTCCTTAATCACCAACCCTCAGGAGGGTGAAATGTCGACTGAAAATGATGAAATCATTAACTCCCTGATACGCCAGATTAATAATTTTGATAAAGCATTGCAACATGCTGCGGCGCGTAGTGATATAACTCTTTTAGCAATTTCATTTCTTGCATCTGTTATGGATAAAAATGAAGTCGTACGACAGAGTCTTGTTGATTATATCGACTCGCTTCAACCCGGCACTTTCAATCATGAGAGCTTCAATCATGAGAAAGAGCATGTTAAGTCTGTAATTAATTCTCTTATTTTGAATCAAAAGAATTAATGCTTTTTGTTGCAAAGTAATTTTCAAGGGGTTCTATTCGAATCCCTTTCTTTTTCATTAACAAGCCAAACCCCTTATCAATGATGTCCATTAGATCCAGGAAGTATTTTTCATGTAAATCCTGGTTATCAGAGAGCTGCTTCTCTTCGTACAGCCCGATAAAGGCTCGGCGTACGTTACCGGATATATTGTCGATGGTTTCTTTTTCTACGGTACTCAGGTCAAGAGTCGCCAGTTGAGAGCGAACCACATTCGATGCCATTTCCTGGAATGGTACTGGTAAATCTTTAAATTCCATCGTCAACCTCATCAGTCAGTGTTTCTGGTTAACCAGCGACGCGCGCCAGCTTCAGTTTTAAACGTTTTGCTTCTGGTATACGTCATCGCGGTGAACGTACCGTCCTGGTTGGGGAACACGCCACATACCAGAGATTCGCTGTTGCCAAGATCGATAGTATCCATGCTGACCTCATTTCCCCTTAACGCCGGGGTAGCGGAACAAAAACCTGCTGCATAGTTATTAAAGTTGAACCCTGCCGTCATGTTCTTACGCCTCGGGCTGGCTACTTAACCCCTGACCACTGCCTGGTAACTCGAAGTATTGCCCTGCATTCTGTGGGGCGGGGTGGGTTGGTATGAAAAGAAGGATACCCATAGGTATTTAAAAAGTAAATACCCATGGGTAAATTTTTGCGGTGTCTTAACTGGTGACTAGTTGTTTGGTGAGCTATGATGCGTTTTGTGCTTTCTTTTTACGGATTTCTTCGTAGATCATATTGTAATACTGTTTTTTCTCTTCAAGAGTTTTTAATAATTTATCCGCTTCACTTTCTGGCAGTTCGTCTAAGAGATCTAAAAAAATACGTTGTCGTGGCGTTAGAACCCTTGTTTCATAACTGGAGGCTGTGTTCGTTGATGATGAAACGATACCATCCATCCATCCCCGGGGTAACCCAAAGGACTCTTCGATAATCTCCACCATATCATCAGCGATCCGTTTTTTTCCCTTTTTCCCCTCTGGGTACAACATTCTTGATACATAAGAAGGCTCGCGCCCGATCTTTCTGGCCACGTTAACCGCTTTACCATCGCATTTCTCATCACGAATTTTGATGAGTTGCTGTCGTCTAAATTCATATTTGTCCATAGGTAAATAATAGATGCGATTACCGCAAGGTAAACAACCTGTGGGTATTGACTTTTGTTTACCTGTGGGTATTCTTTGCTGTGTTTACTAAGGAGTAGCTATGGAAGAATTAAGAATATTTCTCAATTCTCTTTCGTCAGATGAACAGCGTATGTTTGCATGCGAGTGTGGTACCAGCATCGGTTATCTAAGAAAGGCATTGAGTAAAGGTCAAGTGTTAGGGGCATCGTTATGTGTCCTTATTGAGCGAGCCAGTAATGGTGAAGTTACACGTCAGCAACTAAGGCCTTTTGATTGGATGAATATTTGGCCCGAGCTGGAAGATACCAAAACGTTAACACAACCACTTTCTAGGAGCTTGATTCATGAAAATCAAGCATGAACACATCCGCATGGCGATGAATGCCTGGGCGCGTCCTGATGGCGAAAAAGTTCCAGCAGCTGGAATAACCCAGGCTTATTTTGAGTTGGGTATGACGTTCCCAGAACTGTATGACGACAGCCATCCGGAAGCCCTGGCTCGCAATACCCAGAAAATTTTCCGCTGGGTAGAGAAAGACACCCCTGATGCTGTTGAAAAAATGCAGGCTCTGTTACCGGCGATCGAAAAGGCGATGCCGCCTTTGCTGGTGGCCCGTATGCGCAGCCACAGTTCTGAATATTACCGTGAGATCGTCGAACGGAGGGATCGGCTGGTGAAGGATGTCGATGATTTTGTTGCGTCAGCGGTTGTTTTGTATGACCAGATGAATCGCGGCGGCCCGGCAGGGAATGCTGTGGTGATGCACTAAAAGCACGGTGTTCGGGGGTTTTATGAGCAGCAAGCTTCATGGTCTTGTCTGGGAAGGGTGCGCCTTCACCGGCATGATCTTATCCAGGGTGGCGGTTATGGCCCGTCTTGCAGACTACAGCAATGACGAGGGCGTGTCATGGCCTGCCATTGAAACTATCCGGCGTCAGATCGGTGCAAGAAGTGAATCCACAGTGAAATCGGCTATTGCAGAACTGGCGAAAGAGGGCTGGCTGACGAAGGAAGAGCGTAAGGTCGGTGGGCGTAATGTAAGCAATATCTATCGGCTTAATGTGGAAAAACTCGAAGCAGCTGCGGCGGCGGCGCGTGAGTCATATAAACCGAAAAGAAAAATTAGCCCGGCAAAAAATGACCCGTTAACAGTTGACCCGTCAAATATTGACCCCTCAACGGTTGACCCGTCAAATTTTGATGGATCAACTGTTGATAAAAAACTGCCGATTAGGGGGGCGATGATTGACCCCGATCCGTCAGTATTAAAACCTGATCCGTCAGATAAAAGATCTTCTTGTCCGGACGCTTCGCAACCGGACCCGCAGACGGCTGAACAGGATTTTTTAACCCGACACCCTGACGCGGTTGTGTTCAGTGCGAAAAAACGCCAGTGGGGAAGTCAGGAAGATTTGGTGTGCGCACAGTGGATCTGGGGACGAATCGTGAGTCTTTACGAGCAGGCGGCCAGCTATGATGGCGAGATCACTAGACCGAAAGAACCCAACTGGACAGCATGGGCCAATGACGTTCGCACAATGCGGATGCTGGATGGCAGAACTCACAGACAAATTTGTGAAATGTTTGGGCGTCTCCAGCGGGATTCGTTCTGGGTAAAAAACATCATGAGTCCGGCAAAACTCCGGGAAAAATGGGATGAACTGGTTATCCGCCTGGGGCGTTCGCCTGCGCAGCGTTGCGTGAATCACATTTCTGAACCGGACACTGAAATACCGCCGGGATTCAGGGGGTGACGTGTCATGAAAAACATTGCGGCAGTTGGGGTTCTTGAACGTATTCGCAGACTTGCACCACAGGGGTCGGTTCCACCGTACCGGACGGTGGAGGAGTGGCGGGAATGGCAACTTGCTGAAGGACGAAAACGCAGCGAGGAGATTAACCGCCAGAATCGCCAGTTGCGGGTGGAAAAAATCCTGAATCGTTCGGGCATCCAGCCTCTGCACAGCAAATGCTCGTTTGCAAATTATCAGGTGCAGAACGACGGGCAAAAATACGCGCTGAGCCAGGCCAAATCCATAGCTGACGAACTGATGACCGGGTGCACGAATTTTGTGTTCAGCGGTAAAACCGGCACCGGGAAAAATCACCTTGCAGCGGCGATGGGCAACCGGCTGATGGTGAAGGGGCGCAGCGTGATTATCGTCACCGTGTCTGACGTCATGAGCGTGTTGCATGACAGCTACGACAACGGCAAATCCGGGGAAAAATTTTTACAGGAGCTTTGCGGGGTTGATTTGCTGGTCCTGGATGAAATAGGCGTTCAGCGGGAGACGAAAAACGAGCAGGTGGTATTGCACCAGATAATTGATCGCCGGACAGCATCACTGTGCAGTGTCGGGATGTTAACAAACCTGAATCATGCCGCAATGAGTACGCTTCTTGGTGAGAGGATTATGGACCGCATGACCATGAACGGTGGTCGATGGGTGACGTTTAACTGGGATAGCTGGCGTCCAAATGTCAGCAATATGAGGGTTGTGAAGTAATTTTGTCCGGAGGAAATTTTAATGGAAACCGTATCTGACGCACTGAAAGCACTGAAAAAAGCCTCTTCACATGTGGTGGCAGCTCGCCTTGGAATCAGTCGTGAAGAGGCTGTCAACGAGCTGTGGGAACTCAAAAGAAAAGGCGTCGTTGATAAAACTGGTCACACCTGGTTTCTGGCTGGCGAAGGTGAATCCCGGGTAACCGAAGAGCGGCCAGTAAAATCTGAAGCACAGGATATGCTGACCGGGGAGGTCGAACAAAAAGTTACCGCAGACATGATGATTGAGTTTATCGGTCAGGATGGGGCTAAAACGTGTGAGGAACTGGCGGGTAAGTTCGGTGTCAGTACTCGCAAGGTTGCTTCCACGCTGGCGGTGGTAACCGCAACGGGGCGGCTGGCACGCGTTAATCAGAACGGTAAATTTCGTTACTGCATGCCGGGCGATAATTTACCAGCAGAGCCGAAAGCCGCGCTGGTAACGGAAAGTGATGGTAAGGCCTTTCCTCAGCCAGCAGGTGCTGCGTTACCAGTCCGGGAAGCCGCAACACAGGAAGAAATTAAAACAGAAACTGTGGCGGACATTGTGCAGCCGTTGCCATCGTTTACCGAAACGCAAGCAGATGAGCTGATTTTTCCGTCCCTTCGCAGGGCAAACCTGGCGCTGCGCAGGGCGAAAAGTGATGTTCAGAAGTGGGAGCGAGTCTGCGCCGCGCTGCGGGAGCTGAACAAGCACCGGGATATTGTTCGACAGATTACTGATTCTTCCCGCCGTGTTGTATCGGAAAAGTGATTGCCGGAGGCGCTTATGGCAAAAGTATTTACACAAGAAGAGCGGGAAAAAATTAAAGGGCAGGTTGTTGAACTCGTACGCCAGAGTGGGCGCGAGACGTTACGACAACTGGAAACTAAAACTGGGGCAACAAGATATCTGATGAGCCTTCTGGCCAGAGAGCTGGTTGCCAGTGGTGATGTATACAACTCTGGTTACGGGTTATTCCCGTCTGAACAGGCTCGTAAAGACTGGCAAAATGCACGCAAAATACTCTCAAGGGCAAAGCTGAAGAAACCATCTGCGGTTGATCCGGACCTTATCTGGTCATTACCAGATGGCGAAATACGCCGCTACGACAGGCGTCTGAACATAATCTGTCTCGAGTGCCGGAAGAGTGAAGCTATGCAGCGTGTACTGGCTTTCTATCAGGGGAATTTTCAGAAGGTGCTGTTGTGAGCCAAATTAACAATCGGAACTTCGTGAAGAGAAAGAGAAAGCATAATCCAAATCTGAATAATTAAGTTCAGCACTGTAAATAAAATTTAATCCTTAACTGGAGGTATATCTATGTCAAATACACAGAAAATTATTAACACTGAAAAATATAACGAGTGGGTGAAAAAATTCTCTGAACAGATTTTTAAAATTACTGGCGACGAGAATGTGGCAAAAAATGAATTAGAACCGTGGACACCTGAAGGAAACGCACCAAATTATTGCTGGTGGGAAGTTGATCCGGTTGATGCTGCAAATGAAGCCATGAGTTACCACAACGATTAATGTCGGGAGGCCGCCCGAAAGGGCGGTAAGAAATGACTACATTATTCAGAAAAGAATATCCGCAAAAAAGTAGAGCGACAGAATTTTTGTTTCTCATTCTGTTTATCGTATTGATGATACCGATATCCCCTCTAATTTTTGTCTGGGCAATCGGGAAAATAATTGAGCCAGTTACTGAATTGTATACCGACGTTGTATGGGCGTCGTTCAACACACTGCACAATAAAATTAATCCGTATAAGGAAAACTGATATGGCAACTTTGACAAAAAAAGAACGGGCATGGTTGAACGAATTACAGGAAGTTCTTGATCGCTGTCCATCACCGAAAAAAATTGGCTTTTACACCATTGGCGATAAAAGCATTTACCTGTATGACCTACGCCGCATGGATGAAATCATGGAGGCTCTTGATAATCGTTCGTCGATGGATTGGTGTGTTGCTGTTCATGATATGAATGCAGGGTTTGATGAAAAGATTTTGTTCCCCTCATCAGTTGAAAGCACTGCGGGTTAAGGAGTAACACATGACCACTATTACCAAAGAACGTATTGAATTGTTCATTAAAAACCCGCTTGAAAACGGGCTTACCCGTGGTGAACAAATGGAACTGGCACGGATTGCGCTGGCATCACTGGAAGCAGAGCCGGTTGTGTTCTGGTTTGAAAAATATCAAGAAGGGGCTACGGCATGACGACTTTTACCAGAGAGCAGTTAATAGCTCACGCAGAGGAGACTATTGAAGCACAGAGACTGTGCATACCGGGCACAATCGACCATGACATCATCCGCACATATAAGATGGATATTGCTGTTCTGGAAATCGCACTGGTATCGCTGGCAGCAGAGCCAGCCGGTAAATTGCATGAATACAAACCAGTGGGATATCAGCGTCTGGTCGATGAGTTAACCATGCTGGTAAAGCAGTTAACCTGGCAACTGAGGAAAGCGAAGCCAGACTGCAAATTACCGGATAAGGCGATGAGTTATCTGGAGCGGAACGGACTGATAAGCGTGGAGGATATTTTACGATGACCTGGCCTGAAGCATTAACAACGGTAGGAATTGCGATGGCGGTGGCGCTGGTGGTGTATTCGATTTGCCGCTGGGGATAAAAACGGTTTGCGGGAAAAGGAGAGTTAAGTAGAATTGCAGCGGGTGCTTGAGGCTATCTGTCTCAGGCATGAACACCAAAAGGCAGATAGAGAAAAGCCCCAGTTAACATTACGCGTCCGGCAAGACGCTTAACATTAATCTGAGGCCATATCTATGCTCTACACACGTAGGTTAGCCTCTTACGTGCCGAAAGGCAAGGAGAAGCAGGCTATGAAGCAGCAAAAGGCGATGCTAATCGCCCTGATCGTCATCTGTTTAACCGTCATAGTGACGGCACTGGTAACGAGGAAAGACCTCTGCGAGGTACGAATCCGAACCGGGCAGACGGAGGTCGCTGTCTTCACAGCTTACGAACCTGAGGAGTAAGAGACCCGGCGGGGGAGTAATCTCCCGCCACCTCTGATGTGCCAGGCATCCTCAACGCACCCGCACTTAACCCGCTTCGGCGGGTTTTTGCATTAGTCTGGTTGACAAAAATAGAAAAATGCGAAAATATGTGGTTTACGAATTCTAAAAAAAGCGAAACTTGAAATGAATGAAAATCAGTTAGCTCCTTGTTGGGAATTTCAACCTTATCTTGCTGAAAACTATGTTCGCCACTTGTTGGCGGAGATCGCTAACGTACTTGAGCAGCTGTACTATCATAAGCACGCATTAGACAGCAACTGGTCTGAAGGTGTAAGGGCTTATGATTGGGTCAGAAATCATCTTATTCAAAATGAAGATGCAATTCCTGGCCTTGAGATGATTTCCAAGGGGTTGGACTATGTAGTTGCTTTAAATAAAGTTCCGCTACAATTTACCAAAGATTGCATTAATAACCCCAAAAAGAAACATCGTCTGCGTCGAAATAAAGTAGAGTATGAGCAGCTCTCATTGTTTGGTGATGTTGAGGCTGAGCAAGATATTACATGGCGAGTCATAGCTGAGCCTTTTTTATCCGAAGAGGGCGATGGTGAATTAGAGTCCACACTGCCTCGTTGGGAGGTAGCTCTTGTTGGATTTAATACTTATGGTGCTCAGATTAGTATAGTTTCTCATCAATCTACAGCATCGATGCCGCTTATGCCTCTTGATTATAACACACTCCCTGACGAAGCGGAGATTAATAAGGTGCCTCTTCGTCGGCGTACGAAGGATAAAGATTTGGATGTGAGCAGTGATGGAACATCAGGTGAATAACTTCACTGAGTATCGGGGTGATAAGCTCAAACTAGCGAGAATGGCTGTTGGGCTTTCTTGTGAAGAGTTAGCCGAAAAAATTGGCAAGACAAAGCAATTCGTTAGCAAACTGGAGAAGGGGTGCAGGCCATCGGAGCAATGTCTTGAGTTAATATCTTCAGCGCTTATGATTAAGTCCAGTTTTCTTTTTACTGAACGAAAATACGCTCTGGAAAGTGATGTCTGCCATTTTCGGAGTAAGAAGTCCAGGACTCAAACGCTGACTAATAGTGTATTGGCCAGGGCTGAGATTCTTAATATTATAATTTCTGCTGTTGAAGGTGAAATCGAATTTCCTGACGTTAACATACCGGAGCACCCAGGGGCTGAATTACTTACTCCGAATGATATTGAGCGAGTGGCAGAAGATTGTCGCCGTGCCTGGAATTTAGGTCTTGGCCCTATATCATCAATGGTTAAATTGGCGGAGAGTTTAGGGGTAATCGTTGCGCATGTTACGGGAGTCGATGATCGTGTTGATGCTTTTACTGTTCACAATAACAGGCCTGTTATCATCAGGAACAATGTTAAAAAAAGCATATGTAGATTTCGCTCTGATTTAGGTCATGAATTAGGGCATTTAGTAATGCATGAGGGCATAACGACAGGTGATAAACTTACGGAATCACAAGCCGATCACTTTTCGAGCGCCTTATTAGTTCCCAGGTTATCTTTCATTAAAGAATTTCCACGAATACGAGGTAAGCAATTCGACTGGAATGCTCTGGTTGAATTTAAACTTAGATGGAAAATCAGCCTTAAAATGTGTATTTATCGAGCCAGCGCATTAGGCTTATTGACCCAGGAACAGGCAAGAACTGGCTATATGCATCTTAATTCCAGAGGGTATACGAGAGTTGAACCTGGTGATGAACTTTTGCGCCCTGAAGAACCCGGCATGCTGGCCGAGGCGATTGAAATGCTGGATGATGCAACCTGGCTAAGAATTCTTATGAAAACTGGCTTGAGCCAAGATTTAATTCGTGAGTTGTTCTCCATCAACAGACCTATTACAAATCCAAGAAATATTTTCCAGATTGTTTGAGTATACCCGCTTCGGCGGGTTTTTTGTTTTTATTTTCAACGTGTTTGAAGTTTTGGACGGTGCCAGAATAGAATCAAAAATACTTAAGTAGCGCGCAGGGAGAAGAGGGATGGACCCCGAACAGGGGGAGTGCTATTTATCTGGAAGGATTCTGTTGATGAAAATCGAAGAATTACGTGAAATTTTTAGTGAAGATGGCCTCTATGCTGTGCGCGTTGAGAATGGGGGTATTACCTACACAGCGTTAATTCCTGATGATCATGTAGTGTTATCTGTTGAGGCATTCATTGAATACTTGGAAAGACTCGGTTTCAAGGTAGTTCGGGAATAAGTTATAATACGTGAGCCAGCCTGAACAACTGGCACCTGCTGCGCCAGCAGAGACAACCGATGGCGCACGATACCAAATTACACAATTCTGATGATTCTGCCGTCTTTGCCAGCAGGCACGGGCGGCGTTCCCGCACTTTCAAATCTGACTGGTTCCAGCATCCCCCATGCACTGAAGAACAGGCCGAGTGGCTAATTCAGTGCTACCGCAGACACGGATACGAGATTAAGAAAGCCCTCAGCCTCGATTATCGTCACTGGATAATCTCCGTCAGGCTTCCTTACTCCGAACGCCCACCGCGTCCGTCCCGCACATTCCAGCAACGCATCTGGAGGTAACGTGCGGGTATTACTTCGACCTGTTCTGGTACCGGAACTCGGGCTGGTGATCGTTAAGCCGGGCCGTGAATCCATGCCGGTATTCCACAATACCCGGGTACTGGTGGAGCCGGAACCGAAAAGCATGCGTAATCTGCCGTCCGGGGTCGTTCCTGCCGTTCGCCAGCCGCTGGTGGAAGACAAAACATTGCTGCCGTTTTTCAGTAACGCACGGGTAATTCGTGCTGCTGGTGGTGCTGGTGCATTGTCTGACTGGCTGTTGCGCAATATTAAATCCTGCCAGTGGCCACACGGCGATTATCATCACAGCGAAACCGTTATTCACCGTTATGGTACCGGCGCAATGGTGTTGTGCTGGCACTGCGACAACCAGCTGCGTGACCAGACATCCGAATCACTCGAGCAACTTGCTCATCAAAACCTGTCAGCATGGATGATTGACGTCATCGGTCACGCAATAAGCGGTACGCAGGAGCGTGAATTATCTCTGGCTGAATTATCCTGGTGGGCGGTCCGCAATCAGGTGGCGGACGCGCTACCGGAAGCGGTATTACGTCGTTCGCTGGGGTTGCGTGCGGAAAAAATCCGCTCAATGTACCGTGAAAGCGACATCGTACCGGGAGAGCAGACCGCCACCAGCATACTGAAGCAGCGCACAAAAAATCTTGCGCCGCTGCCTCACGCCCACCAGCAAAACCCGCCACAGGAAGAGACGGTGGTCAGCATTGCCGTTGATCCTGAGTCTCCGGAATCTTTCATGAAACGACCTAAACGTCGCCGCTGGGTTAACGAGAAATACACACGCTGGGTGAAGACACAGCCGTGTGCGTGTTGTGGTAAGCCAGCCGACGATCCCCATCACCTGATTGGTCATGGTCAGGGCGGAATGGGGACAAAATCTCACGATATTTTCACGCTACCGCTGTGTCGGGAGCATCACAACGAGCTTCATGCGGATCCTCTGGCGTTCGAAGAAAAGCATGGTTCTCAGGTTGATTTAATTTTTCGTTTTCTTGATCACGCCTTTGCAACTGGCGTGCTTGGGTAAAAGAGGTGACTGATGCTCATAGATTTGGTTTTACCTTACCCGCCGACGGTGAACACTTACTGGCGACGCCGTGGCAGCACATATTTTGTATCAAAAGCCGGGGAGCGTTATCGCCGGGCAGTGGCGCTTATTGTTCGCCAGCAGCGGCTGAAATTAAGCCTGTCCGGAAGGCTGGCGATAAAGGTGATTGCAGAGCCACCGGATAAGCGTCGTCGCGACCTGGACAATATCCTGAAAGCACCGCTGGATGCGCTGACGCATGCGGGAGTGTTAATGGACGATGAGCAGTTTGATGAAATCAATATCGTTCGTGGTCAGCCAGTATCTGGTGGACGTCTGGGGGTGAAGATTTACCCCATAATGCATGAAGAGCAGGTCAAAAAATGAAACTGGAAGATTTACCGAAATACTACTCCCCAAAATCCCCCGGCCTGACTGATGCATCGGCCTCAACGTCGAAAGATGCGCTGAGTATCACTGATGTGATGGCCGCGCAGGGCATGACACAGAATCGGGCTGAGATGGGGTTTTCTGCGTTCCTTGGGAAAATGGGCATCAGTATGAATGACAGGGCGCGGGCAACAGAATTACTGGCAGATTATGCACTCAGTCGGTGCGATCGTGTGGCGGCGTTGAGAAAACTTCCGGCAGAAATAAAACCGGTAGTGATGCGCATTATGGCTTCGTACGCTTTTGAGGATTATGCCCGCAGCGCAGCGAGTAAAAAGCAGTGCCCTTGTTGCTATGGGGAAAAATTTATTGAAAGCATAGTTTTTACAAACAAGGTCCAGTATCCGGATGGTAAGCCGCCGGTATGGGCAAAGTGTACGAAAGGTGTGTATCCGTCTTACTGGGAAGAATGGAAAAAAGTCAGGGAGGTGGTAAAAGTTGCCTGTCCGGAGTGTGGCGGAAAGGGTGAGGTTTCCACCGCCTGTAAGGATTGCCGTGGGCGTGGTGTCGCCATTCATCGTGAAGAGTCGGTAAAACGTGGTATGCCTGTTATCAGAGACTGCCAGCGTTGTGATGGTCGTGGCTGTGAAAGACTACCATCAACGGAGGCATTTAATGCCATACGCAAAGTGACGAGTGCTATCACGCTTGATACGTGGAAAAAATCAGTGAAACGCTTTTACGATACGTTGGTGGTTCGGTTTGACATTGAAGAGGCATGGGCGGAGCGGCAGTTAAAGAGGGTAACGCGATAGTGTTGTTGATTTTTCCCGAATCTGTGGTAAATTTGCTCTAACGATGGGCGTTTTATGCCTGACGTTAGAGGATTTTTTACACCCCGCCGCCTGGCGGGTTTTTTATGACTGAAATCGCGTCAGTACAGTAAACGCGCTGGTGGCGGTGAATACCTGTCTTTCAGCTTGCTGGCTTTTTCGACAAGAGTTATTGGTGTGTCACGTTAACCGGAAAAGGGAAAAAGACATGCTAAAACAGCAGGATATGACAGAAACCGCCAGAGTGGTGTTTAATGAATTAAGCGTTACCGACCCGGCGACAGTCGGGGAGATTGCGCAGAATACTTACCTTTCACGCGAACGCTGCCAGTTAATACTGACCCAGCTGGTTATGGCGGGTCTGGCAGACTATCAGTTCGGTTGTTACAGACGCCTTCCGCAGTGAAGGCTTTTTTTATTTGTGGTAAATGGGCGGCTGGTGGGTGTTAGGGGCACTCACCAGCCATCTGCTCATGCGTTGGGTTCACAAGCAAACCTCAGGCCCACTGCTTTGCGCAAAAGCAGAATGAGCCTATCAGAGACAGGCTTAATGATCCATGCTTAATACTGTAAAAATATCCAGTTGTGAGTTAATCAACGCCGACTGCCTGGAATTTATCCGGTCGTTACCCGAAAATTCTGTTGACCTGATAGTCACGGACCCGCCGTACTTTAAAGTGAAGCCTGAGGGCTGGGATAACCAGTGGAAGGGCGACGATGATTACCTTAAGTGGCTGGACCACTGTCTGGCCCAGTTCTGGCGGGTGTTAAAACCTGCCGGAAGCCTTTACCTGTTCTGTGGGCATCGCCTGGCATCTGATATTGAGATCATGATGCGTGAACGTTTCAACGTGCTTAACCATATCATCTGGGCGAAGCCGTCCGGACGTTGGAATGGGTGTAATAAAGAAAGTCTGCGCGCATATTTTCCTGCCACAGAGCGCGTTCTGTTTGCTGAACATTACCAGGGGCCATATCGCGGCAAAAGTGACGGCTATGCAGCAAAAGAAAGGGAACTCAAACAGCACATAATGGCACCGCTGATATCGTATTTCAGGGATGCTCGTGCCGAACTGGGTATAACGGCAAAACAAATTGCCGAAGCCACAGGTAAGAAAAATATGGTTTCCCACTGGTTTGGTGCCAGTCAGTGGCAGTTGCCGAATGAGGCTGACTATCGGAAGTTACAGGCACTGTTTTCCCGTATAGCGGCAGAGAAGTTTCAGGAACAACAACTGGAACAACCACACCACCAGCTGGTGGCATCTTATGATTCACTGAATCGTAAATATTCTGAATTGCTGGATGAGTTTAAATCTCTCCGGCGCTATTTCTCCGTATCAGTCTCCGTGCCTTATACCGATGTCTGGATGCATAAACCCGTTCAGTTCTACCCGGGGAAACATCCGTGTGAGAAACCGGCGGATATGCTCAGGCAAATAATCAATGCCAGTAGTCGACCAGGTGATCTGGTTGCTGATTTTTTTATGGGATCCGGTTCCACAATAAAAGCAGCAATGGCGTTGGGGCGTCGGGCCTTAGGTGTTGAGCTTGAGTCAGAGCGGTTTAACCAGACAGTGAAAGAGATAAACGAGCTGGTGGGGAAATAATCTGGTGGCCACGTCAGGTGGCCTTTTTATTTCCATTACACAGCACCCGCATCTGCGAGGTGGGGTTATGAAATCCATGGATAAGTTAACAACGGGTGTCGCCTATGGCACCTCAGCAGGTAGTGCCGGGTACTGGTTTTTACAGTTGCTCGATAAAGTCACGCCCTCACAGTGGGCGGCAATAGGTGTGCTGGGTAGTCTGGTATTTGGCTTGCTGACGTATCTGACAAACCTTTATTTCAAGATTAAAGAAGACAAGCGTAAGGCGGCACGGGGAGAGTAATTCAATGACTCAAAACTATGAACTGATTGTGAAAGGGATCCGCAATTTTGAGAATAAAGTTACGGTAACTTTAGCGTTACGGGACAAAAAACGCTTTGACGGTGAAATTTTTGACCTGGACATCTCGCTGGACCGTGTTGAAGGTGCCGCGCTGGAGTTTTATGAGGCAGCAGCCAGAATGAGCATCAGACAGGTCTTCCTGGATGTTGCTGCCGGGTTATGTGAAGGGGATGAGCAGTCGCCGGAAAAGCGCCCCGTAATTTTAGAGGCGCAGAATGTATGGATAACCTACAAAGGAAAGCTACCGGGAAGAATTACTGGTTCTCTGAAGACTCCTCCGGAATCACAACCTTAAGTCACTGACCGGAACAGATAAACCTGTCCGTGGGCAGAAACCGATAAATCCTGATAAATATCCATGAACGCAAAAATCAGATACGGCCTGTCGGCTGCCGTTCTGGCACTGATTGCCGTCGGTGCGCCCGCGCCTGATATTCTCGACCAGTTTCTGGATGAAAAAGAAGGTAACCACACAACGGCATACCGCGATGGGTCCGGCATCTGGACCATCTGTCGGGGTGCCACGATGGTGGATGGAAAACCCGTTTTTCCCGGTATGAAACTGTCGAAGGAAAAATGCGACCAGGTCAACGCCATTGAGCGTGATAAGGCGCTGGCATGGGTGGAGCGCAATATTAAAGTACCACTGACCGAACCACAAAAAGCGGGTATAGCGTCATTCTGTCCCTATAACATTGGCCCCGGTAAGTGTTTCCCGTCGACGTTTTATAAGCGGCTGAATGCCGGTGATCGTAAAGGTGCATGCGAGGCGATTCGCTGGTGGATAAAAGATGGTGGGCGCGATTGCCGCATACGTTCAAATAACTGCTATGGACAGGTTATTCGTCGTGACCAGGAAAGCGCATTAGCCTGTTGGGGGATAGATCAGTGAGCAGAGTCGCCGCGATTATTTATGCTCTGGTTATCTGCATCATCGTCTGCCTGTCATGGGCTGTTAATCATTACCGTGATAATGCCATTACCTATAAAGAACAGCGCGATAAAGCCACGTACATCATCGCTGACATGCAGAAGCGTCAACGTGATGTAGCAGAACTCGACGCCAGATACACAAAGGAGCTTGCTGATGCTAACGCGACTATCGAAAGTCTACGTGCTGATGTTTCTGTTGGGCGTAAGCGCCTGCAAGTCGCCGCCACCTGTGCAAAGTCAACGACCGGAGCCAGCGGCATGGGCAATGGAGAAAGCCCAGGACTTACAGCAGATGCTGAACTCAATTATTACCGTCTCCGAAGTGGAATCGACAAGATAACCGCGCAGGTTAACTACTTGCAGGAGTACATCAGGACGCAGTGCTTAAAATAATTTTAATTTCACTGAAATTTAACAAGTGACTTTCAGGAAAATGCCTCGCAGATGCGGGGCATTTTTGTACAGGTATTTCACCGCGCACCGCAGCGCACTCAACCACGTCGAACCAAACCCTTTGGAATGAGCCTTTGAGTAGTCAGTTAGTGCTGGTGAGCCTTGACGGGCTGATCTCCTATGCAGCAAAGGTTCATCTCAAAGTAAGGCGAACGCTATGACAAACCAAGATTCTATAGACCTATCTGATCTTCGTGGAATGGTCAGTTTTCCAGACAAAAGGTAATCACCATAGTCGTATGGCTATGAATCTTGTTGCTGCAGATAAGCATTTTGTGATTGAAGTGGTCAAATCTCTCAAATGCAGTAAAATGCAGTGCGCTATAATTCAGTAACGGAGGGAGTAAGGAGAAGTCATGAAAGATCAAGATGTTAGGTTCGCGGTGCATCATAAGCTTTTGAAAGAATCGCATTTAGATCCTGACTGCCTTGTGGTCGATGAATTTTCCATATCCCTTGGCGCCAGTAGAGCAGACATTGCTGTAATAAATGGTGTTATACACGGGTACGAGCTCAAAAGTGAATATGACTCTTTGGAGCGTTTGCCTCTTCAAATCAAGCATTATTCTTCTGTAATGGACAAGGTTACTCTTGTCGTAGCTGAGAAACATCTTGAGGGAGCATTAAAGTTAATCCCAGGTTGGTGGGGCGTTAAAACGGTTTCTGTTGGGCCAAAAGGCGCCATTCTTATAAAGCACATGCGTGGAGAAAAGCTTAATCGAAACCATAACTCATTGATGCTCGCTCAATTGCTTTGGAAAGATGAATGTATCGACGTACTTGAACGATGGGGCTATTCCAAAGGAATCAAAAGCAAGCCCCGATTTGAGTTATGGAATATTATTGCGGAAAATATTCCAATAGCGAATCTCAGGCTTGAAGTCAGAACAGCCTTAAAGAAACGCGTAGGCTGGAAAGTTAAGGCTTGGCAGGCTGAGTCTGCGCCAACCAATAAAGCTGTCTCACGACTAACGTAATATGGTGCGTATGTGCAACTTTACGCCATTCTTTAGAGCCGCCAGATTTGTTAGCGCCTAATGATCTTTGGTAAATGTAATCATCCCCCCAACTAAATTTGGAGCCAAAGACTTGATACTCTGGCGAACTAACAAGGGTAGTACATAAGTTTTTAGTTTGGCCCCATCCATTTCCTTTAACTGCGGTACCTTTTACAAAGATCCATGAGGTATCGTTCGAATATCTCACTGAGACATACTGAGACATGAAGCGTGGGTCTACGCTCGTAATGGTAGAGCTAGCGGTGGGATAATCACTAAAACTTGGCGTTCTTCCATTGCTAAAATTCTGTACTACATACATCCAAAGATCGTATTCATGGCGCGGAATATGATGAACTTGATGTTGCGGTATCCCTGCCTGTGATGCAGGGTATGCGGTTGAAGATAAAATCAAGTTTCTCCACGGAGCTTGGCCTGATAATGTGTTGACCATGCTTAATGCTTGTTGTTTTAAACTATCAGTTGCGTTTTGAATATCTCCAAAATCAATGATTACATCAATTAAACTAGGATGAATATTTAAGTGGTTAACCAGACTTGTGAATTGGTGCCATGTCTGGGGGGTGATAGATATAGCGAGCCCATTGATTAAGTTGCGTTGAACAGCATGTATATAGTTTGTTGAATATGCGGGAGAGACAACAGGGATAATTTCCTTACCATTTACTCTAGCATCTTGGATACACATATCTAGAGGATGATGGCGGCTCGAACCATGTTTATCTAAATATTTAACATCCAGCAAAACAGGACGATTGGCTTTCCAGGATGCCGCAAGGTTAATACCGAAGTCAGATAAGTAAGAACTCAAACTCTTCTTGTAGCATTCGTTTTCATAATCCCAGTCTATGTCTGGAATGGTAATGATCGGAGTAAAACCAGAGAGCGTAGTTTGATCTAAAAGCATCAGAGATTCATATTCAGCAGGCTTCCATTTCAGCTGTGGGTAATATTGATGTTGACTCATTAAAACTCCTTAAAATCTTTACTTATCCTAAGTATAGTGTTATGGCGTAACGCCAATTGTTTTTATACACTTGAAAACATTGGGAAAAGTTGAGCTATATCTAAATTTACAAAATTGGATGTTATAGAAATCGAGGTTTCAACTAGGCATGGAACTGCAAAATTTTTAATGCCTGCACGCGAAAGTCGTTGGCGGGTCCTTTCCGGCGATCCGACAGGTTACGGGGCGGCGACCTCGCGGGTTTTCGCTATTTATGAAAATTTTCCGGGGAAAATCATGTCGGTACTTCTCGAACATAACTATTTGTTTTTTCTAATATCGAATCCGTAAAAGGTCCGACATGAAAACGCCTAAAAAAGTCATTTTCGGGCACTTTCATGTCGGCCCCTGTATTTATTGTGAGACTGTTTCATGAAGGTTAATAAAAAGAAACTTGCCGAAATTTTCAACGTGGATCCGCGAACGATTGAACGCTGGCAGTCTCAGGGACTCCCTTGCGTCTCCGGAGGTGGTAAGGGCGTTGAATCTGTATTTGATACCGCCATGGCAATTCAGTGGTATGCGCAGAGGGAAGCTGATATCGAAAATGAAAAACTCCGTAAAGAGGTTGTGGATTACAGGGCTGCCAGTGAGGCAGATCTCCAGCCTGGGACTATTGAGTACGAACGCCATCGACTTACGCGTGCGCAGGCCGACGCACAGGAGCTGAAGAATGCCAGAGACTCCGCAGAGGTGGTGGAAACCGCATTCTGTACTTTCGTGCTGTCACGGATCGCAGGTGAAATTGCCAGTATTCTTGACGGGATCCCTCTCTCGGTACAGCGGCGTTTTCCGGAACTGGAAAACCGACATGTTGATTTCCTGAAACGGGATATCATCAAAGCCATGAACAAAGCAGCCGCGCTGGATGAACTGATACCGGGGTTGCTGAGTGAATATATCGAACAGTCAGATTGATATTCTGCGGCGTGATGTACGCGCCGGGCTGCGAGCCCTGTTCAGGCCGGAGCCACAGACTGCCGTTGAATGGGCGGATGCCAGTTACTATCTCCCGAAAGAATCCGCATACCAGGAAGGGCGCTGGGAAACACTGCCCTTTCAGCGGGCCATCATGAATGCGATGGGCAGCGACTACATCCGTGAGGTGAATGTGGTGAAGTCTGCCCGTGTCGGTTATTCCAAAATGCTGCTGGGTGTTTATGCCTACTTCATAGAGCATAAGCAGCGCAACACCCTTATCTGGTTGCCGACGGATGGTGATGCCGAGAACTTTATGAAAACCCACGTTGAGCCGACTATTCGTGATATTCCGTCGCTGCTGGCGCTGGCCCCGTGGTATGGCAAAAAGCACCGGGATAACACGCTCACCATGAAGCGTTTCACCAATGGGCGTGGCTTCTGGTGCCTGGGCGGTAAAGCGGCAAAAAACTACCGTGAAAAGTCAGTGGATGTGGCGGGTTATGATGAACTTGCTGCCTTTGATGAGGATATTGAACAGGAAGGCTCTCCAACGTTCCTGGGCGATAAGCGTATTGAAGGCTCGGTCTGGCCAAAGTCCATCCGTGGCTCCACGCCCAAAGTGAGAGGCACCTGCCAGATTGAGCGTGCAGCCAGTGAATCCCCGCATTTTATGCGTTTTCATGTTGCCTGCCCGCACTGTGGGGAGGAGCAGTACCTTAAATTTGGCGATAAAGAGACGCCGTTTGGCCTCAAATGGACGCCGGATGATCCCTCCAGCGTGTTTTATCTCTGCGAGCATAATGCCTGCGTCATCCGTCAGCAGGAGCTGGACTTTACTGATGCCCGTTATATCTGCGAAAAGACCGGGATCTGGACCCGTGATGGCATTCTCTGGTTTTCGTCATCCGGTGAAGAGATTGAGCCGCCGGACAGTGTGACCTTTCACATCTGGACGGCGTACAGCCCGTTCACCACCTGGGTTCAGATTGTCAAAGACTGGATGAAGACGAAAGGGGATACGGGAAAACGTAAAACCTTCGTGAACACCACGCTCGGTGAGACATGGGAAGCGAAAATCGGCGAACGTCCGGATGCTGAAGTGATGGCAGAGCGGAAAGAGCATTATTCAGCGTCCGTTCCTGACCGTGTGGCTTACCTGACCGCCGGTATCGACTCCCAGCTGGATCGCTACGAAATGCGCGTATGGGGATGGGGGCCGGGTGAGGAAAGCTGGCTGATTGACCGGCAGATTATTATGGGCCGCCACGACGATGAACAGACGCTGCTGCGTGTGGATGAGGCCATCAATAAAACCTATACCCGCCGGAATGGTGCAGAGATGTCGGTATCCCGTATCTGCTGGGATACTGGCGGGATTGACCCGACCATTGTGTATGAACGCTCGAAAAAACATGGGCTGTTCCGGGTGATCCCCATTAAAGGGGCATCCGTCTACGGAAAGCCGGTGGCCAGCATGCCACGTAAGCGAAACAAAAACGGGGTTTACCTTACCGAAATCGGTACGGATACCGCGAAAGAGCAGATTTATAACCGCTTCACACTGACGCCGGAAGGGGATGAACCGCTTCCCGGTGCCGTTCACTTCCCGAATAACCCGGATATTTTTGATCTGACCGAAGCGCAGCAGCTGACTGCTGAAGAGCAGGTCGAAAAATGGGTGGATGGCAGGAAAAAAATACTGTGGGACAGCAAAAAGCGACGCAATGAGGCACTCGACTGCTTCGTTTATGCGCTGGCGGCGCTGCGCATCAGTATTTCCCGCTGGCAGCTGGATCTCAGTGCGCTGCTGGCGAGCCTGCAGGAAGAGGATGGTGCAGCAACCAACAAGAAAACACTGGCAGATTACGCCCGTGCCTTATCCGGAGAGGATGAATGACGCGACAGGAAGAACTTGCCGCTGCCCGTGCGGCACTGCATGACCTGATGACAGGAAAACGGGTGGCAACGGTACAGAAAGACGGACGAAGGGTGGAGTTTACGGCCACTTCCGTGTCTGACCTGAAAAAATATATTGCAGAGCTGGAAGTGCAGACCGGCATGACACAGCGACGCAGGGGACCTGCAGGATTTTATGTATGAAAACGCCCACCATTCCCACCCTTCTGGGGCCGGACGGCATGACATCGCTGCGCGAATATGCCGGTTATCACGGCGGTGGCAGCGGATTTGGTGGGCAGTTGCGGGCGTGGAACCCACCGGGTGAAAGTGTGGATGCAGCCCTGCTGCCCAACTTTACCCGTGGCAATGCCCGCGCAGACGATCTGGTACGCAATAACGGCTATGCTGCCAACGCCATCCAGCTGCATCAGGATCATATTGTCGGGTCCTTTTTCCGGCTCAGTCATCGCCCAAGCTGGCGTTATCTGGGCATCGGGGAGGAAGAAGCCCGTGCCTTTTCCCGCGAGGTTGAAGCGGCATGGAAAGAGTTTGCCGAGGATGACTGCTGCTGCATTGACGTTGAGCGAAAACGCACGTTTACCATGATGATTCGGGAAGGTGTGGCCATGCACGCCTTTAACGGTGAACTGTTCGTTCAGGCCACCTGGGATACCAGTCCGTCGCGGCTGTTCCGGACACAGTTTCGGATGGTCAGCCCGAAGCGCATCAGCAACCCGAACAATACCGGCGACAGCCGGAACTGCCGTGCCGGTGTGCAGATTAATGACAGCGGTGCGGCGCTGGGATATTACGTCAGCGAGGACGGGTATCCTGGCTGGATGCCGCAGAAATGGACATGGATACCCCGTGAGTTACCCGGCGGGCGCGCCTCGTTCATTCACGTTTTTGAACCCGTGGAGGACGGGCAGACTCGCGGTGCAAATGTGTTTTACAGCGTGATGGAGCAGATGAAGATGCTCGACACGCTGCAGAACACGCAGCTGCAGAGCGCCATTGTGAAGGCGATGTATGCCGCCACCATTGAGAGTGAGCTGGATACGCAGTCAGCGATGGATTTTATTCTGGGCGCGAACAGTCAGGAGCAGCGGGAAAGGCTGACCGGCTGGATTGGTGAAATTGCCGCGTATTACGCCGCAGCGCCGGTCCGGCTGGGAGGCGCAAAAGTACCGCACCTGATGCCGGGTGACTCACTGAACCTGCAGACGGCTCAGGATACGGATAACGGCTACTCCGTGTTTGAGCAGTCACTGCTGCGGTATATCGCTGCCGGGCTGGGTGTCTCGTATGAGCAGCTTTCCCGGAATTACGCCCAGATGAGCTACTCCACGGCACGGGCCAGTGCGAACGAGTCGTGGGCGTACTTTATGGGGCGGCGAAAATTCGTCGCATCCCGTCAGGCGAGCCAGATGTTTCTGTGCTGGCTGGAAGAGGCCATCGTTCGCCGCGTGGTGACGTTACCTTCAAAAGCGCGCTTCAGCTTTCAGGAAGCCCGCAGTGCCTGGGGGAACTGCGACTGGATAGGCTCCGGTCGTATGGCCATCGATGGTCTGAAAGAAGTTCAGGAAGCGGTGATGCTGATAGAAGCCGGACTGAGCACCTACGAGAAAGAGTGCGCGAAACGCGGTGACGACTATCAGGAAATTTTTGCCCAGCAGGTCCGTGAAACGATGGAGCGCCGCGCGGCTGGTCTTAAACCGCCCGCCTGGGCGGCTGCGGCATTTGAATCCGGGCTGCGACAATCAACAGAGGAGGAGAAGAGTGACAGCAGAGCTGCGTAATCTCCCGCATATTGCCAGCATGGCTTTTAATGAGCCGCTGATGCTTGAACCCGCCTATGCGCGGGTTTTCTTTTGTGCGCTTGCAGGCCAGCTTGGGATCAGTCGCCTGACGGATGCGGTGTCCGGCGACAGCCTGACTGCCGGAGAGGCACCCGCGACGCTGGCGTTATCCGGTGATGATGACGGACCACGACAGGCCCGCAGTTATCAGGTCATGAACGGCATCGCCGTGCTGCCGGTTTCCGGCACGCTGGTCAGCCGGACGCGGGCGCTGCAGCCGTATTCGGGGATGACCGGTTACAACGGCATTATCGCCCGTCTGCAACAGGCTGCCAGCGACCCGATGGTGGACGGCATTCTGCTGGATATGGACACACCGGGCGGGATGGTGGCGGGAGCATTTGACTGTGCTGACATCATCGCCCGTGTGCGAGACATAAAACCGGTATGGGCGCTGGCCAACGACATGAACTGCAGTGCAGGTCAGCTGCTTGCCAGCGCCGCCTCCCGGCGTCTGGTCACGCAGACCGCCCGGACAGGCTCCATCGGCGTCATGATGGCTCACAGTAATTACGGTGCTGCGCTGGAGAAACAGGGCGTGGAAATCACGCTGATTTACAGCGGCAGCCATAAGGTGGATGGCAACCCCTACAGCCATCTACCGGATGATGTCCGGGAAACACTGCAGTCCCGGATGGATGCAACCCGCCGGATGTTTGCACAGAAGGTGTCGGCATATACCGGCCTGTCCGTGCAGGCTGTGCTGGATACCGAGGCTGCAGTGTACAGCGGTCAGGAGGCCATTGATGCCGGACTGGCTGATGAACTTGTTAACAGTACCGATGCGATCACCGTCATGCGTGATGCACTGGATGCACGTAAATCCCGTCTCTCAGGAGGGCGAATGACCAAAGAGACTCAATCAACAACTGTTTCAGCCACTGCTTCGCAGGCTGACGTTACTGACGTGGTGCCAGCGACGGAGGGCGAGAACGCCAGCGCGGCGCAGCCGGACGTGAACGCGCAGATCACCGCAGCGGTTGCGGCAGAAAACAGCCGCATTATGGGGATCCTCAACTGTGAGGAGGCTCACGGACGCGAAGAACAGGCCCGCGTGCTGGCAGAAACCCCCGGTATGACCGTGGAAACGGCCCGCCGCATTCTGGCCGCAGCACCACAGAGTGCACAGGCGCGCAGTGACACTGCGCTGGATCGTCTGATGCAGGGGGCACCGGCACCGCTGGCTGCAGGTAACCCGGCATCTGATGCCGTTAACGATTTGCTGAACACACCAGTGTAAGGGATGTTTATGACGAGCAAAGAAACCTTTACCCATTACCAGCCGCTGGGCAACAGTGACCCGGCTCATACCGCAACCGCGCCAGGCGGATTGAGTGCGAAAGCGCCTGCAATGACCCCGCTGATGCTGGACACCTCCACCCGTAAGCTGGTTGCGTGGGATGGCACCACCGACGGTGCTGCTGTCGGCATTCTTGCTGTTGCTGCTGACCAGACCAGCACCACGCTGACGTTCTACAAGTCCGGCACGTTCCGTTATGAGGATGTGCTCTGGCCGAAGGCTGCCAGCGATGAGACGAAAAAACGGACCGCGTTTGCCGGAACGGCAATCAGCATCGTTTAACCTGACCCTTCATCACTAAAGGCCGCCTGTGCGGCTTTTTTTACGGGATTTTTTTATGTCGATGTACACAACCGCCCAGCTGCTGGCGGCAAATGAGCAGAAATTTAAGTTTGATCCGCTGTTTCTGCGTCTCTTTTTCCGTGAGAGCTATCCCTTCACCACGGAAAAAGTCTATCTCTCACAAATTCCGGGACTGGTAAACATGGCGCTGTACGTTTCGCCGATTGTTTCCGGTGAGGTTATCCGCTCCCGTGGCGGCTCCACCTCTGAATTTACGCCGGGATATGTCAAACCCAAGCATGAAGTGAATCCGCAGATGACCCTGCGTCGCCTGCCGGATGAAGATCCGCAGAATCTGGCGGACCCGGCTTACCGTCGCCGTCGCATCATCATGCAGAACATGCGTGACGAAGAGCTGGCCATTGCCCAGGTGGAAGAGATGCAGGCAGTTTCTGCCGTGCTTAAGGGCAAATACACCATGACCGGTGAAGCCTTCGATCCGGTTGAGGTGGATATGGGCCGCAGTGCGGCCAACAACATCACGCAGTCCGGCAGCACGGAGTGGAGCAAGCGTGACAAGTCCACGTATGACCCGACCGACGATATCGAAGCCTACGCGCTGAACGCCAGCGGAGTGGTGAATATCATCGTGTTTGATCCGAAAGGCTGGGCGCTGTTCCGTTCCTTCAAAGCCGTCAAGGAGAAGCTGGATACTCGTCGCGGCTCTCATTCCGAGCTGGAGACAGCGGTGAAAGACCTGGGCAAAGCGGTGTCCTACAAGGGGATGTATGGCGATGTGGCCATCGTCGTGTATTCCGGACAGTACGTGGAAAACGGCGTCAAAAAGAACTTCCTGCCGGACAACACGATGGTGCTGGGGAACACTCAGGCACGCGGTCTGCGCACCTATGGCTGCATTCAGGATGCGGACGCACAGCGCGAAGGCATTAACGCCTCTGCCCGTTACCCGAAAAACTGGGTGACCACCGGCGATCCGGCGCGTGAGTTCACCATGATTCAGTCAGCACCGCTGATGCTGCTGGCTGATCCTGATGAGTTCGTGTCTGTACAACTGGCGTAATCATGGCCCTTCGGGGCCATTTTCTCTCTGTGGAGGAGTTCATGACGAAAGATGAACTGATTGCCCGTCTTCAGGAGCTGGGTGAGCAACTGAACCGCGATGTCAGTTTGACGGGAACGAAAGAAGAACTGGCGCTTCGTGTGGCAGAGCTGGAAGAAGAGCTTGATGACACGGATGAAACTGCCGGTCAGGACACCCCTCTCAGCCGGGAAAATGTGCTGACCGGGCATGAAAATGAGGTGGTATCAGCGCAGCCGGATACCGTGATTCAGGATACGGCTGAACTGGTCACGGTCGTGGCACTGGTGACGCTGCATACTGATGCACTTCACGCCACGCGGGATAAACCTGTGGCATTTGTGCTGCCGGGAACGGCGTTTCGTGTCTCTGCCGGTGTGGCAGCCGAAATGACAGAACGTGGCCTGGCCAGAATGCAATAACGGGAGGCGCTGTGGCTGATTTCGATAACCTGTTCGATGCTGCCATTGCTCGCGCTGATGAAACGATACGCGGGTACATGGGAACGTCAGCCACCATGACATCCGGTGAGCAGTCCGGTGCTGTGATACGTGGTGTTTTTGATGACCCTGAAAATATCAGCTATGCCGGACAGGGCGTGCGCGTTGAAGGCTCCAGCCCGTCCCTGTTTGTCCGGACTGATGAGGTGCGGCAGCTGCGGCGTGGAGACACGCTGACCATCGGTGAGGAAAATTTCTGGGTAGATCGGGTTTCGCCGGATGATGGCGGAAGTTGTCATCTCTGGCTTGGACGGGGCGTACCGCCTGCCGTTAACCGTCGCCGCTGAAAGGGGGATGTATGGCCATAAAAGGTCTTGAGCAGGCCGTTGAAAACCTCAGCCGTATCAGCAAAACGGCGGTGCCTGGTGCCGCCGCAATAGCCATTAACCGCGTTGCGTCATCCGCGATATCGCAGTCTGCGTCACAGGTTGCCCGTGAGACAAAGGTACGCCGGAAACTGGTAAAGGAAAGGGCCAGGCTGAAAAGGGCCACGGTCAAAAATCCGCAGGCCAGAATCAAAGTTAACCGGGGGGATTTGCCCGTAATCAGGCTGGGTAATGCGCGGGTTGTCCTGTCCCGCCGCAGGCGTCGTAAAAAGGGGCAGCGTTCATCCCTGAAAGGTGGCGGCAGCGTGCTTGTGGTGGGTAACCGTCGTATTCCCGGCGCGTTTATTCAGCAACTGAAAAATGGCCGGTGGCATGTCATGCAGCGTGTGGCCGGGAAAAACCGTTACCCCATTGATGTGGTGAAAATCCCGATGGCGGTGCCGCTTACCACGGCGTTTAAACAGAATATTGAGCGGATACGGCGTGAGCGTCTTCCGAAAGAGCTGGGCTATGCGCTGCAGCATCAACTGAGAATGGTAATAAAGCGATGAAACATACTGAACTCCGTGCAGCCGTACTGGATGCACTGGAGAAGCATGACGCCGGGGCGACGCTTTTTGATGGTCGCCCCGCTGTTTTTGATGAGGAAGATTTTCCGGCAATTGCCGTTTATCTCACCGGCGCTGAATACACGGGCGAAGAGCTGGACAGCGATACCTGGCAGGCGGAGCTGCATATTGAAGTTTTCCTGCCTGCTCAGGTGCCGGATTCAGAGCTGGATTCGTGGATGGAGTCCCGGATTTATCCGGTGATGAGCGATATCCCGGCACTGTCAGATTTGATCACCAGTATGGTGGCCAGTGGCTATGACTACCGGCGCGACGATGATGCGGGCCTGTGGAGTTCAGCCGATCTGACTTATGTCATTACCTATGAAATGTGAGGACGCTATGCCTGTACCAAATCCTGTAATGCCGGTGAAAGGTGCCGGGACCACCCTGTGGGTTTATAAGGGGAGCGGTGACCCTTATGCGAACCCGCTTTCAGACGTTGACTGGTCGCGTCTGGCAAAAGTTAAAGACCTGACGCCCGGCGAACTGACCGCTGAGTCCTATGACGACAGTTATCTCGATGATGAAGATGCGGACTGGACCGCGACCGGGCAGGGGCAGAAATCCGCCGGAGATACCAGCTTCACGCTGGCGTGGATGCCCGGAGAGCAGGGGCAGCAGGCGCTGCTGGCGTGGTTTAATGAAGGTGATACCCGTGCCTATAAAATCCGCTTCCCGAACGGCACGGTCGATGTGTTCCGTGGCTGGGTCAGCAGTATCGGTAAGGCGGTGACGGCGAAGGAAGTGATCACCCGTACGGTGAAGGTCACCAATGTGGGCCGTCCGTCAATGGCAGAAGATCGCAGTACGGTGACGGCGGCAACCGGCATGACCGTTACGCCTGCCAGCTCCTCGGTGGTGAAAGGGCGGAGCATCACGCTGACCGTGGCATTCCAGCCGGAAGGCGCAACCGACAAGAGCTTCCGTGCGGTGTCTGCGGATAAAACAAAAGCCACCGTGTCGGTCAGTGGTATGACCATCACCGTGAAAGGTGTTGCTGCAGGCAAGGTCAACATTCCGGTTGTATCCGGTAATGGTGAACTTGCTGTGGTTGCAGGAATCACCGTCACCGACAGTTAATCCGGAGAGTCAGCGATGTTCCTGAAAACCGAATCATTTGAACATAACGGCGTGACCGTCACGCTTTCTGAACTGTCAGCCCTGCAGCGTATTGAGCATCTTGCCTGGTTGAAAGAGCAGGAAAAAAAGGCTGAATCCAGCGGCAACCTGCAGGTGTCTGTAGAGGATCTTATCAGAGGCGGGGCGTTTCTGGTGGCGATGTCCCTGTGGCATAGCCATCCGCAGAAGACAAAGCTGCCGTCCATGAATGAAGCCATTACGCAGATTGAGCAGGAAGTGCTTACCACCTGGCCCACGGAGGCAATTGCTCAGGCTGAAAACGTGGTAATGCGTCTGTCCGGTATGTCTGAGTTTGTTGTGAATGATGCACCTGAACAGGCAGATGACGCCGGGCCAGCAGAGCCTGTTTCTGCGGGAAAGTGTTCGACGGTGAGCTGAGTTTTGCCCTGAAACTGGCGCGTGAGATGGGGCGACCCGACTGGCGCGCCATGCTTGCCGGGATGTCATCCACGGAGTATGCCGACTGGCACCGCTTTTACAGTACCCATTATTTTCATGATGTTCTGCTGGATATGCACTTTTCCGGGCTGACGTACACCGTACTCAGCCTGTTTTTCAGCGATCCGGATATGCATCCGCTGGATTTCAGTCTGCTGAACCGGTGTGAGGCTGACGAAGAGCCTGAAGATGATGTGCTGATGCAGAAAGCGGCAGGGCTTGCCGGAGGCGTCCGCTTTGACCCGGACGGGAATGAAGTTATCCCCGCTTCCCCGGATGTGGCGGGCATGACGGAGGATGACGTAATACTGATGACAGTATCAGAAGGGATCGCAGGAGGAGTCCGGTATGGCTGAACCGGTAGGCGATCTGGTCGTTGATTTAAGTCTGGATGCGGCCAGATTTGACGAGCAGATGGCCAGAGTCAGGCGTCATTTTTCCGGTACGGAAAGTGATGCGAAAAAAACAGCGGCAGTCGTTGAACAGTCAATGAACCGGCAGGCGCTGGCTGCACAGAAAGCGGGGATTTCCGTCGGGCAGTATAAAGCTGCCATGCGTATGCTGCCTGCGCAGTTCACCGACGTGGCCACGCAGCTTGCAGGGGGGCAGAATCCGTGGCTCATCCTGCTGCAACAGGGTGGTCAGGTGAAGGACTCCTTCGGCGGGATGATCCCCATGTTCAGGGGGCTTACCGGTGCGATCACCCTGCCGATGGTTGGTATCACTTCGCTGGCGGTGGCGACCGGTGCGCTGGCGTATGCCTGGTATCAGGGTGACTCAACCCTGTCCAATTTCAATAAAACGCTGGTCCTTTCCGGCAATCAGGCGGGACTGACGGCAGATCGTATGCTGGTCCTGTCCAGAGCCGGGCAGGCGGCAGGGCTGACGTTTAACCAGACCAGCGAGTCACTCAGCGCACTGGTTAAGGCGGGGGTAAGCGGTGAGGCTCAGATTGCGTCCATCAGCCAGAGTGTGGCGCGTTTCTCCTCTGCATCCGGCGTGGAGGTGGACAAGGTCGCTGAAGCCTTCGGGAAGCTGACCACAGACCCGACGTCGGGGCTGACGGCGATGGCACGCCAGTTCCATAACGTGACGGCGGAGCAGATTGCGTATGTTGCTCAGTTGCAGCGTTCCGGCGATGAAGCCGGGGCATTGCAGGCGGCGAACGAGGCCGCAACGAAAGGGTTTGATGACCAGACCCGCCGCCTGAAAGAGAACATGGGCACGCTGGAGACCTGGGCAGACAGGACTGCGCGGGCATTCAAATCCATGTGGGATGCGGTGCTGGATATTGGTCGTCCTGATACCGCGCAGGAGATGCTGATTAAGGCAGAGGCTGCGTTTAAGAAAGCAGACGACATCTGGAATCTGCGCAAGGATGATTATTTTGTTAACGATGAAGCGCGGGCGCGTTACTGGGATGATCGTGAAAAGGCCCGTCTTGCGCTTGAAGCCGCCCGAAAGAAGGCTGAGCAGCAGACTCAACAGGACAAAAATGCGCAGCAGCAGAGCGATACCGAAGCGTCACGGCTGAAATATACCGAAGAGGCGCAGAAGGCTTACGAACGGCTGCAGACGCCGCTGGAGAAATATACCGCCCGTCAGGAAGAACTGAACAAGGCACTGAAAGACGGGAAAATCCTGCAGGCGGATTACAACACGCTGATGGCGGCGGCGAAAAAGGATTATGAAGCGACGCTGAAAAAGCCGAAACAGTCCGGCGTGAAGGTGTCTGCGGGCGATCGTCAGGAAGACAGTGCTCATGCTGCCCTGCTGACGCTTCAGGCAGAACTCCGGACGCTGGAGAAGCATGCCGGAGCGAATGAGAAAATCAGCCAGCAGCGCCGGGATTTGTGGAAGGCAGAAAGTCAGTTCGCGGTACTGGAGGAGGCGGCGCAACGTCGCCAGCTGTCCGCACAGGAGAAATCCCTGCTGGCGCATAAAGATGAGACGCTGGAGTACAAACGCCAGCTGGCTGCACTTGGCGATAAGGTCACGTATCAGGAGCACCTGAACGCGCTGGCGCAGCAGGCGGATAAATTCGCACAGCAGCAACGGGCAAAACGGGCAGCCATTGAGGCGAAAAACCGGGGGCTGACTGACCGGCAGGCAGCGCGGGACGCCACGGAACAGCGCCTGAAGGAACAGTATGGCGATAATCCGCTGGCGCTGAATAGCGTCATGTCAGAGCAGAAAAAGACCTGGGCGGCTGAAGACCAGCTTCGCGGGAGCTGGATGGCAGGCCTCAGGTCAGGCTGGAGTGAGTGGGAAGAGAGTGCCACGGACAGTATGTCGCAGGTTAAAAGTGCTGCCACGCAGACCTTTGATGGTATTGCGCAGAATATGGCGGCGATGCTGACCGGCAGTGAACAGAACTGGCGCAGCTTCACCCGTTCCGTGCTGTCCATGATGACAGAAATTCTGCTTAAGCAGGCAATGGTGGGGATTGTCGGGAGTATCGGCAGCGCTATTGGCGGGGCTGTTGGTGGCGGCGCATCCGCGTCAGGCGGTACAGCCATTCAGGCCGCTGCGGCGAAACTCCATTTTGCAACCGGAGGATTTACGGGAACCGGCGGCAAATATGAGCCAGCGGGGATTGTTCACCGTGGTGAATTTGTCTTCACGAAGGAGGCAACCAGCCGGATTGGCGTGGGAAATCTCTACCGGCTGATGCGCGGCTATGCCACCGGCGGTTATGTCGGTGGCACCGGAAGTCCGGCGCAAATGCGGCGTTCAGAGGGTATCAGGTTTGAGCAGAACAACAACGTGGTGATTCAGAACGACGGTACGAATGGTCTGCCAGGTCCACAGATGATGAAGGCGGTGTATGACATGGCCCGCAAGGGTGCCCGTGATGAAATCCAGGCACAGATGCGCGATGGTGGTCTGTTCTCCGGAGGTGGACGATGAAAACCTTCCGCTGGAAAGTGAAACCCGGGATGGATGTGACATCGGCTCCTTCCGTCAGGGAGGTGCGCTTTGGTGATGGCTATTCCCAGCGTGCGCCTGCCGGGCTGAACGCTGACCTGAAAACGTACAGCGTGACGCTGTCTGTCTCCCGTGAGGAGGCCACGGCGCTGGAGTCGTTTCTGGCTGAGCACGGGGGCTGGAAGGCCTTTCTGTGGACGCCGCCTTATGGTTACAGGCAGATAAAGGTGACCTGCGCAAAATGGTCGTCGCAGGTCAGTATGTTGCGTGTTGGGTTCAGCGCAGAGTTTAAACAGGTGGTGAACTGATGCAGGATATCCGGCAGGAAACACTGAATGAATGCACCCGTGCGGAGCAGTCGGCCAGCGTGGTGCTCTGGGAAATCGACCTGACAGAGGTCGGTGGAGAACGTTATTTTTTCTGTAATGAGCAGAACGAAAAAGGTGAGCCGGTCACCTGGCAGGGGCGACAGTATCAGCCGTATCCCATTCAGGGGAGCGGTTTTGAACTGAATGGCAAAGGCACCAGTACGCGCCCCACGCTGACGGTTTCTAACCTGTACGGTATGGTCACCGGGATGGCGGAAGATATGCAGAGTCTGGTCGGCGGAACGGTGGTCCGGCGTAAGGTTTACGCCCGTTTTCTGGATGCGGTGAACTTCGTCAACGGAAACAGTTACGCCGATCCGGAGCAGGAGGTGATCAGCCGCTGGCGCATTGAGCAGTGCAGCGAACTGAGCGCGGTGAGTGCCTCCTTTGTACTGTCCACGCCGACGGAAACGGATGGCGCTGTTTTTCCGGGACGTATCATGCTGGCCAACACCTGCACCTGGACCTATCGCGGTGACGAGTGCGGTTATAGCGGTCCGGCTGTCGCGGATGAATATGACCAGCCGACGTCCGATATCACGAAGGATAAATGCAGCAAATGCCTGAGCGGCTGTAAGTTTCGCAATAACGTCGGCAACTTTGGCGGCTTCCTTTCCATTAACAAACTTTCGCAGTAAATCCCATGACACAGACAGAATCAGCGATTCTGGCGCACGCCCGGCGATGTGCGCCAGCGGAGTCGTGCGGCTTCGTGGTGAGAACGCCGGAAGGGGAAAGATATTTTCCCTGCGTGAATATCTCCGGTGAGCCGGAGGCGTATTTCCGGATGTCGCCGGAGGACTGGCTGCGGGCAGAAATGCAGGGTGAGATTGTGGCGCTGGTCCACAGCCACCCCGGTGGTCTGCCCTGGCTGAGTGAGGCCGACCGGCGGCTGCAGGTGCAGAGTGATTTGCCGTGGTGGCTGGTTTGCCGGGGGACGATTCATAAGTTCCGCTGTGTGCCGCATCTCACCGGGCGGCGCTTTGAGCACGGAGTGACGGACTGTTACACGCTGTTCCGGGATGCTTATCATCTGGCGGGGATTGAGATGCCGGATTTTCATCGCGGGGATGACTGGTGGCGTCACGGTCAGAATCTCTATCTGGATAATCTGGAGGCCACAGGGCTGTATCAGGTGCCGTTGTCATCAGCACAACCGGGCGATGTGCTGCTGTGCTGCTTTGGTTCATCGGTGCCGAATCATGCCGCCATTTACTGTGGTGACGGCGAGCTGCTGCACCATATTCCTGAACAACTGAGCAAACGAGAGAGGTACACCGACAAATGGCAGCGACGCACACACTCCCTCTGGCGTCACCGGGAATGGCACGCATCTGCCTTTACGGGGATTTGCAACGATTTGGCCGCCGCATCGACCTTCGTGTGAAAACGGGGGCTGAAGCCATCCGCGCACTGGCCACACAGCTCCCGGTGTTTCGTCAGAAACTGAATGAGGGCTGGTATCAGATACGGATTGCCGGGCGTGATGCAGGTGAAACCGAATTGTCTGCCCGTCTTAATGAGCCGCTGGCAAATGGTGCCGTGATCCACATCGTGCCGCGTCTGGCGGGAGCAAAAAGTGGCGGTGTGTTTCAGGCGGTGCTGGGTGCGGCGCTGATTGCAGTGGCGTGGTGGAACCCTGCAGGCTGGCTGGGAGCTGCGGCTTTATCGGGCATGTATGCTGCGGGGGCCAGTATGATCCTTGGCGGAGTGGCGCAGATGCTGGCACCGAAAGCCAGGACGCCCACGGCAGCAAGTACAGATAACGGCAAACAGAACACCTATTTCTCCTCACTGGATAACATGGTTGCCCAGGGCAATGTTCTGCCCGTTCTGTACGGTGAAATGCGCGTGGGGTCGCAGGTGGTCTCTCAGGAGATCAGCACGGCAGACGAAGGGGATGGTGGTCAGGTTGTGGTGATTGGTCGCTGATGAAAAACGTTTATGTGAAACCGCCTGCGGGCGGTTTTGTCGTTTATGGAGCGTGACGAATGGGTAAAGGCAGCAGTAAGGGGCATACTCCGCGCGAAGCGAAGGACAACCTGAAGTCCACGCAGTTGCTGAGTGTGATCGATGCCATCAGCGAAGGGCCGATTGAAGGTCCGGTGGATGGATTAAAAAGCGTGCTGCTGAACAGTACGCCGGTGCTGGACAGTGAGGGGAATACCAACATCTCCGGCGTCACGGTGGTGTTCCGGGCCGGTGAGCAGGAGCAGACACCGCCGGAGGGATTTGAATCCTCCGGCTCCGAGACGGTGCTGGGTACGGAAGTGAAATACGACACGCCGATCACCCGGACCATCACGTCGGCAAACATTGACCGACTGCGTTTTACCTTCGGCGTGCAGGCACTGGTGGAAACCACCTCAAAGGGGGACAGGAATCCGTCGGAAGTCCGCCTGCTGGTTCAGATCCAGCGTAATGGTGGCTGGGTGACGGAAAAAGACATCACCATTAAGGGCAAAACCACCTCGCAGTATCTGGCCTCGGTGGTGGTGGGTAACCTGCCGCCGCGCCCGTTTAATATCCGGATGCGCAGGATGACGCCGGACAGCACCACAGACCAGCTGCAGAACAAAACGCTCTGGTCGTCATACACCGAAATCATCGATGTGAAACAGTGCTACCCGAACACGGCACTGGTCGGCGTGCAGGTGGATTCGGAGCAGTTCGGCAGCCAGCAGGTGAGCCGTAATTATCATCTGCACGGGCGCATTCTGCAGGTGCCGTCGAACTATAACCCGCAGACGCGGCAATACAGCGGTATCTGGGACGGAACGTTTAAGCCAGCATACAGCAACAACATGGCCTGGTGTCTGTGGGATATGCTGACCCATCCGCGCTACGGCATGGGGAAACGTCTTGGTGCGGCGGATGTGGACAAATGGGCGCTGTATGTCATCGGCCAGCATTGTGACCAGTCGGTGCCGGACGGCTTTGGCGGTACGGAGCCGCGCATCACCTGTAATGCGTACCTGACCACACAACGTAAGGCGTGGGATGTGCTCAGTGATTTCTGCTCGGCGATGCGCTGTATGCCGGTATGGAACGGGCAGACGCTGACGTTCGTGCAGGACCGACCATCGGATAAGGTGTGGACCTATAACCGCAGTAATGTGGTGATGCCGGATGATGGCGCACCATTCCGCTACAGCTTCAGCGCCCTGAAAGACCGCCATAATGCCGTTGAAGTGAACTGGATTGACCCGGATAACGGCTGGGAGACGGCAACAGAGCTTGTGGAGGACTCGCAGGCCATTGCCCGTTACGGTCGTAACGTCACGAAGATGGATGCCTTTGGCTGTACCAGCCGGGGGCAGGCACACCGCGCCGGGCTGTGGCTGATTAAAACGGAGCTGCTGGAAACGCAGACCGTGGACTTCAGCGTGGGTGCTGAAGGGCTTCGCCATGTACCGGGCGATGTCATTGAAATCTGCGATGATGACTATGCCGGTATCAGCACCGGCGGGCGCGTGCTGGCGGTGAACAGCCAGACCCGGACGCTGACGCTCGACCGTGAAATCACGCTGCCATCCTCCGGTACCACGCTGATAAGCCTGGTTGACGGAAGTGGCAATCCGGTCGGCGTGGAGGTCCAGTCCGTCACCGACGGCGTGAAGGTAAAAGTGAGCCGTGTTCCTGACGGCGTTGCCGGATACAGCGTATGGGGGCTGAAGCTGCCGACGCTGCGCCAGCGCCTGTTCCGCTGCGTGAGTATCCGTGAGAACGATGACGGCACGTATGCCATCACCGCCGTGCAGCATGTACCGGAAAAAGAGGCCATCGTGGATAACGGGGCGCACTTTGACGGCGACCAGAGCGGCACGGTGAATGGTGTCACGCCGCCAGCAGTGCAGCATCTGACCGCAGAAGTCACCGCAGACAGCGGGGAATACCAGGTGCTGGCCCGCTGGGACACGCCGAAGGTGGTGAAGGGCGTGAGCTTCCTGCTTCGCCTGACCGTGGCAGCGGATGACGGCAGTGAGCGGCTGGTCAGCACGGCCCGGACGACGGAAACCACTTACCGCTTCACACAACTGGCTCTGGGGAACTACAGGCTGACAGTCCGGGCAGTAAATGCGTGGGGGCAGCAGGGCGATCCGGCGTCGGTATCGTTCCGGATTGCCGCACCGGCAGCGCCGTCGCGGATTGAGCTGACGCCGGGCTATTTTCAGATAACCGCCACGCCGCATCTTGCGGTTTATGATCCGACGGTACAGTTTGAGTTCTGGTTCTCGGAAAAGCGGATTGCGGATATCAGGCAGGTTGAAACCACAGCACGCTATCTTGGTACGGCGTTGTACTGGATAGCCGCCAGTATCAATATCAAACCGGGCCATAATTATTATTTTTACGTTCGCAGTGTGAACACCGTTGGCAAATCGGCATTCGTGGAGGCTGTTGGTCAGCCGAGTGATGACGCATCCGGCTATCTGGATTTTTTCAAAGGCGAGATAGGGAAAACCCATCTGGCTCAGGAGCTGTGGACGCAGATTGATAACGGTCAGCTTGCGCCTGACCTGGCTGAAATCAGGACGTCCATTACGGATGTCAGCAATGAAATCACGCAGACCGTCAATAAGAAACTGGAAGACCAGAGTGCGGCAATTCAGCAGATACAGAAGGTTCAGGTTGATACAAATAATAACCTGAACAGCATGTGGGCTGTGAAGCTGCAGCAGATGCAGGACGGACGCCTTTATATCGCGGGTATTGGTGCCGGTATTGAGAACACCCCTGACGGCATGCAGAGTCAGGTGCTGCTGGCGGCGGACAGGATTGCGATGGTTAATCCTGCGAATGGCAACACAAAACCGATGTTTGTTGGTCAGGGCGATCAGATATTCATGAACGACGTGTTCCTGAAACGCCTGACGGCCCCCACCATTACCAGCGGTGGAAATCCACCGGCATTTTCCCTGACACCGGACGGGCGACTGACGGCGAAAAATGCGGATATCAGTGGCAGTGTGAATGCGAACGCCGGGACGCTCAACAATGTCACGATAAATGAAAACTGTCGGGTTCTGGGAAAACTGTCTGCGAACCAGATTGAAGGCGATCTCGTTAAAACAGTGGGCAAAGCTTTCCCCCGGGACTCCCGTGCACCGGAGCGGTGGCCATCAGGGACCATTACCGTCAGGGTTTATGACGATCAGCCGTTTGACCGGCAGATTGTTATTCCCGCGGTGGCGTTTCGTGGCGCTAAACATGAGCGGGAGAATAACGATATTTATTCGTCATGCCGCCTGATAGTGAAGAAAAACGGTGCTGAAATTTATAACCGTACCGCGCTGGATAATACGCTGGTTTATACAGGTGTTATTGATATGCCTGCTGGTCGCGGTCACATGACGCTGGAGTTTTCGGTATCAGCGTGGCTGGTAAATGACTGGTATCCCACAGCCAGTATCAGTGATTTGCTGGTTGTGGTGATGAAGAAATCCACAGCAGGTATCACGATTAGCTGAATTTTCATAACCCATATGCGGGCGCCATTTCTGGCGCCTTTTTTATTGCAGAAAAGCGAGAGGTAATTATGCGTAAAGTTTGTGCAGCCATTTTGTCCGCAGCCATCTGTCTGGCCGTATCCGGTGCGCCTGCATGGGCGTCTGAGCAGCAGGCCACACTGAGCGCAGGGTATCTTCATGCCCGTACGAACGCTCCCGGCAGCGATAATCTGAACGGGATTAACGTGAAATACCGTTATGAGTTTACGGATACGCTGGGGCTGGTGACGTCATTCAGCTATGCAGGAGACAAGAATCGCCAGCTGACCCGTTACAGCGATACCCGCTGGCATGAAGATTCCGTGCGTAACCGCTGGTTCAGCGTGATGGCGGGGCCGTCTGTGCGCGTGAATGAATGGTTCAGCGCGTATGCGATGGCGGGTATGGCTTACAGCCGTGTGTCGACTTTCTCCGGGGATTATCTCCGCGTAACTGACAACAAGGGGAAAACGCACGATGTGCTGACCGGAAGTGATGACGGTCGCCACAGCAACATGTCTCTGGCGTGGGGGGCTGGCGTGCAGTTTAACCCGACCGAATCCGTGGCCGTTGATGTCGCTTATGAAGGCTCCGGCAGTGGCGACTGGCGCACTGACGGGTTCATCGTGGGTGTTGGTTATAAGTTCTGATTAGCCAGGTAACACAGTGTTATGACAGCCCGCCGGTTCAGGCGGGCTTTTTTGTGGGGTGAATATGGCAGTAAAGATTTCAGGTGTACTGAAAGACGGTGCAGGTAAACCGGTACAGAACTGCACAATCCAGCTGAAAGCAAAACGTAACAGCACCACGGTGGTGGTGAACACGGTGGCATCTGAAAATCCGGATGAAGCAGGGCGTTACAGCATGGACGTTGAGTACGGTCAGTACAGCGTTATTCTGTTGGTGGAAGGCTTCCCGCCATCGCATGCCGGGACCATCACCGTGTATGAAGACTCACAACCGGGTACGCTGAATGATTTTCTCGGTGCCATGACGGAGGATGATGCCCGTCCGGAGGCACTGCGCCGCTTTGAACTGATGGTGGCAGAGGTGGCGCGTAACGCGTCCGCAGTGGCACAGAACACGGCAGCCGCGAAGAAGTCAGCCAGCGATGCCGGCACATCAGCCCGTGAGGCGGCAACCCATGCGACTGATGCTGCAGACTCAGCACGCGCAGCCAGAACGTCAGCCGGACAGGCCGCGACGTCGGCTCAGGAGGCTTTTTCCAGCGCAGGAACGGCATCAACAAAGGCCACTGAAGCATTAAAAAGTGCTGCCGCCGCAGAGTCTTCAAAAAGCGCGGCAGCCACCAGTGCCGGTGCGGCGAAAACGTCAGAAACGAATGCTGCAGCGTCACAAAAATCTGCAGCCACTTCTGCATCCACCGCGACCACGAAAGCGTCAGAAGCTGCCACCTCATCCCGGGATGCGGCGGCCTCAAAAGAGGCAGCGAAATCATCAGAAACGAACGCATCATCAAGTGCCAGTAGTGCAGCTTCCTCGGCAACGGCGGCAGGAAATTCCGCGAAGGCCGCAAAAACGTCTGAGACGAATGCGGATAACAGCGCACAGGCGGCAGCAGACTCACAAACTGCATCGGCAAACTCCGCGACAGCAGCCAAAAAATCAGAAACCAACGCGAAAAATAGTGAGGCAGCAGCAAAGGTCAGCGAAACCAACGCTAAAGCGTCAGAGAACAAGGCGAAAGAATATCTCGACAAGGTCGGGGGACTCGTCAGCCCGATGACGCAATACGATTGGCCCGTTGTTACTGGTAATGAGTCTTTTTACATAAAGATCGCGAAACTTTCCGATCCCGGAAGCGGCAATTGCCATGTAACGCTAATGGTTACTAACGCTGGTAACTACGGCTCCCCTTACGGAAACATTGACTTTATCGAGATCTCGGCGCGCGGTATGCCTTCTTTGCTTAGTGCGGATAATGTTTCTCGTCATCTGAGTATACGCCGCTTAGGGTCAACCGGGCTGACCGATAACAACCAGATGCGTTACGGCCTGGTTAAAGGTGATGGCTTTATTGAGGTTTGGGCCTTCCAGCGCGCATTTATCAACGGCGCAAAGGTTGCGGTACTGGCGCAGACGGCACGCACGGAATTATACATTCCAGACGGATTTGTTAAGCAAACCGCCGCGCCTTCTGGATATGTTGAAAGCCCCGTTGTAAGGATTTACGACCAGTTAAACAAGCCGACTAAAGCAGATTTGGGTCTTTCTAATGCTATGCTTACAGGCGCTTTCGGTCTTGGCGGTAGCGGGATATCAACAAACGGCAAGATGAGCGATGTAGAGATCTTAAAAGCTCTGCGTGACAAAGGTGGTCATTTCTGGCGCGGTGATAAGCCGACCGGAAGCACGGCGACCATTTATAGCCACGGTTCTGGTATATTCTCGCGGTGCGGCGATACGTGGTCAGCGATCAATATCGACTACTCAACCGCGAAGATTAAGATCTATGCCGGCACCGATGCCCGGCTTAACAACGGGACTTTTAGCGTCAATGAGCTATACGGCTCGGCAAACAAGCCGTCGAAATCGGATGTTGGACTTGGCAACGTAACGAACGATGCGCAGGTAAAAAAAACCGGCGATACAATGACCGGTGACTTGACAATCAAAAAAGGTACACCGTCAGTCTTCCTGCGGGCAGACAGTGGAGTCACCGCTTTGCGGTTTTATACTGGCGATAACACAGAGCGCGGCATAATCTATGCTGGTCCTAACACTGATTCGCTTGGCGAAGTTCGCATCAGGGCAAAGACAGCAGGGGGGACATCAGGAGGGGATCTTGTTGTTCGTCACGACGGGAGGGTTGAAGTCCGTGATCTCACAGTAGCGTATAAAATTAAAAGCAGAACGATTGAGATTGCAAATACCGACACTGACTCATCGGCAACTACGCTCAGCATCTATGGAGTACAGCACACGCCGTTGGTTTTAACGCGTTCCGGTTCTTCTGAAAATGTGTCCATTGGGTTTAAGTTAGACAACGTGAACCAAAAGTATCTTGGAATTGATACTAATGGGGATCTGGCTTTTGGCGAGAGTCCTGATCAGAAACAAAACAGCAAATTGATCACGCAAGCGAAACTCGACAAGGGATTAACGATTGGTGGTCAACTGGCTTTCAAAGGTACGACAGCGTTTTCAGCCGCTGCTACGTTCAGTGCCGGGATAGCAGGAGCCATCGAGCCTGAAAACATTGGCGGCCAGAAGGTTGATCTTAACAACCTGACCATCAGGTCAGATGCCGGGGCGGTTAAATACTATAGTTGTCCATCCTCTGGAGGTGGTGCAAATATCACCAACAAGCCTGACGGTGTAACCGGTAACTTTTTGCTCCGTGTAGAGTCGACTCGTAAGGTTAGGGATTCAGATTATGCGAACATGCAAACGCTGATTAACAGCGACACAAAACGTATATACGTTCGCTTTGTTGTTAATGGAAACTGGACAGCGTGGAGTCAGGTTGTTGTTTCCGGATGGAATCAGGATATAACTGTCAGGTCGTTAACCACATCTAGTCCGGTAAAATCTGGCGGAGGGCGAATTGATGTCCTTGGAAGCACGTCAGACTATAGCAAAATGGATTGCTTTGTACGTGGGTTTGATAGCACCGGTAATTCTCTCGCGTGGGCGTTGGGTTCATCAGTCGGCGTAAGTAAGATGCTGTCGCTAAAAAATTTCTTTAGCGGAGCTGAGATACTGTTAAATGGTAATGACGGCGCGGTTCAACTCAAAACAGGTGCTGTTAACGGGGCTACAGCGCAGGCGCTCACTATCAACAAGAATGAGGTTAACTCAACCGTTGATTTAACCCTTACAAAGCAATCAGGGACTGGTAATCGTTTTGTTTTACAGAACTCAGGCAATGCAGAACTGCCGTTTTCTGTCAGGGTGTGGGGTTCCAGTACTCGACAAAACGTTTTTGAGGTTGGAACGTCTGCTGCGTATCTGTTTTATGCGCAAAAAACGTCAGCAGGCCAGTTGTTTGATGTAAATGGCGCTATTAATTGCACAACGCTGAATCAGTCATCAGACCGCGACCTTAAAGACGATATTCTCGTTATCAGCGACGCGACGAAAGCAATCCGTAAAATGAACGGATACACCTACACGCTCAGGGAAAACGGGATGCCTTATGCTGGCGTTATTGCACAGGAAGTAATGGAGGCGATACCAGAAGCTGTGGGATCGTTTACTCATTATGGTGAAGAGTTGCAAGGCCCGACCGTTGACGGCAACGAGCTACGCGAAGAAACGCGCTATCTTAATGTTGACTACGCCGCCGTGACGGGTTTACTTGTTCAGGTCGCCCGTGAAACAGATGATCGCGTTACCGCGCTGGAAGAGGAAAACACAACGCTACGTGAAAATCTGGCAACAGCAGACACCCGGATCAGCACTCTGGAAAATCAGGTAAGCGAACTGGTTGCACTTGTCCGGCAGTTAACAGGAAGCGAACATTGATATCCTTCAAGCTCTGAAGGAGGCTGTTCCCGGTACGTTCAGACTGTTGTTGAGCTGGAAATCGCAACGGAGGAAGAAACCTCATTGCTGGAAGCCTGGAAAAAGTATCGGGTGTTGCTGAACCGTGTTGATACATCAACTGCACCTGATATTGAGTGGCCTGCAAATCCTGTCAGGGAGTAATCATTGGGATTATGCCGCAGCACGTCTTAAGCAAGAACGTGCTGCGGTTGGATGCTATTTTTTCCCTGAAGCGGAAAACATTACTACAGTACCTTGAACCTTGGTTTTAACATTCTCGAAATGCTCTGAGAGTATATGTGTTAAGCCTTCTTCGGAATCTTTTGTGTTTGAAAAGATGCCTTTCTGATTGTAAATGCGCATCAGTTTTTGACCGAAGCTATTGTGCACAACTCCATCGCCAAGAATTGTGGCTCCGTATAGAGTTCCATCGTCAGTTAAGGCCTGCGCCGCATTGCGTATTACACAGCTTTTTGTAGATATATTTCCAGGCAGGCAGTGAAGAAGGTAAAACATGGAAATGGAATCAAATTGACCATGTAACGCCGCGGGATAAGGTTCAAAAACATCATGGCTAATTTTATGTTTAATTTTTGATTCCCCAGCCCTTGTAGATGCCGCGTTCAGGCTAGCTTCGTTCAAATCCATTAAAGATATCAGACTACTCTCAGGTACGTGAGTAAGGTAAAACCCAGTTCCAACACCAATATCCAGATGGTTGTTACCTACATGTTCCAGAAAGTGTGGAAGAAGGTGTTCCTTTGTAGGACATCCCCATGCAAGCCGATTTGATACTCCCAAAACCCACCAGTCATAAAGCTTTAGGGTAAGTGGTGTGTAAATTTTAGCCCCATCATCTGTGTTTTTTTTCATTGATTTCACCATGTTATAGTTTTATTTGTGAATTAAATCAATTATGGCGATGAATTACAAGGGGTTAAATGCTGCCGCAGCATAGCGATATTGAAATAGCCTGGTATGCTTCGATACAGCAGGAGCCGAATGGCTGGAAGACCGTCACCACACAGTTCTACATCCAGGAATTCAGTGAGTATATTGCGCCACTGCAGGATGCTGTAGATCTGGAAATCGCAACGGAGGAAGAAAGATCGTTGCTGGAGGCATGGAATAAATATCGGGTATTGTTGAATCGTGTTGATACATCAACTGTACCTGATATTGAGTGGCCTGCAAATCCTGTCAGGGAGTAATCATTGGGATTATGCCGCAGACACGTCGTATGCAGGAACGTGCTGCGGTTAGTTTGTGAGCTTTCGATAGTGGTTGTTATTTTTGCCCTTATTTGTTCCGGAGGCCATGGTTCAATGGTCCGTCTGCCCCCTGTGGTGATGTCAGCAAAATCAGCCACTGCGCGAACCACAATAGCCCGGGAAGATGCTGAAGATCACCAGGTAAAGCTGTCAGCGCAGAAACTGGAAGAACTGCTCGCATCAATGGTTAAGGATGAGGTTGATCGCAATGATGGGATTTATTGACGTCAGCGAGAGCAGAAGGAAGAACTGAATAACCTGAATGATTTACGCTCAATCAGAGCGATGATGATTGGCAGTAATTAGCGGTCAATTTCGGTTTTTTTGGCTGTGCGCTCCCCGCCCAGCATTGCGCGTCAATTAGCCCCAAAAAAACGAAAAAGTTACAATCAAGTAAAAAATTCCTTCTGCAAAACTAAAAAAGATTTCAATAAAATCAGACAGTTAAAAGCATAAAAAAAGGTACAAAAAAACATCTCAAAGTCTTGTTTTTTTGCTTCAAATACAATTGGTTATTGTGTTTTTTGAAACCTACCAGTGTGGTACATGGATATCGACACAACCGCCAGCTATAAATTTAATGGAACCCCCGTGAAAGACGCGGTACGACTGGATCCGTGGGTGTTTATGTTCTCTGCCGGATACCGCTTCTAATTTTCTCTGCAAAATCTCTGCAAAACTCTTCTGCAAAACTGGTCATCAAATGACCAGTTTTTTCCACTCCTTACCGCGTGCATCGTTGTAAACATCGGTCATTTTTTGATTCGAATGGCCCAGCAAAATTTTGGTATCAATTCCCTGTTCTCTGAACAATCGTTCTGATAAAGATCTTTGCTCATGGAAAGAGGGTGGCGTGCCATTAGCACGCCAGTTGTAATCCACAGAATCCCGGGCTTTTTTAAATGCGACTGTTAACGTTGCTGGTTTAACCATCCCGCCGCGCTTACCCATCCCCTTAGCGTGATGATGGTGCAATAACCACGGACTAAGGATGTAATCACGACAGGATGACACCACGTCACCCAGGGTAAGATTTAATTTGTCGCAACGCAGAGCCAGAGGAATGGCTATCCGGGCTCCTGTTTTTTGCTGTTCGACATGAAGGTAACCATCCCGGATATCCGAAAACTGCATTTTGCAAATATCCGAAAGACGCTGGCCCGTCATCAGTGCCAGCAGCATGCCGCGCTGTAAAAAGTAACCATCCTTTTCCGCTGCGTTATAAATCATCATCCACTCATCAAAAGTCAGTCGCTGTCTTGATATCCGCACTTGCGGTTTTTTTGCCGATTCAGCCGGGTTAAAGCCTGGCGGGACATCACCCGTTTGTTGAGCCTCCCGGAAAACATCGATCAATACCTTCCTGAAAATTTGTCCCATTCTGTTATGTCCCTTTGCCTTGTATTCTTCCAGCACCGATACCACATCTTTTACTGTTATGGCATCTAGCGGCCTGGCTCCAAAACGTTCATCAAACACCCTGAGAGGAGCCGCTTTTTGCTTCAGCGTGCTGAGTTTGATCTCTCCGTTCTCATATCTTTCCTGTTGAATTTTTCTGTAATTATTCAGAAAAATGGAAACGGTTGATGCGCCGCCGGTATCACTAATAATTTTCTCCTGCAGACTGAGCATTTGCTCCATTTGTTGTCTGGCAAGACGGCTGTTCGCTTCTGCTGCAATGGTTTCCGCCAGTTTCTGGTCAATACTGCCGAGTCCATGATTTTTACCTGTGATGGGATGCCTGTAACGCCAGTAAACTTTGTTATTTCTTTTGTCAAAATACGGAGATAATCCCGGAACAGCGGTTTTATATTTTCGCGGGCGTGCCATCTTCCAGTATCCTCTTTAAAGCAGGGTGATCTGTGGCGATCACCTCCGGCTTGTTTACCATTCCGACAAAGCGAGCTCGCGGATCCACTCGCCAGTGTCTTCCAACTTTTTTGGGGAGAGGAAATATCATTCCGGCTTTAGCGTATTTACTTAACGTGCCCGGAGTAGGGACCGGATCGCTGAATTCCTCTTTTGCCCACTCAGTGAGCAGAATAAGTCTTGCCATGAGTATCGTTCGCTAATCATGGTCGCCGCCACTATAGCTGGGGGCGACGACTGGGGTTGAACATTAAAAATCAGACTGATTCGGGATCAGTTTTTGCCAGATTGCTGAAACGTATTTCGCCTGGTGACGGGCATCATCCAGCGCATTGTGGCGTATGCCTTCGAATTGAATAGGCGTCCTGGCATCGAAGTCTATGGATTTTCCCAGTTCAATGATTGTGCGTACATCGCGATCGTTGTAGTAGCGCCACGGGCAGGGGATACCCTGCCGTTCATATGAACGGCGCAAAATCACGTTGTCGAAGTTGGCTCCATTTCCCCAGACCTGAACAAACAATTCACCGGAGTTTTCGGCGATAAATTCCCGCAATTGCAGCAGTGCATCATCTAACGGGATTTCATCGGTCAGAATGGCAGATTGCGCTTCGCGTGATTGCTTCAGCCACCACTTGATCGCGTCCCGATCAATGACTCCGCCAGCAGTTTCCAGATCGATGGTTTTATTAAATTCTGGTCCCATCTCTCCGGTTTGCGGATCGAAAAATATTGCACCTATTGAGATAATCGGGGAATCAGGATTTTTTCCCATTGTTTCAAGGTCGATCATCAGATGGTGACACATTCTGCTGGTGGATGTTCTTTTCTGATGACCGTGCATATTAATTAAGGAATTTGTCGTCCTGTCAGTTTTATCACCGCTATTGTTATGCTGATTGCTGTCAGTATTTTCCGGATGCGGATGTTCAGGGTTTTCCATCTCCTCCGGAGCTTTTTCCTGAGATTCATCTGAATCTTCCTCGCAGAATGTCTCATGGTAAGTTGCGTCACCCATTACTGAGGCACAGTCAGGGCATGTGCCCCCGCCAGTTTCCCCACAAACATTACAGGGATTTTTCTGTGCATGTTGCGCTGCTGGCTCCGGATGTATCGTTTTTGGTTCATTTTGGTGTGCATCCTGGCTATTTTGTCCCGATTCTGGCTTGGTTTGTTCCACTTCTGGTTGATTCTGGTTCGAAGACTCGCGAGTCTGGAGCCCCTTAACCCATTTCGGATCATTCGGGTCACTAATCCCTTCAACAAATTCTCCGCGAGAGGCTGCCAGTAATTTGTTTGCGTCGACAGGATTTTTAGGCGAAATGTTTTTCCTAGCTTCATGGAGTTCTGCCCGCAGTTTCTGATATTTCGCATCAACAGAATTCACCTGTGGCTGAGCATCCACCGGCTGCGTGTCCGGATGATGTTCAGTTGCATCCGGTTCCACTGTTTCAGCCGTTGCCTGTTCATCTGCCATTGCGCCAGATGGTTGCGGTTTTTCTTCATCATGTTTTTCTTTTTCAGTTACACGCTGCGGCATCGGGGCAGAGGAGCGACCGCAGGCAATATCCACGATTTCCGGATCAGGGTTGGCATGATCGGTTTCAGTCAGCACTTTATTCAGGTATTCGGTGACACGGTGGGGCATAGCCTCTATACCAACTGGTGATTCTTTCACGGAGGCAACCACGATGGCACGGGAGAAATCCTTGTGGCCCGGCATGGTGATGAATTTGCTGAAGAAAACAGAAAAGGGCGGTTTATTTTCAGCGATAATTTCCTCGACGCGTTTAGCGTGTGCCGGATGAAGGTTATAAATGTCCACGTCCATTGAACGGGCCAGCACGCCAGTGGCTACGTCGCGCGCCAGTGATGCATCATCGTGTACAAAACCTTCGCCGCGATCGGTAAGAATACCGCCGCCAGCGTTAGCGCCGGATGGTGTGCGGCTGATTCGCGAAACATGATTTCCTTTCATCCACTCTTTTGTAAGCAGATCGCGATTGGTGTAGTCAGCGTCCAGGTATGCTTCGATGAAGGAAGTCATCAGTCCCAGGTCTGAATTTACGGGGGCGGGAAAAACTTTGTCAGTGTCCCGCACCAGTTTGTACAAATCCCGAATCTCCAGCGGTTCGAGTTGCACTGCTTTATTTGAGATGGCCAGAGCGGTAACGGCGGGAAGTTTTTCTTCCTGTGCGTTATGTAATGCCCGCAGTTCATCCCGTGAAACATGCGTGACAGGTTTTTCGCTGCCGTGCTGTGCCAGCCATCTAACAGGCAGAAGCTGACCTGAAACCGGCAGAAGAATATTCTCCTCAATCTCAATCATGTCTTCGCCGTTGACGTTAGTATTAGCGGCGTTACTGTTTTCATCGCTGTTGCTGGACGGTACCGGCATCATTGTGATGCCATCTTCTCCACCTTTTTCGTAACGGTTACAGAAATCAGTATCAAATACGCCTTCAGGTGGCAGGTCATTTAGAACAGGCAAATGGACGCGAACTGTTTTTTTGAAATCATCTTCGTCGTAGCCAGCATCGTCCATAGCGGCAATACAGCGGGAAACTGCAACGGAAAGTTTTTTGGCTTCGATCCAGAAAAAGCCACCTTTAATACCGAGACGCTTTCTGACCTTGTCATTTTTAGCTTCGCAATATAGCGCAAACACTTCTTTATTCGTGCTCATCAATAAACCTCATTACAGATTTAGGGGTGAACAAGTCACTGCCATTGCTGGCATATAAGAATCGAATCTGATGTATTTATTAAACTGAATGTCGTATTGGGGTAGTTATTTTATTACAGCTCACCACGACTCCGCCTTTACAGGTAAACCATCACGATCAAGGAAGACTTTAATCATGGTTTCATTAATACAGTGTTGTGTGGAAAAATCACGAATATAGAGCCGGTGTTTTTTTATATTGTTTACCGAAGCAATATATGTTCTTCCTTTATGAATAACATAATCACCGGGAGTCACGCACTGACGAGGAATATCATCAGTTCCGAAGTGATGAGCAATCATAATTATCTCCTTAATAAATTTGTCGCATTAAGAAAATTCCAGAAAACTATTTAATACTCAGCAACTGCTCGACGGTCATATTTTTAATTGCGCTCCTGTTTACAAGAGTCCACCCCTGCTTCTCCAGATAAAAGCGGAAAGTATCCAGAGTACAGACGAGAGCGCCGTCAGGAACGGTTTCGGTGAATTTGATATTGCCGCGTTCGTCGAAGTGAACAACGAGAGTGCGACCATCACCAGGAATTATTTTGTCTGTGGTAGTGGTATTAAGCTGGTACAACTCTGCCTCCATGCGATCGAATTCAGCGATGTAGGCTTCCTTGAAAGCTGCGGCTTTTTTGCCCGTGAAGCCCATCACCAGGAAAACGAAGCCGTTTTTGGTGATTTGGTACATAGGGAGTTTGCGCCCGGTTGAGTCGGTGTATTCGCTCACCTTAAAATTAAGGGCAGTGAATTCAGGGGAGCAATCCAGTAATTTTATTTTTTGAATAACATTGTCGTGGCGTTTGCCAAAGAACTCGGCGATCGCAACAGACGTAGTGACAGCGCGACCATTTTCGATGGTTACGTCAGGTTGAGAAAGGGTAGGGATAGTAGCCATGATAGCAGCCTCGTTAGTGAATTTGATTAACTCACCACCAAGGTTTTCCACGACCATAAGGGTGGTGAGACGTACAGGGGTGGAAATACCGGTCACTAACGAACCCGGCCAGCCTTGCGGCTGCCCTGCACGTCCCACCATAATCTGAATGTGGCTGTGCATTACGCATAAAAAAACCGCCTGAGCGCGGTTATGCGCGTTAGTGAACATCGGGTTTCCACGCCCGGCACCCGTTTTATGAGGTGCAGGTGCACTATAATTCCACCCGTTCTGGTTTTCAATAGCTACATTCAACATTTTCTCTACCTTTCATCACCTAAGTGAACTTTGTGATGCGGTGCCTGGTGCCTCCAGGTGACGTTAACCAGTTAGCAATTAACGCCGGATGATTCACCCATAACACTTGTGTTTTTAACTGTTCTGCGTGCGCTGAGCCGCATTCACCGCATCACGAAATTCACTTTTTACTTCATAGACCGTGATATGATTTAGCTTTCCACAGTAAAAAGGAGTGTTTATGTCCCATATACATAGTCGTGAACACATGAATGATGGTGACCTTGTCAGGGTTCAATGTTCACACCAGATTAATGTTTTATTAATGGATGATTCAAATTACCAGGCTTTCAAGCGGGGCGGGCGTTTTACCTATTACGGCGGTTTCTATGAACGATTCCCTGCCAATATTACCGTGCCCCACTCGGGTTACTGGAATGTTGTATTAGCACTCCCTCCCGGTCATCGAGCCAATATCAGATACTCCATTAACGTTATCAGATAGCAGAATTTGGCTTGTCGCCTGAGTTAATGCACTTGCAAGGGCGGTAATGATTTTTTGTTGAGTACCGTCCTTTATAAAAGTCATATTCATTATGTGTTTCTGGCTGACGGTATCGTATGACCAGAGCAGCTTATTATTCCCGTCTGTGCATTGAACTATCATTTTTCCTCCGGTTAGTCCCCATATATCTATAGCAGTATGAGTTATGGCGGGGTTGTCACTTAAGCGTATGGTCAACCTGACAACCCGGTGTCCTCAACGGGGGAAGGAATAACCCCGCCATACTTACCGCCGCGCCATTTCGCGGAGTGCCACAACCGGAAGCGCACGGTCGAAGAAATTAACGACAAGCCTCATAGGTGAAGGCCTTCGCCGTACGCTTTCGTGTTATGCCCTGACTTTTCAGGGAAATATCCTTTCAGTAAACTGTCAGTGCCGGATTCTTATCCGTGTCCGGCGCACGACCACACGTAGCCCCGTATTGGTCTCCATTTCTAACCCAGAACCTAAATGGAGGATAAAATGGCAAAATTTACAGTCAGGATCGAACTTCGCGATTCCAGTTCCGCTGATTACGATAAGCTTCATGAACGAATGGAAGCAAAGGGATTCTCCAGAACGATTACAACCTCTTTAGGGAACACCTACCGTCTTCCTAATGCCGAATATATATATTCAAGCAAGAATGAAGACAAAGAATCTGTTGCTGACCTTGCTGAATCAGTGGCCTCAAAAGTTAAGAAAAATCCCGGTGTTCTTGTTACCGAATCTAATGGGCGCTATGTAAAAAACTTAGATGATGCTTAACCTTCATCATCACGACCTGACTCAATAGCGTACAATGCCAGCCAGATGCGGGCTTCAGTGCCTGCATTTGGTTCCAGTTGCTGGAGGCGTTTTGCATCCTCCAGAAGCAGAGCGATAACGTGTTTTAATTCTGTTTCGTTCATTTTATTCACCTGAATGTCTTACCAACCAACGACGCGCGCCAGATTCGGTTTTAAACGTTTTGCTTTTGGCATACGTCATCGCGGTGAACGTTCCGTCCTGGTTGGGAAACACGCCGTATACCAGAGATTCGTTGTTGCCAAGATCGATAGTATCCATGTTGACCTCATTTCCCCTTAACGCCGGGGTAGCGGAACAAAAACCTGCTGCATAGTTAAAGTTGAACCCTGCCGTCATGTTCTTACGCCTCGGGCTGGCTACTTACCCCCTGACCACTGCCTGGTAACTCGAAGTATTGCCCTGCATTCTGTGGGGCGGGGTGGGTGGCAGGCATATAATGTACTTTGCGTTCATTGTTGTAAAGTACTTTTAGTACATTTTGTGTGTAAAAAAATGAGATGGGATAAAGTGAAGCACAAACCCGGAGGAAGGCGCTACCGGATTTATGCTGGTTTAAGAGGCTTTTTGTTTTTTCTTTCGTGCTAACTCTTCGTAAATTGCATTGTACTTCTGTTTTTTCTCTTCAAGAGTTTTTAAAAGTTCATCTGTCTCACTGTCAGGGAGCTCGTCCAGAAGGTCAATGATGATTTTTTGTCTTGGATTTAACTCCTGATAGAAACGTACCTGTCCACTTTCTTCTGTATCCTCTCCCAAAAGATAGGTTGGTGTTGTTCCTATTAGTGTTGCTAATTCCCTTAATTTCTCCCGGCGAGGAATTGTTTCGCCATTAAACCATTTGCTAACCGCTTTTGGTGTTAATTTCATTCGACGGGCAATTTCTGCCTGCCTTCCATGTTGTTCATAACCAGCGTTTTCACAGGCTAGCGCAAGCCTACTGGCGAACTCTTTACGCGCTTTATCTTCATGAACCATAAGTTCAATGATATTCGCTCTTGAATGTACTGTCAGTTCTGTTATAGCATGTACTCAAAGTTCACATTGTGAGGGTGATATGAACCAGAAAACACTTGAAGATGTAATCAAAACTGTTCGCGTTGCTGTTGTGGCCGACGTTTGTGGTGTCAGCCAAAGAGCAATCTATAAATGGATGGATAACGGAAAATTGCCTCGCACAGAATATACCGGCGAAACAAATTACGCTGAAAAAATCGCTCTTGCATCAAACGGATTATTTTCTGCCGATGCAATTTTAACTATTGGCAGGAATAAAACTACTACGAAAAAGCTGATGGGAGTTGATTCATGAAAATCAAGCATGAACACATCCGCATGGCGATGAATGCCTGGGCGCATCCGGACGGCGAAAAAGTACCGGCTGCGAAAATTACCAAAGCGTATTTCGAGCTGGGAATGACGTTCCCGGAACTGTATGACGACAGCCATCCGGAAGCCCTGGCTCGCAATACTCAGAAAATTTTCCGCTGGGTGGAGAAAGACACCCCTGATGCGGTTAAAAAAATTCAGGCGTTGTTACCAGCTATCGAAAAAGCAATGCCACCTCTGCTGGTGGCCCGAATGCGCAGCCACAGTTCAGCTTATTTTCGGGAGCTGGTGGAGACGCGGGAGCGACTGGTGAGAGACGCTGATGATTTTGTCGCAGTGGCAATCGCCGGTTTCAATCAGATGAACCGTGGTGGCCCGGCAGGAAATGCTGTGGCAGTACATTGACTGACAATAGCCATATCGAATCGCTTCCGGCAACTCGTGAGTAAAAAGATTCGGTATCAGAAGAGGTGAGTATGGCTAACGCCTGGCTCAGATTATGGCATGACATGCCAAATGACCCTAAGTGGCGAACAATTGCCAGGGTGTCAGGGCAGCCAATTGCAACAGTGATGGCAGTGTATATCCACCTCCTGGTGAGCGCGTCACGAAATGTCACGCGAGGTCACATTGATGTCACGACAGAAGATTTGGCAAGTGCGCTCGACGTGACAGAAGAGGTAATTGATTCAATTTTGCAGACGATGCAGGGGCGGGTACTTGATGGTGATTTAATCACTGGATGGGAAAAACGCCAGGTGCTTAAAGAGGACAACGGCAATATTTCGCAAACCGCAAAATCTCCGGCAGAGCGCAAGAGGGCGCAGCGAGAGAGGGAAAGAAAGCGGGAACAAAATGGCGATTGTCACGGCGCGTCACGAAATGTCACGCACATGTCACGACGAGTCACGACAGATAAAGATACAGATAAAGATACAGATCAAGAAGATCAAAACACTATGGTCCATGGCGTAAAAAACGCCACGAACCAGGCAGGGGATGTTCAGACCGTCAATCTTGGTCAGCTAGCAGGCACGACACCGGAAGCCGATTCAGCGTATGCGCTGAAAGCCGATTCGGGCGCTGTGCAGCAGGTGATGACCGCAAGGCCGGAGCAATCACACCAACTGCAGCAGCCCGAAGCCGATTCCGCCATTCAGCGGGAAGCCGATCGGGTAGTCCCGGAAAACACCGGGCAGTCTGTGGGACGAGTGGATTATCCGGATGTGTTCGAACAGGTCTGGCGGGAGTACCCGTTGCGTGCTGGGGCAAACCCGAAGAAATCCGCTTTCAGTGCCTGGAAGGCCAGATTACGCGAGGGGGTGCCACCAGAGGCCATGCTGGATGGCGTGAGGCGTTACGCAAGATACTTGGCGGCTACCGGGAAAACGGGAACGGAATTTGTTCAGCGAGCGACGACGTTTTTTGGACCGGACCGGAATTTTGAGAACCCCTGGTTGCTCCCGGTAAGCGGCACGAACAACCAGCGTTGTGTGAATCATATTTCTGAACCGGATAACGAAATTCCGCCGGGCTTCAGGGGGTAAGTGTTAATTTCTGGTCATGAGGTAATTTTCAGGAGGGCTTGTGGCAAAAGTTTTTACACAAGAAGAGCGGGAAAAAATTAAAGGACAGGTTGTTGAACTCGTACGCCAGAGTGGGCGTGAGACGTTACGGCAACTGGAAGTCAAGACAGGTGCGACAAGATATCTGATGAGCGTTCTCGCAAGAGAGCTGGTTGCCAGCGGCGATGTATACAACTCTGGTTACGGGTTATTCCCGTCTGAGCAGGCGCGTAAGGACTGGCAAAACGCCCGCAAAAAACTCTCGAGGGCGAAAGTGAAGAAAGCATCTGTGGCTGATCCGGATCTTATCTGGTCATTACCAGACGGAGAAATACGTCGTTATGACAGGCACCAAAATATAATTTGCTGTGAGTGCCGGAAGAGCGAAGTTATGCAGCGCATATTGTCGTTTTATCAGGGTAATTTTCAGGAGGTAGCGCAGTGAGTGCACCGGCAACCATTCTTGATATGTGCTGTGGCAGCCGCATGTTCTGGTTCGATAAGAATGACGACCGGGCGATATTTAGCGATATCAGAAAGGAAGAGCACACATTATGTGATGGACGACGACTGATAATTAGCCCTGACCTGATAGCAGATTTTCGTGCATTACCATTTGCAGACGCATCGTTTCCGGTTGTTGTATTCGACCCTCCGCATCTTGAGCGTGTTGGTGATAACGCCTGGATGGGAAAGAAATATGGGCGGCTGAATAAAGATACCTGGCGTGATGATTTGAGGCAGGGATTTAAAGAAGCCTTTCGTGTGTTGTGGCCACACGGCATTCTGATTTTTAAATGGAATGAAACGCAAGTGCCTGTCCGCCAGATATTGGCACTAACCGACGCGAAACCAATCATCAGCCAGCGCACCGGCAAGAACGATAAAACACATTGGATTATTTTTGTGAAGGAGGCAACCAGTGAGCAAGATTGACTATCAGGTACTGCGTGCCAAGGCAGAAAAAGCAACTAAAGGAAGCTACATCGTAGGGCATACATCTGTTAACCAGTACGGCAATTTAACAGGAGTTTTTGTTTGTCAAAAATGGAAAGGAGAACCCGGTGGCGTGATTGCAGAATGTCATGCTAACTGCCTGGTTGAAACAGATGCTCAGGCTTATGCAAACGCAGCATTTATAGCAGAGGCTAACCCGGCTACCGTACTGGCACTGCTGGATGAACGGGAAAGAAACCAGCAATACATAAAACGCCGCGACCAGGAGAACGAGGAGATTGCGCTAACGGTAGGGAAGCTGCGCGTTGAGCTTGAAGCAGCAAAATCAAAACTCAACGAGCAGCGTGAGTATTACGAGGGAGTAATCGCGGATGGAAGTAAGCGCATAGCAGAACTGGAAGCACGGGAAATAAAACCAGCCAAAGGCGAAGTTCTTGTCGTTGTATCTGGTTTTACTGGTTGCGGAAAAAGCGCCATTGCCGGGGAAATAGAAATCGCGATGAAGGCTATTGGTGTGCCGGTTCAGTGGACTAATGGCGATGCGGAAAAACGCATGACAGGAGCTGACTGGCTGACAGCGATTGAGATGTACAAACCAACTGTGCGCATCGTGGAAGTTAATGTGCCACGCGCCGCTGGCATTCGCATCAAAGGAGAGGAGCATGGAAATAAAACCAGAAGATGAGTTAAGCAATATCGTTTTATTTCCGGCAAAAGAGGATGACCCTCGTAATCAGGTTAATTTTCTTTATGAGCCATCGGAAAGACCATATTGCCATCACGCCTCTGTCCGGGTTGACGAAAAAGAGCGTCAGGTCCGCTGTAAAATCTGCGGTGCAGTTGTGGAGCCATTTGACTGGATGCTCTCTGTGGCGAAAAGAGAAACCAGACTGGCAGATGATGTAAGGTTATTGCTCCAGGAGGAACAGGAAAGGCGGAAAAATATAGAAAAGCTAATTCAGATTGAGCGTAACGCGAAAGCGCGGATACGCAGGGCGACAAAATCAAGAACTGAATAATTAAATTTAGCACTGTTAAAAATTTAATCCTTAACCGGAGGGGGGCGCCCTCAGAACATCAGGAGGCTGTCCGGCAGGGCGGTAGTTAAATGCGAAAGTTCAAAATAATTATTGAAACGGGAATAGCCGGTGGAGATTTCGAGGATGAATTCGAAGTGGATGATGATGCGACGCCTGATGAAATACATGACGAAGCAAAAGATATTTTCTTTAACTACTGCAATTACTCATATCACGAAATAAAAGACGAAGAGGAAGAATAAAATGGCTGATTTTGCTTCAACTAAATATAACGCCAGTTTTGAAGAATGGCATGAACTGTTAATGGACTATGTAGAGTTACCGCGGTGGAAGCATGGCGTGATATGAAGTTGCATAAGAAGTTGCTTTCTTTATCTGGAAATAATATATCCTCTAACGGGAAAGAAATAGAAAATGGTGACTTTAATGAACCCAACCCCCAATAAAAAGAGGTTGGGAATACTATGGTTAAATTAGAGTAAATATCTTGGATATCTAAAATTAGGTTACTTTTACGCCTATAAAAGTGTAATCATCCATTATGTTTTTCTCAATCCTTTTTCTTAAACTACTCGCAAAAGCTGTTGGTGAGAGCATTGTCTTCTCAGAAAACCTTGGTCTGACATCCCAATGCTTATAGGCACCATCAGTCATTGCATAGAGTTGAAGATAGCCATTATAAATTAGCTGGCTAATCGGAAAAGACATTAACTCAAAATTCAAATCCGTTGTATTTGATAAAGCATTCGTTAGGACTGAAGATAGCCGTTCTTTATGATTTCTTAAATTACGTAATTTATGTTCACCAGAATCAAGGAGTTCTTGATATCTCGTTTGATCAGTGGTTAACTGATTTAGTTTGTTGTTTTTATTGAAGTATACTCGGCAATCACCGGAATGACCAATTAACACTTCATTTTTTTTGATCTGAACAATTGTTAAGGTTGTGGCAGTGCTAATATCTAAATTGTCAATTTCTTTTTTAGCTGAATGAAATGCACTTTCAATTGAGAAAAAGGAAGTGCCTAGCGTGTGTCTAATGCCACGAATGGCTGCATGAGATGCAAGCATTGAATGTTCAGAGGAACCAACCCCATCAGCTACTGCAAAGACAATGTTAAAATCGCTATCAAAAGATGGCGGTAAATAAAAGTCTTCATTTTCTTTTTTTTGGGGTTGTTTTAGGCTAAAACATGCCATTTCAATTATGTTCTTCATGATTTACCTCCCCCGTCACTTTTAAAAAATCTTCCAGTAACTCCCGTGTGCTTTGATATCGTTCTTCAGGCCAATGTGCGCAACATTTTGCAATCAATCTTTTTAATTTTTCACTTCTTTCTGTGGGATATATATCAGTGATAATTTTACCTGCTGCAAATATGTCGCTTTGAAAAGAAAAAAGACCGCTATCATGTATTTCGGGCGCTCGATATCCATCTGTGCCCATGTGATTAGGCTTAAATTTTGTTTTGATTTCGGCCCGTAAGGTATCTCTGTCTTTTACTAGACCAAAATCAGATATTTTATACTTTCCATCGGCATAATAAAGTATGTTTCCTGGTTTTAAATCACGATGTATATAGTTGTTTTCATGTATGGTGATAATTCCTTTTAAAATCTGAGTAACAGCAGACTTCCTCTCCGCGTAATTCATACCATTGCGGATGGCTTCATATAAGTTACACTCTGCCAATTCCATAACAAAATAAGGTTTATCACCATTTGTATTAAATAAAACTATTGGCGCTATTGAATCATAGTTTATTCTATTGAGAGTGCATTGTGTTTTGATCTCAACTAAAAAACGCTGTCTTAAATCAGTCAACTCTTTTATAGCGGTCTTGTCAAAGTCCGGGCAAGGTGAAAAGTATTTGCGAGCATATGTGGTCATGTGGGTCTGGGTTAAGTTATAGACATCAACCTTAAATACTTCGCCAAAACTCCCTTGTCCTAAACTGCGACCATCTTTAAGTAAATAATTACCGCACCGATCCACGGCGCCCCCTTAACTCTCAGTAATGGATTGATAAGACTGGAAAAACATGCATTACCTCCTTTTATACACGTTTGCTATTTTTATTGCAATGCCTCACCTGTGGGCACTTAGAAAGGTGAGATTCTGATGAGTCTTTAACTGATTGAATTCGTTCCAATGTGGGAATCCCACATCGGGAGAACATTACCAGTAGGGATAAAAACGATTTGTGGGAAAAGGGGAGTTAAGTAAAATTGCTGCGGGTGCTTGAGGCTATCTGCCTCAAGCATGAACACCAAAGGCAGATAGAGAAAAGCCCCAGTTAACATTATGCGTCCTGCAAGACGCTTATACATTAATCTGAGGCTCAATCTATGAACGGCAAATCTAGGTTAGCCTCTTACGTGCCGAAAGGCAAGGAGAAGCAGGCTATGAAGCAGCAAAAGGCGATGTTAATCGCCCTGATCGTCATCTGTTTAACCGTCATAATGACGGCACTGGTAACGAGGAAAGACCTCTGCGAGGTACGAATCCGAACCGGCCAGACGGAGGTCGCTGTCTTCACAGCTTACGAACCTGAGGAGTAAGAGACCAGGCGAGGGAGAAATCCCTCGCCACCTCTGATGAGTCAGGCATCCTCAACGCACCCGCACTTAACCCGCTTCGGCGGGTTTTGTTTTTTCCTGGCATTCTGGTTTACAATTCGCACGTCAGCCTGAACACCTGACACCTGCTGCGCCAGCAGAGAAAACAGATGGCGCACAAAACCAAATTTCACAATTCTGATACCGACCTTGCCATCCGGCATGGGCGGCGTTCACACGCATTTAAAACCGACTGGTACCAACACCCACCATGTACTGAAGAACAGGTCGAGTGGCTAATTCAGTGCTACCGCAGACACGGATACGAGATTAAGAAAGCCCTCAGCCTCGATTATCGTCACTGGATAATCTCCGTCAGGCTTCCTTACTCCGAACGCCCACCGCGTCCGTCCCGCACATTCCAGCAACGCATCTGGAGGTAACGTGCGGGTATTACTTCGACCTGTTCTGGTACCGGAACTCGGGCTGGTGATCGTTAAGCCGGGCCGTGAATCCATGCCGGTATTCCACAATACCCGGGTACTGGTGGAGCCGGAACCGAAAAGCATGCGTAATCTGCCGTCCGGGGTTGTTCCCGCCGCTCGCCAGCCGCTGGTGGAAGACAAAACATTGCTGCCGTTTTTCAGTAACGCACGGGTGATTCGTGCTGCTGGTGGTGCTGGTGCATTGTCTGACTGGCTGTTGCGCCATATTAAATCCTGCCAGTGGCCACACGGCGATTATCATCACAGCGAAACCGTCATTCACCGTTATGGTACCGGCGCAATGGTGTTGTGCTGGCACTGCGACAACCAGCTGCGTGACCAGACATCCGAATCACTCGAGCAACTTGCTCATCAAAACCTGTCAGCATGGATGATTGACGTCATCGGTCACGCAATAAGCGGTACGCAGGAGCGTGAATTATCTTTGGCTGAATTATCCTGGTGGGCGGTCTGCAATCAGGTGGCGGACGCGCTACCGGAAGCAGTATTACGTCGTTCTCTGGGGTTACGTGCGGAAAAAATCCACTCGGTGTATCGCGAAAGTGACATCGTACCGGGAGAGCAGAGCGCCACCAGCATACTGAAGCAGCGCACAAAAAATATTGTGCCGCTGCGCCACGCCTACCAGCAACAAAACCCGCCTCACAAAAAGACGGTGGTCAGCATCACTGTTGATCCGGAGTCTCCAGAATCTTTCATGAAACGACCTAAACGTCGCCGTTGGGTCAATGAGAAATACACACGCTGGGTAAAGACACAGCCGTGTTCGTGCTGTGGTAAGCCAGCTGATGATCCCCATCACCTGATTGGTCATGCTCAGGGCGGAATGGGGACAAAAGCTCACGATATTTTCACGCTACCGCTGTGCCGGGAGCATCACAACGAACTTCATGCGGATCCGCTGGCGTTCGAAGAAAAGCATGGTTCTCAGGTTGATTTAATTTTTCGTTTTCTTGATCACGCCTTTGCAACCGGCGTGCTCGGGTAAAAGAGGTTACTGATGCGTATAGAGTTTGTTTTGCCTTACCCGCCGACGGTGAATACCTACTGGCGACGTCGTGGCAGCACATATTTTGTTTCAAAAGCCGGTGAGCGTTATCGCCGTGATGTGGCGCTAATTGTTCGCCAGCAGCGACTGAAATTAAACCTGTCCGGAAGGCTGGCGATAAAGATTATTGCAGAGCCACCGGATAAGCGCCGTTGTGACCTGGACAATATTCTGAAAGCACCACTGGATGCGCTGACGCATGCCGGACTTCTCATAGACGACGAGCAGTTTGATGAAATCAATATTGTGCGCGGTCAGCGCGTTCCTGGGGGGGCGGCTGGGCGTGAAGATTTACAAAATTGAGAGTGAGTGATCGTAAATATGATATACCCGGAAATTACAGGCAAAAGCGGCGAGCATTTACGTCTAAAAACGCTGGAAGCCGTCTGGATCCAGGGGAAATTACGGATGTGGGGGCGTTGGTCGTACATAGGTGGTGGCAAACCAGGAAATATGTTCAATCAGTTGCTGGCATCCAAAACACTTACAAAAACTGCGATCAATGAAGCTCTGCGCAGAATAAAAAAATCAGGGATTGATAAAACTGAGCTGGAAGCGTTTTTGCGTGAGATGATCAACAGCAAGCAAAAGAGCGGGCTGGCTTATTGTACTGATGCCGAGGCGTTATGTATCGATCGGGTAATTAGTGAAGTGTTGGCAGAGCATCCGGGATTGATTTGTATCCTCCGACAAAGATATGAAGGGCTGGGAATGAGCAAGCTGAAAATGGCAGAACAGTTAAAAAAGAATCACCCTGACTGGAGCCTGAAAACTTGTAGAAATCGCATTGATGTTTGGTTGGCGATGGCTGAAACCATGCTTTTCCTTCCAATGTGCGTGGCACTTCGGTGCTTTTCTGATAACTGATGATAGAAGTGCATCAGCTATCAATCTTGTTGACGTTCATCAAGGTCTGGACAATACTTACGTTAAGTTCCAACATATGGAAGATAAGAATGATATTTACACGATTGAGATTTATCAATTTGTACGCTTTTGAGGATGCAGAGCTTAACCTGTCCTATCCAAGGAAACCTGTAAACATGCCTCTTGATGGGGAGTTTTTGGCTGGACGGCCTAAATTTTACTATAAAAAAGTCTGTATCATAACGGGGGGGAATGCTTCAGGTAAGACGTCACTAGGGCGAATTCTTTGTGGAATTCAGGTGTTTCTAAGAACCAAAGAGTTGCGGAGTAATCTGCGAGTGAATAATAAAAATAATGATGCTTCGTTTGAAGTGGACTTTGCTACGGAGGAACATTTTCATCATCGTTTGTATGTACGCTTTGCTACCAGTGAAGGCGGAGCGCACATAATCAAAGAAATTAAATATGGTTTTGTTCAAATAGCATTAAATGATTCTTGCTATAAAACCACAGAAAAACTGAATCAACTCTTTTCTGGAAGGGCCCCAGGAGATACAGAATATTTTTTTCAGGAACTAGCTACTGATAGCGAACCAGTTGTATTGGAGTTTTTCAAGCAACTTAAGTTTTTTGGTGGATGGTACTATTTGTTGTCTGAAACTAAAGAGAGTACCACTGCAATTTCAGGAATGAATAAAAATATTCTTGAAAGGATAATTCGCACTTTCGATTCAAGTATTATAGGAGTTACCGAGATGCTGGAGTCTGAAAGTGACGGGGATGAAAATAAATCATCTGCGGTTTATCTGATTAAATTTAAAAACTCTGATTCTCTTGTCGTTACCAGTAAAGGTGAAATAATTAACTCAGACCGTCTTTCTCGAGGAACATACGAGGCAGTGACGGTAGCGCATTTTATAAGCGCTATTATCTCTGATTGTGAAAGACTAGGTAAGCAATCTCTAATACCATCAATGACTTATTTTCTTGACGAGAAATTGGCTTATACACATTCAGAGTTAGAGCGTATGATTGTGGCGCTGATTATATCTAATTTGAAAGAAAATACTCAGTTTTTCTATACAACACATAACATGGATATTTTTGAGTTGGATCTGCCTGTTCACTCGTTCATTTTTATTAAAAAAACGAAAGACTATTCGGAGTTTGTTGAAGCAAATTCAGTTGTTAAAAAAAATGACCGTAGCATGCGAAACGCTGTTGAGAGAGATGTCTTTGGTGTCTTACCTGACACATCATTAGTATCGGAGCTACTCTGATGGCGGGGTTGTCTAAAATAAGAATAATTTTTGTCGAAGGTGAAACAGAAAACTCTCTTTTTCAGAAGATGAAACAACAGAGAGTTATTGATGCCAAATCAATTGTAAAAAGAAACTTTTGGCAAGAGAGCATAAGAAATTATGCGATTACTATTCCGAAGGGAAGTGATATACTAATTGTCTTTGATAGTGATGAAGTGGAGCAATCTGCAAGATTCATTGAAAATGTAAAGTTCCTTAAAAACAGAGGGCATAAAGTTTATCTTTTGCAGCAGAAAAGAAATTTTGAGGAGGAGTTGGCCTGGTGTTGCGGAATTCCTGTAAAAAAACTAATTGCTGGGTTCTGTGCAAAAAAAACATCGGGTATAAATGATTTCAAGAGAGATTTTATTGCTTGTAACAATCAACTTTCAAAGTTACTGAAAATGGGCATGCAGGAAACTAAGTGGTTTACAAGAGATTTACATGCTGTATTGGAGCCTGTTGCAAGTTTTAAGTCATCTTTTTCTAAACATTTCAGGTTAACAAGATGATTTATTTTCTTTTTTGTTCAGTTGATTGTTTTTGTTTGTAAAATGTCTTGATTTTTTGCCAATAAACTGTTTCAATCCAGCTACGCTTCGCAAAGCTGTACCGCGAGGCGAATAGCAGACATGGACACCTGAAAGAACCCGCTTTATGCGGGTTTTTTTATGCCTGAAAAACGGCACAGAACATTAAACTCGCTGGTAGTTGTGAATACTGGTCTTTCAGCTTGCTGGCTTTTTCGACAAGAGGTATTGGTATGTCACGTTAACCAGAAAAGGGAAAAAGGCATGCTAAAACAGCAGGATATGACCGAAACCGCCAGAGTGGTGTTTAATGAATTAAGCGTCACCGAACCGGCGACCGTCGGGGAAATTGCGCAGAATACTTACCTTTCACGCGAACGCTGCCAGTTAATACTGACTCAGCTTGTTATGGCGGGTCTGGCAGATTATCAGTTCGGTTGTTACAGACGCCTTCCTCAGTGAAGGTTTTTTAATTTGTGGTAATGGGCGGCTGGTGGGTGTTAGCGGCACCTGCCAGCCATCTGCTCATGCGTTGGGGTCACAAGCAAACCTCAGGCCCATCTGCTTTGCGCAAAAGCGGTATGAGCCTATCAGAGAAGTGCTTATTGATCTATGGCCAATACTGTAAAAATATCCAGTTGTGAGTTAATCAACGCTGATTGCCTGGAATTTATCCAGACCTTACCGGAAAATTCTGTCGATCTGATAGTCACAGACCCGCCATACTTTAAAGTGAAGCCCGAGGGCTGGGATAACCAGTGGGAGGGCGACGATGATTACCTGAAATGGCTGGACCAGTGTCTGGCGCAGTTCTGGCGGGTACTGAAGCCCGCCGGAAGTCTTTACCTGTTCTGTGGGCATCGTCTGGCATCTGATATCGAGATCATGTTGCGTGAACGTTTCAACGTGCTTAACCATATCATCTGGGCGAAGCCGTCCGGACGCTGGAACGGGTGCAGGAAGGAAAGCCTGAGGGCATATTTCCCGGCAACAGAGCACATACTGTTTGCTGAACATTACCAGGGGCCATATCGGCCAAAAAATGATGGCTATGTGGCAAAGGGGCGCGAGCTTAAACAGCATGTCATGGCTCCGCTGATTTCTTACTTTCGTGATGCGCGTGAATCACTGGGGATTACGCCGAAACAGATAGCGGAAGCCACCGGAAAGAAAAACATGGCTTCGCACTGGTTTGGTGCCAGCCAGTGGCAGTTACCGAACGAAGCTGATTACAGAAAGCTGCAGGCGTTGTTTGCGCGTGTTGCAGCAGAAAAACATCAACGCGGAGAACTGGAAAAGCCACACCACCATCTGGTCAGCACATACAGCGAACTGAACCGGCAATATGTCAGCCTGCTGGAAGAGTATAAATCTTTGCGGCGTTATTTTTCCGTATCGGCTGCCGTTCCTTATACGGATGTCTGGACGCACAAACCTGTGCAGTATTATCCGGGTAAACATCCGTGTGAGAAGCCAGCAGATATGTTGCGGCAGATAATTACAGCCAGCAGTCGTCCGGGGGAACTGGTTGCAGACTTTTTTATGGGATCGGGGGCGACTATAAAGGCTGCGCTCTCTCTGGAACGTAGAGCTATTGGTGTAGAGCTGGAAACGGACAGGTTTAATCAAACGTTTGATGAAATAAGAAACAATAGTTAGCTTTTTTTTGCGAACTTTTTAATTTTTATAATATTGTATAATTATGTTTTAAATACCTGACATTGTTTGTATTGAAACAGGAGCGGAATTCATTATTATTCTTCGTCGGTTCCAAGGGAGGGTAATTTATGTATCCGGGCATCTCATCCACACCTGAGGAACCAATGCCGACTTAGCTCAGCAGGCAGAGCAACTGACTTGTAATCAGTAGGTCACCAGTTCGATTCCGGTAGTCGGCACCATATGCGGGTATCGTATAATGGCTATTACCTCAGCCTTCCAAGCTGATGATGCGGGTTCGATTCCCGCTACCCGCTCCATCATTATTCTGGCAACACGAATTATACAGCACTGGCGTGTTTTTTTACGTGGGGGCAGGTTGTTTTAAGACATCTTTGGTCCTCAGGCTATGGTTTAAGATCGGTTATAGCCTCAGTGCTGATTTTTTACACCAATGGAATGGTGCATTATCGGTGGAGATTTAGTATTTCCTGGCAGGGCTGATGATGCACTATCCCGGTGTTGTAAAAACACTACAGAGGTGTTCCTCAGTGCGAGGGTGGTTTAAAGAGTCGGTTTAGCGGGAAACCACAGTATCCTTGTGGGGCTGGATGCTTCGGGAGGCACCCGACACTTCTGAATACAATTAAATCATGCGTTTTTATATGCCATTAACCGCCGCTCCAGGCGGTTTTTTTTTATTCAAAGTTCGGGGTTACAAGTGCTCGCTTCCACTACTTTGGTTTTTACAATTATAGTTTTTGGGAGAATCTTCATGGGGCGTGCTTCATCCTTTGCAATTCGCTGATCCTGGTGTATGAGACAATGAAGTCCATGCGGTAACGAAGGTCGGATATCTGCTCGGTTTTATTCTGGTAATTTGGGGCCTTCGCTTTTTACGGATGCGGGCAGCACAAGGTTATTGGGGCGACGGCCATCATTGTTGCATTTGCAGGAGTTATTCTGAGTCCGACAAGAATGTGCTGTTGAGTGCACGGTTGGCTGAAAGAAACTGCCACCTGAAGAATGGTGAACTTATTTAGTAGGGGATCCTGGATGAAATTGAACGGGATGATAACTCCGAAATTAGTCCACTGAGGAATGCCTTATACAAGAGATCATGGATAACCCTCGGGCATTTACAGGAAGCAAACGCTACTTACTTCACTACCCCGGAGAAGTGGGGACTGTCAATATGACAGATAACAAAATCTGAAAATGAGTCTCTCCAGTTGAGAAATATACGATGAAGGAGCATTCTGTTCAGCGCAAAGTAATCCGTTTTGTGATGAATAATCTCGAGAGTCATTTTTCATTCCTGCCAGCCTCCCCAGAGCTGGCTTTTTTTTGAGGCCTGTTCTGACGGGCTTTTTTGTATTCGCTCCACGTCCCATACATATCAAATCTGAATAACACCACACAAAGGCATCTGCGGATGTCTTTGGTGTGGTGTTTTTTTTGGTCCGCTGGTGGCCTTTTTTAATTTACAGGAGAAAAAGTATGTCTGAACCCTTATCCGGTTCCGGCACAGCTGCTGCGCTCGGTGGGGCGACTGTTTTCGGGCTGTTTACCGGAACGGATTTCGGGATTGTGTTTGGCGCATTTGCGGGGGCGTTGTTTGTTGCAACGATACCGCAGGCGCTTTCAGCATGGCGGGTGGCGGCACATTTTCTTGTGTCATTTATCGTCGGCGTACTGGGTGCGCGTTTGCTTTCAGCCTGGGTGGCATCAAAAACTGGTTATGACGGCACGTCTGCAGATGCATTGTGTGCGGTGCTGGTATCGCTGGTGTCGGTAAAGATTATGTCATTCATCCACCAGCAGGATATCGCATCACTGGTGTCTGGTCTGTTCTCGCGCCTGCGGGGCGGAGGAGGCGGCAATGTTAAGTAACCTTCCCGGATTGCTGAATGTGGCGTTATGCACGGTTATCGTGCTGACGCTCTTTTTTTATCGTCGTCGTGACTCCAGGCACAAACCGCTGATGTCATGGCTGGCCTGGCTGCTGATGCTGCTGTATGCCTTTGCCCCCCTCAGCTATCTGTGTGGTCGCTCGTTAGCAACGGGCTGGCTGGAGGTGTTTTTTAATCTGCTGTTCTGCGTGCTGGTGATACGCGCACGCGGGAACGTCACAAGAATCTTTCCATTGTTGAGGTGAATATGTCGGGTAAATTCAGATTCAGCCGCCGGAGCGAGAAAAATCTGGAGTGTGTCAGACCACAGCTGGTTGCTGTAGTTCGCCGTGCCCTTGAACTGACGGAGGTTGATTTTGGTATTACGGAAGGTCTGCGCACGAAAGAGCGCCAGAAACAACTGGTCGCGGAAGGAAAAAGCCAGACCATGAACAGCCGCCACCTGACCGGTGATGCGGTGGATGTTGTGGCCTACATTGGCAGCCAGGTGTCATGGGACTGGCCTCTGTACGAGAAAATCGCGCAGGCATTTAAGCAGGCTGCCGCAGAGCTGGGAACTGCCATCGAATGGGGCGGCGACTGGAAAACACTGAAAGACGGACCTCATTTTCAGTTGAAACGCTGATAACCAGGTGGGTTATGAGCAGAAAACACTGGACACACAGAATGCCGCGAGCGGCGGTGAAATGGGCACTGGTAGCGATACTGGTGCCTTTTTTCCTGGTGGGATGCGTCAGCCTGGATAAAGCGCGCCAGCTTTTCGATACAGCTTCTCAGGTCTGTGAAATTGTCGACGATGTTCGGCAGTGTCTGCAGAACTGATCGCCTGTAAGAGCAGAATATTTTGCTGAAAAATGAAGGGTGCGTCAGCGACCGGAAAGCATGAAATTCTGTGTTTGTGGTTATTCAATAAAATAAATTCTTTATGTCGCCGCGAATACTCAAATGTTGATCAGTACCCGGTGCGGCGACGGGCTTAGATATCAGGAGACGATGATGGAAAAAACAGAAAACAAACCGTTTGTAATTGGTGCTGATGCTGCTCCGTTTAAGTTTGAGTTGTCTCAACTGGTGGAGATGCGCATCAGTGATGAATGGGGTGAGATTAAAGCCCGCGCGCAGTATGCGGATGGCGAAAACCAGTACTTGATCCACTACAAAGCAGCTGATGGTCGCGCCACAACGGAGTGGTTTGGTGAGTCAATGCTGGAAGCAACAGAAGATGATCGCCATCCGGGCTGTCCGGTATTTGCCGGTATGAAATTACCGGAAGGTGCGGTAGTTACTGAGTAACAGCATTACAGCAGCCCTTCAGTGAGGGGCTGCGATAATGCAGCATGAGAAGGTGGAATATGGCTGACCTTAACGACCTTCACAGACAGCTTCTGGGAATGCAGAAGCAGGTGCGTTTTGCCACTGCGCGCGCCATCACTGCCACGGTGAGAAAAATTGAAGCGGCAGAGAAAGAAAACCTTCGCCGGAAGCTGGATAACCCGACGCCGTTCACCGTGAACTCGGTGCGCTCAAAAGGGGCAACAAGGGACAATCTGACCGGTCGGGTGTTCATCATGGATACCGCCGTGCCTTACCTTGAACCCTTTGAGGTGGGCGGGCTGCATTATCTCGGTGAGGGGCAGAAAGCTGTACTGAACCCGAAAAATATCCGGCTGAACAAATACGGCAACCTGCCAAAGGCAAAACTGCAACAGCTGAAGGCCAGACCGGATGTGTTCATCGGTAAGGTGACGAACAACTATGGTGAGGATGTTGGTGGCGTCTGGCAGCGTAAGAAAGCGAAAAAAGTGGCAAAAACCAGGAAGCGGAGAAAACGCTCCCCCAATGGCACACGCGCTCCCCGCAAAAAAAGCCGCTCACCAAAGCTGTTGATACGTTTTGGTGATGCACTGCCGGTCACGCCGGTACTGGGTTATCAGGCGCTGGCACACAACATGGCATCGCGTCTCATGAAGACGGAGCTGAGTGTGGCGCTTGAACAGGCTTTAAAGACGGCGAAGTGATGCAGGGCATTGCTGCCCTGAAGAAAGAACGTGCCAGCAGCGTTTTTATTAACGTGATTCATGGCGAGAGTCACCACACACTCTGCAAACATAAATGTCCCGCTGAAGGCCTAATACTCCAAACGTTGGATCATTTTCAGTTCTGTCGAGCTGAAAAGACGCTTTTTGGCATTTGGGACAGAATTGTGCGCTGGTTGCAGAACAATGGTTCGATTCCAGTTCAGCAACTCTTCGCTTCAAATCTTCTATTTCCTGTGGGACTGACTGAAGTTTTTTTCAGAGTGGTATCTTTTCCAGAAGTGTATTTAATTCGGAGAGTATTCCCATGAATAACCTCATAAACAAAACTCACATTAGCGAACGCGGCATAGCGATATGCCGCCCCGTTGTTTCATATCTTGATGTTGAAAGAGATGAATCCGGGGGCAGGACATTGTATATCCACCGCACAGGAGGTGAAACGCTCGTGTTCCCTCTTAATAAGGAGGCGACCTGCCATCTGGTTGCGTTATTGTCTGATGAAACGTGAGGAAATATATGAAAACCATCAGTCGTGAAAAAATCATCACAGGGTTTTGTGATGGCATTGTGATTTATCGTTATCTTGAGATTTTTGAAACCGCAAGCGGGTGTCGACACTGTCGCCTGGCAGGGTAACGGGTCCTTCCTGGAGACCTTATTGCACGGGCATTGCGCGAGCGCGGTGTTTCGCTAGCTATAAAATTTTGAAATTTGGGTAACAGGTAACAGAGGGTAACAGATGAATCAGGCGGAATTCGCAAAACTTCACGGTGTCAGTCGCAAGACGGTAACGGCGTGGAAGGCCCGTGGCTGGCTGGTTCTGGACGGTGAGGACATCGATGTTGATGCCTCAAACGAGCGGATCCGGCGTTACCGGAAAACTGTTACCCGAATAAAAAATGAGCAAAAAGGTAACACTTTAGGTAACAGGGTAACATCCGAAGGTAACACTCCGGGTAACAACGAAGGTAACAGCATTGCCCTGTACGATGACTCCTCTGATGTATCGAAAGAAGCACGGGTCGAACAGTTCATTGCCAGCCACGGAGCCATGATGACGCTCGATGAAGCCAGAACCATGAAAGAGAACTACTTCGCGCTGCTGGCAAAACTCGAGTATGACGAAAAGAAAGGAACACTGCTTCCCTGGAAACCCATCATTGAGCGGGTCGGGGCGGAGTATACCCGGGTGAGGACGCGCCTTGTTGCCCTTGCGCCGGAACATGGTCCCCGTCTGCGGGCGCTGGCGGGGATGACAGACGATCAGGGATTCACGGCGGCATTGCAGGAACTGATTTACGAGGCGCTGAATGAACTTGCATTTGACAGGCGCGAAACCCACGGAGATACAGTTTGAGGATGCGCTGCTTTCGTGTCCGCGTTATCTTGCGCCTCCGCCTCCATTATCCTTAAGTCAGTGGGCCAACACCTTCGCTGTACTGTCCCGTGAGACCAGTGCCCAGACGGGGAAATTCCGCTCCTATCCCTATCAGGACGGCATGATGGATGCCATCACCGACCCGTCAGTCACGTATGTGTCGGTGATGAAATCAGCCCGTGTGGGATACACGAAAATTCTTGATCATGTGGTGGGCTATTACCTGGCACATGATCCGTCCCCCATCCTGGTGGTTCAGCCGAGGGTGGAGGATGCCGAAGACTACAGTAAAACCGAAATTGCCCCGATGCTGCGCGACACGCCGGTGCTGGCAGCCATCAGCGGCGACCCGAAGGCAAAAAACAGCAACCAGACCATTCTTCGCAAAACCTTTTCCAACGGCGCAAACCTCACGCTGGTCGGGGCCAACTCCCCCGGCGGTTTTCGCCGTATCACATGCCGCATCATCCTTTTTGATGAGGTGGACGGGTATCCGGCAGGGGGCGCAGGGTCCGAAGGGGATCAGATTGCGCTGGGAACAAAACGTTCCGAAACCTTCTGGAACCGCAAGATTGTTCTCGGCTCAACGCCAACCGTGAAAGGCGTGAGCCGTATTGAAAAAGCCTGGCTGGAAAGCGATCAGCGCCGCTACTTCGTGCCCTGTCCTCACTGCGGTGAATATCAGGTGCTGGAGTGGGGCAGCAAAAGCACCCCTTACGGCATCAAGTGGGAAAAGGACAGCGAAGGTAACGGGCTGCCGGAGACCGCTTACTATCTGTGCCGTCACCACGGCTGTGTGATTGTGCACAGTGAACTGCCCGGGATGCTGGCAAAAGGCGAATGGCGTGCCGGTGCACCATTCAGGGGGCATGCCGGTTTTCATATCTGGACGGGCTACAGCCCGCACTCAAATGCCTCCTGGCCGAATCTGGTCGCCGAATGGCTGAGGGTGAAGGACGATCCGCTGATGCGCCAGACATTCATCAATACCACGCTGGGCGAGCCTTACGAGGATGCAGGCGAGTTTGCGATGAGTGAGCAGCGGCTGATCGCCCGCGTTGAGGTCTGGGGGGCGGAGGTGCCGTATGGCGTGCTCCTGCTCACCGCCGGGGTGGATACACAGGATGACCGCTTCGAAATCACCGTTCTCGGCTGGGGCATGAACGAAGAATGCTGGGTGATTGCGCATGACGTGATTTTTGGTGACCTTGAAACAGAAGAGCCGTGGGAGCGCCTTGATGCGTATCTGAAGCAGGTCTGGCGGCGGGCTGACGGTTTCGGGCTGACGCTCTCGGCGGTCTGCCATGACTCGGGCGGTCATCACACCAACAAAGTGTATGAGTTCTCGAAGGCGCGTATCGGGCGTCGTATCTGGGCGACAAAAGGTGAGTCCGCCGCTGGCGGCAAACGTAATCCCGTCTGGCCGACGCGCAGTGTTTCTTCCCGCAACCGGAAATCCTTTCGCCCCGTCATTCTGGGGGTGAACTCCGCGAAGGACGACATCAGGCACCGGCTCCATATTGAGCCGGATCCGGCAGGCGCGCCTGCCGCAGGCTGTATCCATTTTCCGTCGTTTCTGGATTTGCATTATTTCAGTCAGCTGCTCTCTGAGCGTCTGGTGCGTAAGGAGAACGGCGGGCAGGTGTACCGTGTCTGGGAGCTGTCTGCCGGACGGGCGAATGAGGCGCTGGACTGCATGGTGTACGGTTACGCGGCCCTGAAGGGGCTGCTGCATCACGGTCTGAAACTGAACCGTCTGGCTGAACGGGCGGCGCAGGATCTGTCATTCATGGAGCCGCCTCCCGCGCAGCCGGAAGAAAAAATCAGTTTAAGTATGCCGGGCGCAAAAGCACCGGAGACACCCCGTAAGAAAATACCGCTGCATATGAGGCTTGCAGGAGTGAGACGATGATGAATCCCCCCGGCGTGTTTGCCGGAATGTCAAAAGAACAACTGAAGGCGGCACTGAATGAAGCTCAGGCGGCCTATATTGAGCTGCTTTCAGGGCGGCGTGGCGTGAGTTTCTCCTATGCACAGGGAGACGGCACGCGCACCGTGACTTATTCACAGGCCAGCAGTGCTGATTTGCTGGCGCTGATCGCGACGCTCCAGCGGGCGCTGGGGATAAGGACGAGAAGGTCTCTGAGCGTGCGTTACTGAGGTGAGCGATGATAGTCGATAAAAATGGCAGACCTTTTCCGCAACAGACGGAAAAAAAACGCGCACTGAATGACAGCGGGCGGATCCCCTACGACTCTGCCGGTTTCTCGCACGGTTCGGTGGTGGGCTGGAACCCGGTACTGTGGTCACCGGACAATGAAGTGAATATCTGGCGTAACCGTATGGTTGCCAGAATGCGCGACCTTGTCCGCAATGACGGCTGGGCGAATGGCAGTATCACCCGTCTGCTGGACAATGCCATGGGGGTGGTTTTTCGCCCGAGGATGAAGCCTGACTACCGGATGCTGGCAGAGATGACCGGCAACCGGGCATTTGATGCAGACTGGGCGGATGAGTACGGGCGCTGTGTGGAGGCACACTGGCGCAACTGGGCCAGTGATGCCGGGTGTTACTGCGACCTTGAACGCAGACAGACCCTGCCGCAGCTTTTCCGGCTGGCATTCCGCCACAAGATGATCGACGGCGATGCGCTGGCGGTCATCCACTGGCGACCGGACAGAATAGCCCCCGGTCGCGGGCGTTACGGTACGGTGGTACAGGTGATTGACCCCGACCGGCTGAGTAACCCGAACGATGCGTTTGACATGCCGCATATTCGTGGCGGTGTGGAAATTGACGCGGACGGGGTGCCGGTAGCCTATCACATCCGGTCCGCACACATGGGGGACTGGTGGAGCGGCAGTGACACGATGCACTGGGAACGCGTGCCGCGTGAAACGTCGTGGGGAAGGCCGGTGGTGGTGCATGACTTTGATCATGACCGTGCGGGCCAGCATCGTGGTGTCGGTATTCTCAATCCCGTGGTTCAGCGTCTGAAAATGCTTATCAAGTACGACCAGGTGGAGCTGGAAGCCGCCATCATCAATGCCATGTTCGGTTTTTTCATCACGTCGCCCTATGACCCGAAACTGACAGAAGATCTGATGAGTGACGCGGAGGTGATTAATGGCTACCAGGATGCGCGCATGAAGTATCACGATACTAACCGGATTTCGATGTCGGGCGTGCGTATTCCCATCACGTTCCCCGGCGAAGAGCCAAAAGCCGTGAGCGCCGCCCGCCCGGTCAGTAACTTTAAGGAGTTCGAGGGCACGGTGCTCAGGAATATTGCCGCTGCACTGGGTCTGTCCACCCAGCAGGTGACACAGGACTGGTCGGACGTTAACTACAGCTCTGCCCGCGCGGCACTCCTTGAGGCGTGGAAAACACTGACCCGCCGTCGTGATGAGTTTGCGGTTGGCTTTGCCCAGCCGGTGCTGACGGCGTTTCTGGAAGAGCTGCACGAAGAAGAGGATTTGCCGCTGCCTGCAGGCGCACCGGATTTTCTGGCGGCGCGGGCCGCTTACACCCGTGCCCACTGGATGGGACCGGGGCGTGGCTGGGTGGATCCGGTCGCGGAGAAAAAAGGGGCGATTCTGGCGATGGAGGCCGGCATGTCCACGCTGGAAATCGAAGTGGCTGAGAACGTGGGGGAAGATTTCGAGGACATTCTCGATCAGCGGGCGCGAGAAGAGCGGGCCTTTAAGGAAAGAGGCCTGACACCGCCTTCCTGGTTTCAGGCAGAGCAGTTTGCCCCCACACCGACGGGCAGTGACCCGGCAGAGCCGAAGGAGCCTGATGTTTCATGAATCAACTTGCACTGTTAAGCCAGCGCCTGCTGAACACGCCGCTGGCCATTCATCCGCGAAAAGCGGAAATCATTGTTACGGCACTGGCAGAACGACTCGGGATCACCCGGATAAAAACGGGGGCCTGGTATGACGATGATGAAGACGATTTCTGCCGTCCCGCCCCTGAAAGCGGGTACGACATTCTGGAGGGGATCGCCATCATTCCCGTGCACGGCACCCTGGTACAGAAACTGGGGACGCTACGGCCTTACTCCGGCATGACGGGGTATGACGGCATCCGGCGAAATTTTCTGACGGCGCTTAACGACCCTGATGTGAAGGGCATCTGTCTTGATATCGATTCACCCGGCGGAGAAGTGGCCGGGTGTTTTGACCTGGTGGACACGATTTTTGCCTGTCGCGGGCAGAAACCGGTGCACGCCATTCTCTCGGAGTCGGCGTACTCGGCGGCCTATGCCCTTGCCAGCGCCGCCGACCGGATCCTGGTCCCCCGCACGGGCGGCGTGGGATCCGTCGGTGTCATCTACGTGCACTGTGACATGTCGCGCCAGATGAAGGATGAGGGGCTGAACGTGACCATCATCACCTGCGGCAGCCGGAAGGCGGAGACCAGTCCGCTGCGTCCGCTGAGTGAGGCGGCACAGGCGGCACTTCAGGCGGACACTGACGCTGCAGGCACGCTTTTTATCGAAACCGTTGCCCGCAACCGTGGCATCAGCGCGGATGCGGTGCGTGCACTTGAGGCCCGGACGTTGCGGGCTGACGAAGGGGTGCAGGCAGGGCTTGCCGACGACGTGATGTCGCCGGATGAGGCCTTTTCTTTTCTGTTAAAGGAGACAGCAAACAATGGGTAAATTTTCTTTCATGCACCTGGTAGGCATGGGCGGTCGTTCGCGAATGGATGACGATCCGGAGGACAAACGCGACGGGGAGAATGCGGAGGATGACGAGGACCGTCGCGAAAGCCGTAAGGCGCGCTCCCGTGCGGATGACGACGATAACGACGACGGGCAGGCGGATGACGACGATGACCGCCGCGAAAGCCGTAAGGCGCGCTCCCGTGCGGATGATGACGATAACGACGACGATGAAAACGCAGAAGACGACGATGACGAAGAAAAGGCCCGCGCCAGCGAACGTCATCGCTGCGCAGCCATCTTCGCCACGCCGTATGCAGCGAAAAATCCGGCCCTTGCCGCAGAGCTGGCCTTCAACACCCGCATGAGTGTGAAACAGGCCAGAGCCGTGATGAAAGCGGCGGTGGCAGGGGGCGCAGGCCAGAAAGGCGGACTGACTGCCCGTATGCAGCATGTACCACAGCCGGGAACCGGACGTGATGTCCGCCCTGCACCGACGGAGGCGCACGCGATGGCACAGCACGCCATGAAACTGTACAACGAGGCGACGGGAGGTAAAGCGCAATGAGCACATACGGAAACAACCCGTCGGTACCGGGTTACTGGTCCGGTGCATACCAGCCGGACCAGCTGCTGTGCGGACCGCTTCAGGTGGTCACAAAAACTGTGACCATCACTGGTGGCGAGGTGTATCAGCGCGGTACGGTGCTGGGGCGCATGACGGAAAGTGGGGCGTACACCCTCTGCAAGCAGGGGGCAGGCGTGACGGACGGCAGCGAAACGCCGGTGGCGATTCTGGCGGACATGGCGGATGCCTCGTCCGGTGATGTGCTGGCCGGTGTCTACCTGATGGGTGAGTTCAACGCAAACCGGGTGATTTTTGATGAAAGCTGGGACATTGATGATCTGAGCGTGGCGCTGGAGAAAGAGAAAATCTTTCTGCGCAATCCGGTCACGGTACCGTGATCTCCCCTCTGACAGCCTGACAGCCGCATGATGCGGCTTTTTTTATGGGATTTTTATGAGCGAAAAAGACTTTAATCTGCTGTACGACACCGCGTTTCTGGCGCAGGTGGTGCCGAACCTGTTTGTGGCTCAGAACTGGCTGCTGGACAGTTTTTTCCCGAATATCGTGCTGAGCGATACGGAGTATGTGGCCATTGATGTGGAAGTGGGCGCACGCCGTATGTCACCGTTCTGCTCCCCTCTGGTGGAAGGACCAATGGTTGAGGCCCTGCCGTACCAGACCAACACCTTCAGACCGGCCTACATCAAGGATAAGCGCGTTCCCGATTTGCTTCGTCCGGTGCGCCGTATGATCGGCGAACGCCTGGGCGGGCGTGAGTACACGCCAGCAGAGCGTGCAATGCTGAACCTCCAGTACGAGATGGCCGACCAGATCAACATGCTGAACCGTCGTCTTGAATGGATGGCGGCACAGGCGCTCCAGTACGCGAAGGTGACGATCGCCGGTGAGGGCTACCCGACCACGGAAGTGGATTTTCGTCGTGACAGCGACCTGACGGTGACACTGAGCGGGGATGATGTCTGGCCTTCTGAGGAAAGCAGCACGATCCCGACCTCCTGCCTTGAGGCGTGGGCGACGCTGATGCTGAAAAAATCCGGTGCGTACCCGACCGAGGTGATTTTCACGCCGTCAGCCTGGACAGCGTTCATGAACGACAGTTTCATTCGTGAGAACGCCATCAACATGCCCGCCCTGAACCCGACCAGCAACGTGGTGAACCCGGGGACGCAGATCAACACCGGTGCGGTGTACAAGGGCAGGTGGGGGAACTTCAACCTCTGGCTGTATAACGACTGGTTCATCGATCCGGATGACGGAACCGAAAAACCGATGCTGGATGACGGCAACGTCATTCTGACCGGGGCGGCCCTGATGGGGACCTGCGCGTTCGGCTGTATCATGGATCCGGCGTTTAATTACGGCCAGATGGCCTATGCCCCGAAAATGTGGGATCAGCAGGATCCGGCACAGCGTTTCCTGATGATGCAGTCGGCACCGATTGTCATCCCGTCCCGTGTCAATGCGTGCCTGTGCGCGTCGGTGGTGTGAGATGGCGTCCGGCAAAAAGGGCGCGCCGGTTGACTATGTTGTGCTGCGCGGTTGTGTGCAGCACAACGGACAACGGGTGGCGCAGGGTAATGTGATCACCCTGAGCGAAAGCGAGGCGCAGCGTCTTCTGCGTCTGGGGGTGATTGTTCCACTGGCGGAGATGAAGGGTGATGGCCGGACCGGTTGACTGGGACAAAAATCTGTTGTCCCCGTTGTTCGGGGTGTTTGGTGAGGAATGCGAACACCGCCCGCGTGGCGGTGAGGCGTACCGGCTGACCGGGATTTTTGACCGGGCGTACACGCAGCAGCTTGTCGGCGAGGACGGGGGCACGGAATCAAACTCCACGCTGCCCGTGCTGGGCGTGCGGGATGCGGCGTGTCGCGTGAAGCCGAAGCAGGGCGATATTTTCCTCATCGTGCGCACGGGGGAGCTGTATATCGTGCGGGATGTGCAACCGGACAGCCACGGCGGCACGCGACTTGAACTGAACAGGGTGAAGTGATGAATACCGCAGAAGCCAGAAAAATTGTCACCCGGGCACTGAACGACTGTTCCGGTTTTGGCGGTCGGGTGTATTCCCCGCGCACCCTGCCGGTGATGCCGGACCAGTACCCGCTCATCATTGTGTCCGTGCAGTCCGAACACAAGGTGTCACAGGGGCGGCATGTGCCGCAGTTCACCACCACCACGACCCTGCGTATCGACGGTCGCGTGCTGGCGTATGACAGCGGGGACGAGACGGAAAACGCAGCAGGCGTGGCGTGGGAAGAGGCGGAGGCGATGAAGGAGGCGATAGAGCGTGCCGTCATCGGTAATCCGGACGTCCGCATGAAGTTTCAGCAAATCAGCAGGATCCGGTCGCATATCGGCGTGGATTCCGACGGTGAAGCGCACACCGGTATTGTGGTGCTGGAGCTGGATCTGGAGTACTACCAGGGGCCGGAGGATTTCTTCCCGTCTGAGATTGTCCCGCTGCGTGAGGTGAACGTGCGCGGCGTGTATCCGTCATTCCGCCTGCATTTTGATTTGTCTGCCGGTGATGAAACCGGCAGTGAAACCTGACAGGAGAAATTCCATGTTTGTGAAACCTGTACCGGGGCGCAGGGTGCGCTACCCCGGCGACCCGTCACGTCTGCTGCCTGATGAGGGGGCGGAGGTGCCGGATCGTGATTTGTTCTGGCGACGCCGCCTGAAGCAGGGGGATGTGGTGCTGGCTGACAGGGCCACCACGGCAGCCACCGGCAAAGTGACCGCGTCCACGACAGCAACAGGCAGCACGTCTGCCAGCACGGCGAAAGGGGGGGATGCATGACGGTATCGTTCAGCAATATCCCGTCAAATCTCCGTGTGCCACTGTTCTATGTTGAAGTGGACAACTCAATGGCGAACAGCGCCACGGAGACGCAGCGCACGCTGCTGATTGGTCAGATGACGGCTGCGGGAACGGCCACGGCAGGGACGGCATACCGCTGTTCATCGGCCTCCATGGCTGCCGGGCTGTGCGGGGAAGGCTCCATGCTGCATACCATGCTGATGGCCTACCTTAAAAATGACAGCTACGGAGAGACCTGGCTGCTGCCGCTGGCGGATGATGACAGCAGCATGACGACGGCCACAGGCAGTATATCTGTTGACAGTGTGCCGACGGCATCCGGCGTCATTTACCTGTACATCGCAGGCACCCGCGTTCGCCTGACGGTGAAGCCAGCGTACACGCGGGCAGAGATTGCCAGTCTGCTGGCAGACAGAATCAACGCCACCTCCGGGCTGCCGGTGACGGCCTCCGTGCCCCGTGATGGCACGACCGTTGAGCTTACGGCCAGAAATGCCGGTGAGACGGGAAACACCATTGATATCCGGCTGAACTATCTCGGGTCATCCGGCGGCGAGTCCACCCCGGACGGCCTGACGCTGACCATCACGGCGATGAGTGGCGGGGAGGGTGCGCCGGACCTTGCGGATGCGCTCGCCTCTCTGGGCGACCGCACGTTTGATTTCATTGTCCTGGCGTATTCCGACACCACATCGCTCAACGACATGAAGGATTTTCTGTCGGATGACGAAGGTCGCTGGGCGTGGGACAAACAAATTTACGGCCATGCCTTCACGGCGGTAAACGGCAGCTATGGCGAGCTGGCAGACAAGGGAGAGCGCCGCAACGACCAGCACATGACACTCTGGGGAGTGTATGACGGTCCGAACACCTCATATGACTATGCCGCCGCGATGGTGGGGGCGCTGGCGCAGTCGGTCCGCAACGATCCGGCGAGACCCACCCAGACGCTGCCGGTATCCGGTGTGCTGGCCCCGCCGCTGGCAAGCCGTTTCACCCTGACGGAGCGGAACACGCTTCTCTACAGCGGTATCTCAACCTTCACGGTGTCGGCCGACGATACGGTGACGCTTGAGAATACCATCACCACGTACCAGACCAACCGATACGGTGCGACAGACGACAGCTACCTGCAGATCGAGACGATGTACACGCTGATGTATGTATGCCGCGACATGCGCACACAGGTGACCTCGAAGTTTGGACGGATGAAGCTGGCAGATGACGACGCGAATATTCCGGCAGGGGCTGCGATAGCCACACCTGCGATTATTCGTGCTGAGCTGATCGCCCGGTTCCGGACGCTGGCGAGCAACGGCTACGTGCAGAATGCGGATGCGTTTGCGGAGCAACTGGTGGTTGAGCGTGACAGTGACAACCCGAACCGCGTGAACGTGGTGTGGCCGGGCCGCCTGATGAACCAGTTACGCATCTTTGCGGTGCTGAACCAGTTCAGGCTGAACAGCCGCAGCGATTAACCATGATGCCGCCTGCGGGCGGCTTTTTTACGGGAGACGATGATGAGTCAGAACGCGTTAGCGGGCACCTGTACCGTGACGATTGACGGCGTGTCGGTCAATGTGGCCGGAACGTTCAGATATTCCGTGGGTGAAATCGAGCGTGAAACGCTCACGGGGATGAGCGGCATACATGGCTTTAAGGAGTCGTACAAAGCGCCGTTTATCGAGATGACGGTGCGTGATTCCGGCTCACTGTCACTGAAGGATTTTGCGGCATATACGGATGTGACGGTGGCGGCCTATCTGGTGAACGGCAAGACCATTCTCGGTCAGAACATGTGGCTGACTGGCCGGATTGAGACAGACAACAACGATGCAACCTTTACGGCCCGTTTTGAGGGGCGGGAAGTGACGGAGAGCTGACAATGAATGAGAAACAGACCGAAGAACTGGTGGTGACGCTGAAACGTCCGGTGAAGGATCCGGATACCAGGACCGAGTTCCGTGAGCTGCGACTGAAAGAGCCGGTGCTGTTCCAGGCGGAGGACTTTCACCGCAATACCGCCTCACTGGGCGCAATGGCGGCCATGCGTGAGCTGATTGCGGCAGTGGCGGGCGTGCCGTCTGCCCCGCTGAAATTCATGGCGGTGTCCGATTACAAAAAGTGTGAGCGGTTCCTGACGGGTTTTTTCCTGGAGGCCTGAGCCAGTGGCAGGCGAGGGCGGCTGAACTGACGTGGTTCTTTCACTGGTCCCCGCGCGAGGCGTGGGGGCTGACGTCAGGGGAAATTCTCTGGTGGTCGTCACAGGCAGAGCGGATCAACAGGCTGAGGAGTGGCGATGGCGGGTAATGCTTTTGTTTTTGAGCTGAATGCAAAGGGTAACGCGGATGCGCTTTTACTGAGAGCCTCAGAGGCTGCAGGACTGCTGGCAGGTAACGCAGAGCAGGCGGCGGCCAGCGTGTCAGGTCTGTCTGAGGAGCTGGGTGAAGTAAATGACACGTCCCTGAACGGGGCATCCGGTGCGGCGGATGCGCTGGGCGGGAAGATAACGCAGATCCACGATTCGGTTACGCTACTGATGAACGCGCTGCTGGCCACAGACAGGGCGGGTAACAGGGCGCTGGGAAGGGAGAGTCAGGAGAATGCGGACAGGATGTCCGGATATTTTGAACGGCTGTCCCGGCTGGGGAAGGACACGTCACAGCATTTCGGGGATATTGTGCCGCCGCTGCGCAATGTCGGGGCACTGTCATCAGAGTTGTTCAGTGCGCTGGGGCGCGGAGGTCTTGCGGGGCTTGTGGTCGCTGGCGGTGGCATGGCGGTGAAGGCGGTCGTCAGTAATCTTTATGATGCCTCGAAAGCGGCATACAGCCTGGATGTGAACGCAAGGAACGCCGGAATGCGCGTGAGTGCGTTCAGCCGCTTTGCCGGGGTGTTCCGTCTGATGGGCCTGTCGGCAGATCAGGCACAGGCGGAGACCGGTGCACTGTTCACGACACTGAACGATGCGCTGAACACCCGTTCACCGGAGGTCACGGGCATTCTTAACCAGTTTGGTGTGAAGCTGGCGGAGAACAGCGACCACACGGTGAACCTGGAAAAGAGCACGCAGAACCTGATTGATGCCTTCGGGAGACTGAACAGTTCGTCGCAGAAGGTGGTGGCGGACGCGCTGGGGCTGTCGGATGCACAACTGGCGCTGCTGCGGGGAACGAAAAACCTGAATGCGGCGCTGGCGGAGTCCGATCGTCTGGGGCTGTCGATGCCGGACAGTCTGAATGCGAAGCTGGTTCAGGCCAACAGCAACCTGAACCGTCTGTCAGCCGCGTGGGATGGTTTCACCGGCAGGATTAAGGCGAAGGTACTGGGCAGTGATGCTGTCACCGCCTCCGTAGACTGGGCGACCGATGTCCTGACCGGTCAGCGCAGCAGTCAGCAGAAAACGGGTGACCGTCTGTCAGAGCTGCGCGGTTATCTGTATGCCCATCCGGAGCAACTGAAATCACTGACGTCCCGGCAAAGATACAATCTCGATAACAATATCGCGACATCAGATCTCCTGGAGATGCACACGCGTCTGTCCGGTCAGCGGTCCGACAGACTGAATGCGCTTACCACGATGCTGAATGACGATCTGTCGAAAGTTATGGTGTCTCCGGCCCTGTCACAGATCACGTCACCACAAAAAAACGGTGCCGGTGGTCGTGATATCACCCCTGAACTGCGGGCGCATTTTGCGGCACTGGAGAAGCAGTACAACCTGCCGGAAAACACGCTGTACGGTCTGGCCATGACGGAGTCGTCCGGGCGGGCGGATGCTGTCGGGCCGCTCACCCGTTACGGCACGGCAAAGGGGATGTTTCAGTTCATTGACCCGACGGCCCGGGAGTATGGCCTTTCCGGTATGGATGTATTCAACCCTTACCGGGCCTCGGAGGCAGCGGCCAGAAAACTGGCGGGGCTGATGGCGCAGTATGGTGGTGACATGCAGCGCGTCTTTCAGGCGTACAACTGGGGCGAAGGCAATATAAGCGCCTGGCTTCGCGGACAGAAGGGGATGCCACAGGAGACACAGACCTACGCGCCGAAGGTGTTCAGGCACATGTCGCAGGTATCCGGCGGCAGCATCATCATGCTGCAGTCCGGCAGTTCAGGGACTGACGTGCGGGATGAAATTAGTCGCGGTTTCAGCGAAAACAAAATCCGGCTGGACATTAACGTCACCAACACCGCCACGGGGCAGACAACCCGCCGGACGGTGAAGGGGGGCGCGGTGGTCACGGCGATGGATGTGTGAGGAGCAGAAGATGGGCATTATCACAGACGCGGTGTCATCCGCCCTGGGGCTGTCTTCCTCCGGCGGGTGGGAGTGGCAGTCGCATATTCACCAGGCGTCATTTTGTGGCGTGCCGTTTGGCGTGATTGCCGGAGAGGGGGTATATGGTCGCCGGGTGGCGGTGCATGAATACCCGTACCGCGATACGGTCTGGGTGGAAGACCTGGGGCGCAGCGCCCGGAAGTTCACACTGCGCGGGTTCCTGATACAGGACAGTCTGGTGTACAGCGCGGGGGATGTGTTCAGTCAGCGGGATGCCCTGGTGGCGGCCTGTGAAACATCCGGCGGAGGTCTGCTGGTCCATCCGACGCTGGGTGAGATGACGGTGTATGTCCCGGACGGAGGTCTGCGTATTGAAGAGGGCGTGGAGTCCGGGCGTGTGTTTTCGTTCACGCTGACCGTCATTGAGTCAGGGGAAAAAGCGTTTTCACTGGTGACGGGGACAACCTCCACGTCATCGGAGACGTGGTATCAGACGCTGACCACAACGGCCACCGTGACGCTGGCGGCGATTACCGGTGAGATGAACAGTGTCACCGGCGCGGTAAAAACGATAAAGAGCACGGTGAGCGCGTGGAAGACGATATTTTCGCGGGCGGTGACGTCGGTGACCAGCATGACCAGCACGGTGTCATCCCTGTATTCGCCTGACAGTTACGGGCGTTACTGTCGGGGCAGTGACACGCCGTCGGGCAGCACGGCCTCGTCGCTTGCAACGTGGCTTGCCACCACGGATGCGGATGATGACAGTATCCTGGAAACCATTCAGGCCTGCTCCGTGCAGGACCGGTCGGCGGCGGAGTCGGCGACAGCGGTGCTGGAGGATATCACATCCGTGTCCGGTGCCGTGTCCGCGATACAGGCGGTCATTATCACTCTGGCGGAGGCCACGGGCAGCGACACGGAGAAAATCCGCGTCATGGCTGAGATTGCGTCGGCGGAAGACGGGACGTATTACGAAGGGGAGGCGGCAAATGCCATCTCTGCGGCGGTGCAGGCCCTTATCCGCACACTGGGGGCCGGAGCGATGCTGTGGCGGCTGATGCAGTATTCCCCCCGTGGTCACGACGACGCGGTGTTGGTGATGCGGAAGGCCCGCACGGTGACGGAAACCGTCCTGCTGTTACTGGCTGACCGTACGGATGACGACAGTTATGACGCGCTGAATGCGCAGTACACGCAGTTTGTCACCCACTGGCAGACGAATTATCTGTCACAACAGGACGTGATGAAGGTGACCAGCCGCTCACCGCAGCCGTCGCTGGCGCTGGCAAACCGGCTGTATCAGGACGCCTCGCGTGCGGACGAACTGGTACAGGCGGTCTCTCCCGTCCATCCGGCGTTCATGCCGCTTTCCTTCACAGCGAGAAACACATGAGTACAACCACAGATGACACCCTGACGCTGAAGGTGAACAACACCGTCATGTCGGGATGGAGCCATATCCGGGTGACGCGGGGTATTGAGCGCCTGCCGTCGGATTTTGAGCTTTCGCTGACGGACTGGTATCCGCAGGAGGGCTTTCAGCTGGCCCCGCCGGGGAGCAACTGCACGATATCCATTGGTGATGACCGGGTGATGACCGGCTATGTCGACCAGTGGGTGAACACCCTGACGCCGCAGTCGCATGATATCCGGGTGACGGGCAGGGGAATGTGCCAGGACCTTGTGGACTGCGCCGCCTGGTGGGAGAACAACATGATAAAGGGCGGCGATGCGCTGGCCATCATCAGAAAACTGGCGTCGGTGTACGGCATCACGGTGACGACAGACATCGACAGTTTCACCACGGTGCCGGATTTTGTCATCAACTGGGGGGAGTCGTCGCAGCAAATCATCGACCGCATCTGCCGGTATGAGGGGCTGCTGTATTACGACCTGCCGGATGGCAGCCTGTTCCTGACGCGGGCAGGAACGGCGTCGGCAGCCAGCGGGGTGACGCAGGGGGTGAACCTGCAGAAGGCGGAGTACACACGAAGCATGAATGAACGGTTTTCGGAATACACCGGCCTGTCGGTGTCGGTGAACAGCCTCAGCGAGCTGTCACCGGCATCCGGTTATGACAGCGTGCTGCTGGCGACGGCCCGTGACCCGGAAGCCGCCGGTATGCGCACCCGTCGTCACGTGACGATAGTGGAGAGCACGCTGATGACGACGGGGTGTGCACAGCAGGCGGTGAACTGGGAAATGAACCGGCGCTACGGGCGTTCCATGGCAGTGAACGTCACGGTGGACAGCTGGCGTGACAGTGCGGGAACGCTGTGGCAGCCCAACACCTTTGTGCCGGTGAGCATACCGGCACTGGGGGCGAACAGTCTGAACTGGCTGGTCTCTGAGGTGACGTTCAGCCGTGACGATGAGACGGGGACCACGGCATCGCTGGTCCTGATGCCGCCGGAGGCGTTCAGCGTGCAGCCGTACCGTTTTTATTCCGGCGTGGCCGGAAGGGATGTGTCGTCATGAATCCTGTACAGGTGCTTTTTCGCCGTCTGGTGTCACTGCTGAGCGTGGGGCGCGTGACGGCGGGTGATGACAGCGGTGTGGTGCAGACCGTGCAGGTGCAGAGTCCGTCAGAGGTACGCAGCGACACGCCGGTTCTTCAGCAGTTTGGTTTTTCCTCGGTGCTGCCCGACGGAACGGATGTGGTGGTGATGAGTCTTGCCGGTAACCGCAGCAGCGCGGTGGTGGTGGCGTCCGGCCATCAGTCATACCGGATTAACGGTCTGAGCAGCGGTGAGGTGGTGGTCTACAACCAGTGGGGGCAGTTCGTCCGTCTGGGTGAGGACGGGATTGTGGTGGAGGCCTCCGGGCAGCCGGTGACGGTGAACAGTGCCACCACGCTGAAGGTGACGGCGACGGACGGGGTCACCCTTGAAACGCCGTCGCTGAAGGTGACGGGGGATATCACGGACAACTGTGAAACCAACAGCACCACGCTGAAGGCGCTGCGGGAGGCATACAACATCCACACCCACCCGGTCAGCGGTGTGGAGAGCGGCGGCAGCACGGTGACAAGTCAGGCAACCACGGGGACGGTGTGAGATGAGCGATATCACGCTTTTGTACGATGAAGAGGCGCTGCGGTGCGACTGGTCCGTGGGCACAGGTGACATTGTCTGCGGAAATGATTTGCAGACGGCCATTCTCATCAGCCTGTTCACGGACAGGCTGGCGGATGCATCAGATGAGACGGATGACGGAAACCGGCGCGGATGGTGGGGTGACCTTGAGCAGGACTACCGGGTCGGCTCCCGGCTGTGGCTGCTGCGCAGGCAGAAACTGACCACACAGGTGGCGCTTAAGGCGGAGGCATACGCCCGGGAGGCGCTGCAGTGGCTGAAGGATGACGGCGTGGTGGCCTCGCTGGATGTGGAGGCGTGGATAGTGCCGCCGGACCGGCTGTACATGACCATTGCATACCAGCGTCCGGATGCGGACACGACGGAATACCAGAAATTTTACCGGGTGTGGGAGGTATGAGATGCCGTTTGAGCGTCCCGGATTAAGCGAACTGCGTGAGAAAAGCCGGTCGTATGTGACCGGCCAGCTGGATGAGGCCGGTGCCCTGCTGCGGTTTTCCACGCTGGGGATTCTGGCGGATGCCGTGGCGGGCATGACGCATCTGCATTACGGCTATCTTGACTGGATAGCGCAGCAGTGCACACCGGCCACGGCCACCGGGGAATATCTGGCGGCGTGGGGGGCACTGAAGGGCATCATCCGCAGGGCAGCAGTGGCGGCCACCTGTGAGGCGGTGCGCTTTACGGGCACACCGGGCAGCACGGTGAGCGCGGAGGCGGTGCTGAACCGTGCGGACGGGTATCAGTACACGCTGGATGAGGATGTGAGCATTGACAGTGACGGCAGCGGCACGGGGAGCATCACGGCGGTGCTGCCGGACCCGACGGATGACCGCACCGGCGGTGGTGATGACGGTAACGCGGATGCCGGAACGACCCTGACACCGGATGTCACCTGGTCAGGCATCGACTCAACGGTGACGATGGTGAGTGCCGCCACCGGCGGCAGTGACACTGAGGATGAGGAAGCGTACCGCCAGCGCGTGCTGTATGCGTACCAGAACCCGCCTCAGGGCGGGGCGGCGGCGGACTATGTGCAGTGGGCGCTGGAAGTTCCCGGTGTGACCCGTGCATGGTGTGTGAACCGTGCACTGGGGTTCGGGACGGTGGGTGTTTACATCATGACGGACGGAGATGATGAAGACAACGCCGGGGGCTTTCCTGACGGCACGGACGGGGTGGCAACGGATGAGGACTGGACGGACCGGAAAGCCACGGGGGTGCAGCTGACGGTGGCGGACCATATCCGGCAGTACCAGCCGGTCACGGCGGTGGTGTACGTGATGTCGCCGGTGGCCAGAAGCATTGATTTTGAGATACAGGGGCTGAGCAGTGCCACGGCGGCACTGAAGGCACGGGTGGAGAGTGCCATCAGCGAGGTGCTGTACAACGTGGGTGAACCGGACGGCAGCGGGGTGATTCACCTTTCAGACCTCTGGTACGCCATTGCGGACACAGAGGGGACAGACGGGTTCATTCTGGTGTCTCCTGACAGCAACATCACGCTGTCGCAGGGAGAGCTGCCGGTGACCGGAACGATAACCTGGGCAACATGAGGAACAGGATGAGTCGTTTTTCACATGATGACTACACGCGCGCGATGCTGAACCTTCTGCCGTCAGGGATTGCCTGGAGCCGTCTGCCTGACAGCGTGCAGCACAGGCTGATACGCGGACTGGCACAGGCGTACCGGAAGAGTGACGCTGATGCGTGCGCACTGATAACGGGCGCCTTCCCGGAAACGGCGGATGCGCTCACTGATGAGTGGTATGCCTCGCTGGGGCTGAATGATGAATGCGGGACGCAGGCATCCACCACAGACCCGGCGCAGGCCAGAAAATTCATTCTGGCGAAACTGCTGTCGACGGGCGGGCAGAGTGTGGCGTATTTCACGGAGCTTGCGGCGACGATGGGGTACAGCATCAGTATCCGTGAGTACCGCACACCACTGTGCGGATTTTCGTGGAGCGGGCATCTGCTGAGTGACGACAACCGGTTTAACTGGACCGTGGTGGTGGCCCCGCCGGGGGATGAGGTGACCACCTCACGGGCGTACCTGGAGTGCCTGTTTCGTCGTTATGCCCCGGCGCATACGCTGGTGACGTTTGAGTGGCAGTCATCGTACAGCGCCGCCCTGAGCATTGCGTGGGACAACATCACACACGTTCTTTCCGGTGCGCTCACGGCAGATGAGGGGGTGGTGGTGTCGGGGGTGACGGTGAATGTTGTCATCAAATCCGCGTCGGGACAGCGGTATGTGGCGACAGTGACAACGGACAGTGAAGGGCACTGGTCGTATGAAATGGAGGATGATGATTTTGCAAACGGCTGGTATTCGGCGTATGCAGAGGCTGCCGTTGATATGCCGGATGACGTGACAGTACCGGTACGCAGTGAGGTGATAAATCTGCGGAAAATCGTGAGTGTGCGCGGTGTGAACCTGTCGGTCACTGAGCTGGAGCTTGATAATGATGAGCATGTCGCGGTTGCGGTGAATGTCTGGCCGGAGAATGCTGAAGACCGGAGCTGGACTGTGACGGTCAGCGATGAAAGCGTGGTGTCGGTGGTGGTCAACAGCGACAGTTCACTGACCGTGTGCGGGGTGAGCGAAGGTGATGCGGTGGTGACGGTGACGACAAATGACGGCGGACACACGGCAACATTACAGGTCAGCTGTTACGTGCCGGCGGTTTTTGATTCGGTCTGTGCTTCATCGTCAAAAGCGCTGGTCAGTGTTGCTGATGTGGTGAACTGTCGTGTCAGCTTCGGCGACGGATATGTTGCTGCGGACCAGCTTGAAACGACAACCAGCGGGGGCTGGGCGAATATCCTGTTACCCGACTCACTGGCAGACGGGGAGCTCCGGACAATCAGGGTGAGAACGGCGGGGAGTGTCAGGTTCAGGGTGTACGGGTACAGCAGCACGGCTTACAACGACCTGGTCAGACTACGTCAACTTCCGGCGGGACAAAAATCCTGTAGCTACCTTGCGAGTAATACCCCCAGTCTGGTGAGTATTGACAGCGGCGCATTCCGTTTTTGCAAAAACGCTACGGCATTCGACAGTGCATTTTACCGGTGTAAAGGACTGACTGCGATACCTCCGGGGCTGTTTGCTGAGTGCGCCAGCGCCACGACGTTCTATCAGGCATTTTACGAATGTACGGGACTCACTGCAGTCGGTGACAGCGCGTTTGCCGGCTGCACAGGCGTAACGACTTTTCGTCAGGCGTTTTACGGCTGTACCGGGCTGAGAGCGGTGGGTGAGAGCGTGTTTGCCGGGTGCACCGGTGCCACGACGTTTGAGGATACCTTTTATGGTTGTACCGGACTGAGCACGGTGGGTAACAGCGTGTTTGCCGGGTGCACCAGTGCGACAACATTTTACAGGGTCTTTTATAACTGCAGGGAACTGAGCACGGTGGGTAACAGCGTGTTTGCCGGATGTGCCAGTGCCACAACGTTTTTGCAGGCCTTTTATGGCTGCCAGGCGCTGACATCATTAGGTCAGGGGATATTTGCAGACTGCACCGGGGTGACGACATTCCTCCAGGCTTTTTATAACTGCAGGGGACTGACGGCATTGCCGGAAGGGATGTTTGACAGCTGCACTGCCGTGACCACGTTCAGTAATGCCTTTTATGGCTGCACGGCTCTGACAGCAATACCGGAAGGGTTGTTTGACAGTTGTACCGGGGTGACGACATTCAACCGGACGTTTTATGGCTGCGCGGCCCTGACAGCGATACCGGCAAAATTGTTCGCAAACTGCACAGAGGTTGCGACGTTTGAGGGGGTGTTTTCGGGATGCTCGGGGCTGGTAACGATACCGGCAGGGTTATTTGAAAAACTCACCAGTGTCACGACGTTTGACAGCGCGTTTTACGGGTGCAGGGCACTGACAACAGTGGGTGACAGAGTATTTGCTGGTTGTACAGGTACCACAACATTCGCAAGCGTATTTGAAGGTTGCACCGGACTGGTCACGATACCGGCTGACGTGTTTGCTGGTTGTTCGGGTGTCAGATCGTTTTACCGGTCGTTTTTTGGGTGTACAGGACTGGCAATGGTCCCCCCGGAATTGTTTGCAGATTGTACCGGAGCCACGACGTTCTATACGACATTTTACCGTTGTACCCGTCTGTCGGAAGTTCCTGCAGAGTTGTTTTCCGGTTGTACCGGAGCAAAGTCTTTCTATAAGACTTTTGGCGAATGTACCGGGTTGTCGGAGGTACCGGCCAGATTATTTGCAGATTGCACCGGTGCCACGACGTTTGAGGGGGTGTTTTCGGGATGCCGGGGGCTGACAACGATACCTGCAGGGTTGTTCGCTAACAGCGCCAGTGTCACCACTTTCTTTCAGGCGTTTTACGAATGCACGGGCCTGACCGCGATACCGTCAGGATTGTTTGCAGACTGTGTAAGTGTGACAACCTTCAGGCAGACCTTTTACGGTTGTTCCGAGCTGAGATCGATGGGCGACAATGTGTTTGCCGGTTGTGTCAGTGCCACAACGTTTGAAGACACCTTTTATGGTTGTACCGGGCTGACAACGGTGGGAGACGGCGTGTTTGCCGGATGTACCAGTGTTACGACGTTCTACCGGGCGTTTTACGAATGCACGGGCCTGATCGCGATACCGTCAGGATTGTTTGCAGACTGTGTAAGTGTGACAACCTTCAGGCAGACCTTTTACGGTTGTTCCGGACTGAGAACGCTGGGCGACGGCGTGTTTGCGGGGTGCGCCAGTGCGACGACGTTTGAAGGCACCTTTTATGGTTGTACCGGGCTTACAACAGTGGGAGACGGCGTGTTTGCCGGATGTACCAGTGTTACAACATTCTACCGGGCTTTTTATAACTGCAGGGGACTGACGGCAATACCGGAAGGGTTGTTTGACAGTTGTACCGGGGTGACGACATTCAACCGGACGTTTTATGGCTGCGCGGCCCTGACAGCGATACCGGCAAAATTGTTCGCAAACTGCACAGAGGTTGCGACGTTTGAGGGGGTGTTTTCGGGATGCTCGGGGCTGGTAACGATACCGGCAGGGTTATTTGAAAAACTCACCAGTGTCACGACGTTTGACAGCGCGTTTTACGGGTGCAGGGCACTGACAACAGTGGGTGACAGAGTATTTGCTGGTTGTACAGGTACCACAACATTCGCAAGCGTATTTGAAGGTTGCACCGGACTGGTCACGATACCGGCTGACGTGTTTGCTGGTTGTTCGGGTGTCAGATCGTTTTACCGGTCGTTTTTTGGGTGTACAGGACTGGCAATGGTCCCCCCGGAATTGTTTGCAGATTGTACCGGAGCCACGACGTTCTATACGACATTTTACCGTTGTACCCGTCTGTCGGAAGTTCCTGCAGAGTTGTTTTCCGGTTGTACCGGAGCAAAGTCTTTCTATAAGACTTTTGGCGAATGTACCGGGTTGTCGGAGGTACCGGCCAGATTATTTGCAGATTGCACCGGTGCCACGACGTTTGAGGGGGTGTTTTCGGGATGCCGGGGGCTGACAACGATACCTGCAGGGTTGTTCGCTAACAGCGCCAGTGTCACCACTTTCTTTCAGGCGTTTTACGAATGCACGGGCCTGACCGCGATACCGTCAGGATTGTTTGCAGACTGTGTAAGTGTGACAACCTTCAGGCAGACCTTTTACGGTTGTTCCGGGCTGAGATCGATGGGCGACGGCGTGTTTGCGGGGTGCGCCAGTGCGACGACGTTTGAGGGCACCTTTTACGGTTGCACAGGGCTGGAAAGTGATGTGAATGACATCCTCCCGGCGGAGGAGTACCCGCAAATAACCAGTGTGTACAGTTGTTTTTACAACTGCCGCTCATTGCAGGGAAGCGGATGTGCGCTCATTGAGAAGTTGCCTGGCGTGACGAGTTACGCGGATGCGTTTTATAACTGCGTATCCCTGAGCGATTTCAGGACCTTGTCTGAGCGTTATCCAGTCTGGGTTTAATAACAGGAGGATCCCGCCGCTCCGGTGGCGGGGTAAGGAGATATGCGTGAAGAAAATATCTGATATCACACCGTATGTTGATGAAAACGACGAGTTTACTGACGGCGCGCCTGCCACAGGGCTGAAGCCTACGCCGTTGCTGGCGGCGTGGTTTAACGTCATTCAGCGGGAGCTGGTGAAGGTTGTGGAGAGTGCGGGGCTGACGCTGGATCCGACTGATGACACACAACTCTGGCAGGCGTTATCGAAATACTTTGCCTCACAGGAGAATGTGAACACCGCCATGGGTGCTCTGGGTACGATGGCCGGTCAGAACAGTGATGCGGTGGAAATCACCGGCGGCGCGATAACAGGGACATCCCTCACTGGCGATCTGACGGGCAATGCGGATACAGCCACAAAACTGAAAACGGGCCGGACAATCCAGGTAAATCTTGGCAGTACGGGTGCAGTTACTTTTGATGGCAGTGCGAATGTCACGCCGGGCGTGACCGGCACATTGCCGGTGAGCAGTGGTGGTACCGGGGCCACCACTGCGTCAGGGGCCAGAACAAATCTGGGGCTGGGAGATGTGGCAACCCAGAATCTGAGTACGCTCGATGCCCGTTACCTGCTGACGACGGGCGGTGTGTCGGCAGTGAGACTGAGTAGCGCCAGCTCATACACGCCTTCCGGTAACGAGGTGTCGTGGACCAGTAATCTCTCCTACGGAAATGTGCTCACAGGGATTATTGTTCAGGAAACGGGATCAAATTCAGCAGATAACATTGGCGGAATTTATTACAGGCAGATTCAGTACTGCATAAACGGTACATGGATAAATGCGGTATCACTGTAAAGGAGAGCACTAATGATAAACATCAAAAATTTCAGGCAATACACCCCGGAAAACCCGCCCGTGGCGTGGGCGACATATCTCATCAGCGAGGATGGTCAGGACTGGTATGAATGCCAGACGCAGTTTGCAGAGGATACATACAAAGTTGCGTACGACAGTGACGGTATCGTGCGCAGTATTTCGACCGATGTGTCGGCACTTTGTCCTGTCAGTCTGAGTGTTGCTGAGGTTGAGTCGCTGCCGGACGGTGCGGATATCGACGGCAATTGGGTGTTTGACGGGGAGAGTGTGGTTGCGCGGACGCTGACGGCAGCGGAGTGGCAGGCAAGGGCGGAATCGCAACGAAGCGCATTGATATCGGATGCGAAGGAGAGAATCAGCCTCTGGCAGTCAGAGCTTCTGCTGGACATCATCACTAATGATGACAAGGAAAGCCTGACGGAATGGCTGGCTTACATAAAGGCGCTTCAGGCGCTGGATTTAAGTGGTGTGACGGATGAGGCGAGCTACAACGCGACAGTCTGGCCGGACGAACCTAGAGTCACGTCATAAAGGCTACTGAGAAGCTTTTTTGCTTCAGTGAAACAAAATATTGGCTACTGTAGCATCGTGTTTAAAGAAAACCGGCATGGTTCATGCCGGTTATATCAAAGTACGATATAAAATAAGTATAAAAGGATTTCAGGAGAGAAAAACTAACAAAAAGGCATGTTTGAATCAAATATACGCCTGTGTATTGTTATTAATTTATCGTTTCGTGATTTTTTATGACCTATTTATACATATAAGAGTTAACTTTGACTCTCAGTGTGTTTTTGTAACCATTTTTTTATTATGGTATTTACTTCTTTTGCATGTGTGACATTCAATGCATGATTGGCGTCAGGTATAATCGCAAGCTCAGAGTGCGGGATCATTTTGTGCATTTCAAGAGCTTTCTCCGGTGGTATTCCTGTATCGACGGATCCATGAAGAATCAGGGTGGGCGCTTTGATCGTATGAACTTTATCTGAAATATCGTCTCGCTCCAGCATTGCATTCATAGCTGGTTTGATGTTTTCAGGTTTATGACGTAGCCATACTTGTCTCCATATCTCTGCTTCAGAGATATTCTTTCCAAAGAAAACGGGTAATAATGAGGATATTATCTCTTCTTTTATGAGTGAGTTATGCCATCCATTACATAGTTCCATATAACTGGATGCAATTTCTGGCGGGTCCTGCTCGACCTGAGTTGCCATAAGGATTAGTCCTGACAAACGCTCTGGATGTGACAGGGCAAATCGTAATGATATATACCCCCCCATCGACATCCCCCCCCTAAAATAAACTTATCCAGTTGTAGTGAGTCTGCGACGTTTAAAATGTCATCAACGATGTCATAGAGCGAGAATGGCTCAGTTTTTTCGGAGGGGGCATCGAAACCCCGAACATTAATGCAAACAACTCTATGTTTTTCTTTTAGTTCGTCAAACTGGTATTTGAACATTTCATTATTCATGAAAAATCCATGAACGAATATGATAGGGGGATTGTTTTTATTTGTTTCAGTGTATCCAGAGTCAGTAAACGTAAAATTCATGAGTACTCCGTTATTTAGACAGTTATGTTGTACATTTGACTAATTATAGCGAAGAGCTTTATTGACCTGCTGAACAGAAATCCACTTGTCAAAAACCTTCGAAGTTTATCTACCAAGATGGAGATAATCTTGTCAAGTATTCGTTAGGGCATAAAAGCATGGGTTTAATAGTAAATCTAAGACTTTTACGTGCGACAACACGCCTCATTCGTGTTGTGTTTTGTCGCAGTTTGTTCTTAAATTCTCGCAAATCATTTCCCTCTAATTTGAAGTAGTGCCTCCCACAAACAAACCGCTCAGAGTTACGGGTGTAATTGACTCTGATGTTGTTGATCTTGGCACCTAAAGCTGATCCAAAAGTTCGGTGATGATAACAGGAATCTGGTTATGGATGAGCGGGGATATGGTTTCAACAGAGATTTGAGTTGTCATAATGACGTCCTCTAGTGGTTTCTAAACTTAAACTATCACCACCGTCAGGTTCCAATCATCGGGTGGTGAGACGCACAGGGTTGGAACTACCGGGAAACCGACCGACGAGCTTTTCAGCTCCCCCATGCGCCCCACAATAATTCATATGTGCGCGTGCATACGAGAAAAAACACTTGTTATATCTGCTAAAGCTGCATCAGCCTTTCCACCAGTTGTTCTTTACGGGCAACGAGCCAGCCGTGTTGCTCCAGATAAAATTTAAACCGTTCCAGAGTGCATACCATCGCATCGGCGGGGACTTTTTCTGTGAACTCTACCTGACCGTGTTTATCAAAGTGGATCAGTAATGCGCATCCATCATTTGGGGTGGGTGAGTTTTGTGTTGCTGGTGGTTGTTTTTGGCTGAAATAACAGTCTTCCAGTTTTTCGAACACTTCCCATGCCTGATCGGTTTCGAGCATTTTGGCATGGCGGGCTGCGCCACGTTCTGTCCAGAGGATAAGGGAACGGGCATTTTTACCAACTAACCCGATTGTTTCAGGTCTGTTCTTAAACTCGCGTAATTCGTTTTTTTCAATTTTAAAGTAATGCTTTCCTACCACGAATCGCGTCGTGTTGTTCAGAAAGTTATCAGAAATGTTTTTGATTTTTGTTCCGTATAACTGCGCCAGAAGTTCAGTTGTAATAACGGGGACCTGGTTGTGGGTGATTGCAGGAAGAGTGTCGACAGAAATTTGAGTGGGCAT